AGAAGGTCCAGTACGCGAACCCAAGACCGCGGTTGAGGCCCAAGCAAGCAGATCCAGCGTACGTACCGAAGTTCAGGCTACCGCCAGAAAGGTATTCATACACTCCCTTATTATTACTGCGATAGTAATAATCACCGAAACTATTACTAGAACTGGCACCCTGGCCTATGCTGAGTGTTACGAATCCACCAGACTCTGACAGTGTTCCTTGGGCAACATAACCCTCAGTTATAGGACACATGGTCTGCACCTTATATCCAGCATTAATCCAATTAGACACAGTGCCAGCTCCATTATTAATACGTTTAACATGAGCAGGACAATTAAGGATCATGTAACGTTCTACTCCAGGCTCATTAGTATAGTATTCTCCATTAATCTCTATGGGTGTTGTACCGTCATCTCTTATAGCAATCATGTCGGACGATACAGTCCAGGCTCCAACCATATATTCTGTTCCCTGTACTCTGAACGGATGTCTACCATTAGTGAGATTAGTACATGCTCCGTCTGTTTTTCCAAGTACAGCATCAGTCTCCCCAGATAGTGCAAATCCCTGTTGAACATAACAGCATGCCCTTACTCCGGCAGCTTGTAACTCAGCACACGCCTCTTCGGTAGTTCTTACGAGGAATGGTTCAACTGTACCCGGATCTAATACGATACACGGAGCTGTTACTGTACCGGCATCTACCGTATCGAACGTACGTAATTCCACAGCACTTATTCTCCCTATCTGTGTCTTTGCTGATCTGCCATTAGATACTCTTAAGATACCTCTATACTTAGCCTTAGTAGAATCAACATACATAACACTCTCCAGGTATACTGTGCAGTGTTTCTCGAATTGCTTCTTGGCCTGATCTGCTGTGCCTATCGGGACTATATAATCGGCAGAAGCAGTGTTATATGTAGGTACAGCCTTGTATGTTAAATTATCTGTAACGTTCTGATCGTTACTGTAGTTATTGCTCATACCAGTGTGATAGGCCTGTGTATTCTTATTAGCAGTCTTAATAATATCAAACAGAATCGGGAATCCTGTAATACATGCTGCAGTTCCTCCTCGATTAATAGAAGGGTATACTCCACCTACAGCAGCACCATATGCAGCATTAAGGTGATTGTAGGAAAGATTGCTTCTACGAAGAGGAAGATTAGGTTTAGACACAATAGGTCCTGTTCCTGCCTCATTCTCGGCTCCTGCAAAATAAGCAGAATGGCACCAATACGGGCGTTCTATATACGTGTCGAGGGTAGAGTCATAAACAAGACACTCGGGCCATATACGTAAATCTGAGGCCGTTATACCGTGAGAATAAAGTTCCAGGCGTTTCTCATCACTCAACTTATCCCACGGAGAATCAGATATACCCCATAGCTGAGTAATTGGTTGTCCTGTTTCTGTACCGTCATCTGTAGTCCATCTCTGAACTCCATTAGAGTCAGTGAACTTGTATAGCTCTGTTTTAACGAAGTACCAGAACTTAGGTCCGAAAGCACATACATTCTTATCTCTACTGAATACTCTACCCGTCTTAGGAAGATCTTTAACAGCAGTAATATGCTTATTACCGTCCTCGTCAGTAATGTAATTAGCATGTCCCCACCAGAACGCCCATTGCTTTCCTACGTAATCATCTACTCCAGGATTGGTATCTGTAGCGTATGTATGATTGAGGCCGGCATTATCCATCAGCTTGGCTTCCAGCTTAGCCTTATCAAACTTGGCTATTGGTGTATTAGCTGGAATGCTTGCTATGGAAGACATCAGATAAGTGGAGTCGAAATTAGCAGCTCCATCTACTTTCTGAGGATAAGGAACTCTGGATATGTAAACCTTACCTGGAGCCTCGTATACTCCCTTCTCTGCTCGATTAGCGAAGAAGTCATTAAAGAATTGCCAGGAATAAGAACCTGCTGGTAGACGAGGAGGTACAGTGGCTGTAGGAGTAAGCTTACCTGTATTATCAAAAGAGAACCGGGAAGTTATATTGTTAAAGCTTGTTCTCTCTTGACCAGTGAGATGAACTACTGAATCTGACTTGTGTGACTTCGTACCATCAGCCAATTCTTCGATATGTTCTCCTACCTTATATTCACCGTCGGTAGGTGTTCCTATGATTAGTTCTCCTTTTACACCCATATTACCTTCTAAGTCCAACGAAGGTCGAGTAAGAGAGTCTGATAGAATAATTGTTTCTGCATTTAGATCTGCTGCCATATTTTCTATTATAGTTAATTATCTCTACGAGGATAGCACGGAGATGTGGTAGATAAAAGAAAGACACCCTCTCCTGTACTTGACGGAGAGGGTGTGTAGATTATATTGATGAAGATTAGTAATTATCCGTAGATGAAATCAGGGCCTGTTGTTGCCGAGTTGTAGAACGGCTTTTTACTCACGGTGTCGAACATACAGGGCTTGCCATTCGGGTCTAGGCATGGAACGAAATTGTGAACCACCTCGGTGCCTTGCGATATAGATACTTCATAAATGCGGCATCCTCCATTATTGGCCATCGCACCCGAATTATTAAATGCAAATAAATATGCACTATAGCCGATTGATTGTGGTATATCACCCAGAGTCGCTGATATTATGTTTCTGTCACTTTGGGCTACAAATATAACCGATCTGCTATTCAGCCAGTTTAGCTCACTTCTGTATACGGAACCCCACTCACCTTCTGAAAGTGGGAACTTAAACCAGTCATCCCAGCCGTAGCCTATATCCAAAAGTGTCGGATTCGGCGGATAATACCTCGGCCTACATGCCATCCACCTTAAATCCAACTCGACGTTTTTCGCAGCGCAAACATCATAATCAGCGGATGTTGTTGCTTGGGCAACCACGTATGTGCCGCTTTCGTTGTCGGGTACAAAGTGCGTGTCAATATACTGCGTACTGTGCTCTGCAGATACTTCACCCGTTTGTACCCGACAGGCAGCACCTCCCCAGCACCCATCGGGCTTATTTTACACGGAATACTCATATGCTTTGGTAATTACCGTTGTTCCGTTACCTTCATTACGCACTGCAAAACGATAACGCTTATTTGCCGGCAAAATAAAAGAAGGAGCAGCCCCATTGGGTTCATCTGGCCATACGACTCCTTCGGGCCAGGTTACAGAGTACCCTGTATCTCCAGTCTCCATCCAGATCTCACAGGTCTGCACATAACCAGGAGCTGACTTGAATGCGATAGCAGAGAGATCCTGATTACTATTAATTACTCCGAGATCATACACACGACCTGATACCATCTCAGAAGGAATAACAGCAGGAAGATAAATCTGGGCCTCTCGAAGAAACTCATCAGAAGTTGACACTTCTCCAGATACAGTAACATCACCTTCAACGACCTGATCGCCGGTAAATGTATTTCCTCCCTCCAATAATGCTACGCCGGTCAGATCGATAGGACCGCCTGATCCTCCAGACCCACCTGTACCTCCAGAACCACCAGCTCCTACACCGGTTACTTCGACAATAATAGCATTATTATCAGACACAAGTACTTCCTCATCAGGAGCAATAAATGTGGTCTGAACATTTGCAGGAATAGTGGCGAGAGTTGTACCGTCAGCGGAGATTGTACAACCACTGATACTGTTTACAGAATAGGTTTTACCTGGAGAAGTTAAGAAAATCATAGTATTAATTATAGATTATATTGTTGCCTATAGTGTTATTATAGTTTCTGATTTCCTGGATTACAGCATCTGGGTCTGTTATATCCAGTTGCTGTCTCGGCGCTACTATTTTAACGGAGCCACCGATCGGAATCTCAGCAATAAGCTTGTTGTCCTTAGTATACACAAGTCCTCCCGCTACACTAGCGATTATATACACTTTACCTACAACAAAGTCACGCATTTTCTATCTCTTCTATTGGTGTTTCCTCTTCTGTCGGAGGTTCGGTTTCTACCCATTCGCAAATAAGCTGAGTATCGGTCTCACGCCACTCAGGTACCCAATAACCAATCATAGCATAGAGGTGTTGCTATTGGGTATATACCCCGTGTCAACATACTGTGTCCCCGTAGACTCCAGATACTCCAACCTCGTATAAGTAATAGGTATTTCGTCAATTTCTGTCACCACATTGCTCGGCAACACACGCTCCAGCAAGCTATTCACCTCTTCAATCTGCTCGATAGTAACTTCAGGAGAAAACTGCAGGTATAACTTATTCTCAGCCGGGATATAATTAATATCAAAATTGGCCTCCCCGACAATAGAGACAAGACCTGATAGAACATCACTAAGCCAGGATGGAACTGGTCTGCTACCTACTGCAGTGTTTGTACCCCATCGTACTTCGACAAACTTTGCAGCGTCGTCCCCATCGATAACAATCTTTTTATCTAGAGCAAGAATAATAGATTGCCCTCCTGCAGGGATATCTATTGCCATAGCTCCGTTAATGGCCGTACAACCAATTTCACTTGATACGGCGTACATACGTCCTCGACTTGTGTCTCTTACTTTCATTAATTCTAATTCTATGCGTTCAGTGGTCCGAGGACTAGTATTAAAATGCGCTAATACCCTGAATATACTTATTTGCTGCGTTGCTAATCCGTGCCCCCATCCTATTTAACCGTCCTGTATAGTCAGGCTTTGGTGCAGCGAAGATAGAAGAAACAATCCTACGCTCGCTAGGAGCAGTCCTATGCAACGCGGCACCTATAAAATCTCCACCAGGTACAAGGGATTGAAACAACTGATAGGCTGACTTTCTACCGTAATCAAAAGCATTTTTGGGATTCGCAGGATTGATGTAAGCTTGGAACTTGTTGGCAGCTGAGGCGCGTCCAGCTCCTATTTTTCTAGCAATACCTCTTACAAAATTAGACCTTGAAGGGTCGCTGGATATTCTACGGGCCTGCCCTGCTATAATTCGTGATGCGTAAGGTCCTGTTAGTTTCTCCGCAGCGTCAAGCCCGTCGAACAGACCCATTTTCATCCCTTTTCCTACGTTAGCAATTCTCTGAAACGTATTCCGATACTCCATACCGCGCCAACCGTGACGTGCACCCATCGCGCTTCCTAAAACTCCTAAAACAGCTGATAAATTAAATGAACGTTTTTCCATATATAAAATTAAGCCATAGGTTTCTTCATGAATGTTAGCGGCGAGATGTACTGTAAGCCACCTAGCGCCTTATCTGTTAACTCTTTTAATTTATCTAACATAATTATTAGTTTTGTAAGTTACGCAATATATTAAACGATTGCTATAAATAAAAGTATAAAGACTCGCTAGCTAAAAAGAAAGACACCCGGGGGAGCCGTAGCTCCCCCGTAGTGCCATTAACTATTACTCTGCCGGAGGTGTAAGCTCAGGCATATTCATTAGACTCAGTTGATCCTGCACGTCATCAGGGAGACGAGTACTATCAATATCCCTGATGCTACGCAGATACGCACATGCCGTAGAATACTCTCGATTAGCCTTCATGGTAGAGAATGTCTTTTTCTTCAAAGCTCTCTTAGCCGACTTGTCATCGGGATGCTCGAGGCAATGAATCTTCAACCGAGCCATTTCCACATATTGCTTCCTCCATTCGTCCTGAAGGTCAGTACATGCTTCCAGGAGATCATTCACAAGCTTGTCCTTCTTTACAACAAGCTTAGCCAACTTCTTTGCTACAGGTTTCTTCATTATTTATCTATTTCGTAATTTAATTAATAATCGTCAGGATCTCTTAAAGACCAGGCTATTGTTATACAAACAATTAATCCAAGAATAAGCCACATACTATTTATTTATCAGCGAACACAGCGCCAGCCGCCTTCATAACACCCTGAATAATCTCAGAGCCTACCAATGTACTGGGCAGCTTCAGATCCCTGATGTTCTCTACAAACTTCAGACGAACATAGTTATCACCTACAGATTCACTATAGGCCCTAACAGCCGCAGCTTCTGCCTTCTTACCTTCAGCTCGAGCCTTAGCAAGCATCAGCTCACCTTCAGCTGCCTTCTGAGCCAGGTACAACTCGGCATCTGCCTTACGCTGCGCCTGATACAGTTCAGCATCTGCCTTAGACTGCGCAGCAAGACGTTCGCCTTCTGCGACCTGCTGAGCGCGACGAGCTTCGGCACGACCTTCTGCTTCTCGAATCTCTTCATTCTTACGAGCGATTGACAGATCGATATCGCGCTTCTCGTCAGTCTGAGTTGCCTCTACCTTAGCCACGATACCAGCCACAACTTCCTTGGGAGGAGTAGTGCGACCGATATTAATAGACCTCAAAACGAACGGAGTACCGGCAAGTTCCTTCTGCATGGACTTCTCTACCTGAGCAGTGATCTCAGGAATATGGAGAGCTGCATCAAGCCCGCGATACTGACTTACGGCAGTACGCACAGCAGTCTGGAACGGCTTCTGCACAAAGGATTCGTAGGCGTCCTTGATCAACGACTCCGGAGACGCATCGACCTCAGCCATAGCACCATAGTTCTCCACGAACTCCCTAATCTTGTTACGATCGATTACGAACACAATAGAAGCCTCGGCTGATGTCATCAGATTATCCTTGGACTGGATATTATCAAATGACTCAGCCATACGCCACGGAGTAGTAGATACAATACAGGCCTTCTTACGCCAGGTAATACCCGTTGAGTTGGGACCTGTAAGTACGCCTACAAATTCCTTCTTACCAAAGATAGGATCACTGTATACGTAGGCAGCATAGCCACCATCTACCTTCACATTGTCCAGGTTACACGACAGGAATATTGTAGTAAGGAGTAAGATTACACCCGTTACAACACCTGCAATTATCTTCTTCATAGCTGCCGCTTCCTTAGCTTCTTCAATTTCACGAGCCTTGCGCTGCTCTTCCAAAATAGCTTGATAATTAGTTGCCATAATATATTAGAGTCGTTTGATGTTTGTTGTTTCGTAAATGATAAAGTCATTCATGTCAAAGGAATGACCTCGTTCTTTATTATCGTCAATAGCCTTTAATAAGGCCTTAATCCTATTCTCCGCAGGATATATACCGATGAGCTGACAGTTCTCTGTGTCATTACCGGCATCGTCCTGAGAGGAACCTCCTTGAGTTATCACTACATAATGTTTTACTATTGGACGTGGTTTAACTTTCATTACTTACTTAACCTCTACAATGTATCTTATTGTTGCTTTACTGCTTATTAATTTCTTGATGCGTTCCACCTCCCACCTACGATAATCTTCTTCCAGCTTACGCAACACTTCAGCATGAGACCTAGGTCTAATATGTATCTCCTGCATGTCTGCTAAATCATCGAACACTGCATTTCGCGTCATGTCTGATATAATATTGTGCGAAGCGAGAGAGGAGACGATAGAGTTGATTCTATCATCACGCGACATACACTCAGCCGTGCTAGCGGCAGAATGTCCGACAGCATTTTGTGCTATGGCTTCTAACGTGTTACACACACTGTCAGCGGCCATCACGTAAGCCGAATTATTACGTATGCGAGGGAATGTTGGGCTCTGGGCGAAACGCTCATCTAAAAAATTACTAGTATTAAATCTATCTAATATGGGATTACTGCAAACAATATTGCGAAGATCCCTATCGTATTCGGCGTAGTCAAAGGGCATTATTCATCTACTGTGCTTATTACATAGTCATCGTACTGTGGAATCTGAATAGGACGATAATCCTGACGCTCTACAGATACACACCAGGAATTCTCTGTCCTTGTTACAAAGTTATCATTTCCATGCACATGACCATATATGTTGAAATACGGGGCTTTGAATCTCTTGTACAGAGGCGCATGACTGAGGATAAAGAAATCCTTAAGAATCACAGGGTATCTGGATACAAATGTACACCCACACTCCCTGTAAAAGTCATCACTCCTTGTATCATGATTCCCTTTGATGAGACGTATATGACCATTAAGCCTGGAGAAGATATGCTTGATGTATTCCTTCTTTGTGCTGAGGGTTACGTCTCCCAATAACCACACTATATCGTGTTTGGTTACGGTATTATTCCAATTAGTTATGAGAGCTTCATCCATCTCCTCTACAGAAGCGAACGGACGATTCTCATACTCGATTACTGCTTTGTGTCCGAAGTGCGGATCTGCTATAAAGAATGTTCTCATAGTAAAAGAAAAACGACCCAGGATGTTGTGTCCTGGGTCGCTGATTAATTTTTAGCTATTACTTGTTAGTTGGCATCAGTACGATCAGTCTTTTGTTGTATTCTGATTTGAGAATCTCAGACAAATCGTTAATTGAAGTTGCAAGATCGTAGGCACGTTGCGTGGAGCAAAGGTGTTCCTCCAGCACACCTACCATAACCTTGATAGCCTTGACAATCTTCTTCTCGACGGTATGTTCCATAATTGCAGTATTATTATATAATTAATTATATGATCACAAAATCTGCAAATTTAATGGCACTACAGTATTTACTGACAGCGCCGGAAGAAATGATGGAAAAGGAAGCTGCACGTAGAAGAATTGCGCGACAAGTGCGAAGAAACGCTCAAAGGAAAGTAATGCGTCAGCCTGCCGTACAAGCTCACAATAACGCTCACGCACCCCTCGGTAACAATATCCGGGCGGCGGTGCAGCCATCCGCGCAGGGACCTGCCACCGCAAGGCAGATGACACCTGATCAGGCTATGACTAATCAATCAACTATGCCTCATGCCAGTCGTGCCGTTGCTGTCAAAGGTACGGCACCGAGCTCCCCTGCTCCTCAAGGTCCGTCCTTCCGTCACGGAATGTCTCAAGTGGGACAAGGCTTTGGTGAAATGGGCAGCGCCATCGCGCAGGGAGGAAGAAATGCTATCAACAGAGGCCTACAGGCTGGTGCAAACGCTGCCAACGCTGTAAGAAACGGATTGCAAGCTACAGGCAATGCTATCGCCGGCGGAGCCAGAGCTACCGGTAATGCTATCGCTAGTGGAGCTAGAGCCACAGGAAACGCTATCGCTGGCGGTGCTAGAGCTGTAAAGAACGGATTGCAAGCTACCGGTAATGCTATCGCTAGTGGAGCTAGAGCTGCAGGTGGGGCCGTAATGAATGGAGGAAGAAATGCTCTAGAATGGGCACAAAAGAATCCTGGACTCGCGCTTGGCGGTGGTTACATGCTGTACGACCAACTGACAGATAACTAAAAATAACCCAATAACTTTAAACTCCCGCAACTATTAAGGCTGCGGGAGTTTTTATTTAATCTTCCTGTTAAAGTGCTCCTGCCAATCCAGATGCCACTTGCCCTGCACCTGCAAGTACCACAGGGGTATCAGCAGACATAACTACAACAGTAGGAAGCATAGATACACTATACTTCTGAGCCAAAGTTATACCTTCAGGCGTACTCGTATCTACTTCATAGAAAGAATAATCTGAATGCTCTGATGCAACTTTCTCTATGCGCGGCTTGAGCATCTTACACTGTCCACAAGTAGGACTGGTAAACATAAACACAGTATTACTCTTGCTATCAGAATCAATATTAGAAGCGTATTTGTTCATTATTGTATATTAAATATTATTACCAAAGAGAGGAAGGACAACAGTCGCGAGAGGCACCCATATAAGCGAAGTAAGTATCAATACTCTCTTCGTCGTTAGCGCCGTCAGAAACACCGTACCTAGCGCGAGGACAAGCTACAGCAGTATCATTCTCCAGTTCCAGGATAGCCATCTCGATGGAGACTGCGTGTTTGAGGAGATACCTCTCCTTGCCCGTGAGCCGTACGTGCATTACCTCTTTACTCTTTGCCGTTGCTACAGCGTTTACGAATTCGTTATAGGTAAGCTCGATAAGTTCGTCGCGGTACATAGTAGTTTTAGTTGTTTAGGGTTTAGTTAAGGGAAGAATTAAGATCGACATTATTACAATAGTCCATAAGCTCTTCTATAGACGCTTTCTTAATGAACGAGAAGTTATAACACTCAGCGTACTGACCTTGCTCGAACTTACTGTACTCGCTCTCTGTAAACATCATGATATGATTATCATCTGTAAAGATATGCGGGTAATCGTCAATGCTTACGTCAATGTAATCATATGATATTACATTCCTGAGCTTCATAGTACGAGTATTACTATCATACCTAAAAACTTCATAGTCTATATGCCTCATGTAGAACTTTCTGTCCGATATTCTACCTTCAAGGATCTTCTCAAGAATATCCTCCAACTTAGCGTGTGCAATTCTTTCCATACGTGTAAAAGAAAAGAGAGGTAACTTACGCTACCTCTCATGTTAAAGATTTTATTAAGTTATTACTTACCGGGCTCAACGAAGTGTTTTCGCTCGTTAAACTCTCCCTGCTTACCTGCGTTAAACGTTTCTACAGGCCGATGATACTTTTTGTCGACTGTTGCTTCCGCCGCTGCGGTAACCTCGTTCAGTCTGTCAAGGTAGCCCTTAACCATACCGTACTTTCTTGATAATTTGTACGTAGGGTTGTCACCATAGAGATAATTAGCCAGCTTTACAGTATCCTTCTTAGCGAATCTTATTCTGAATACAGATCCGTTACGAACGATATGCTTCTTCTCGCTTATCACTCCAGCTTCTACTAAGATATTTTTCACATCTACTAGAAGTGGCATCTGTCCTGTTATTTCTGCGTACAAGTAATTATTATGTTGACCACCATAATAAAAGCTACCATCAGCGTCAAACAAACCTCTTAAAAAGTCTTTGACTACATCAGGATGTAACAGCCTTAGGTGCAATCTTCCTCTATCAGATTTTCGTCTAGTAAGTTCATACTTTTTTATAATGTTGTGAACTTTCCATGAACGAAACTCTATAGAAGCATTATGACACCTGTCAGTTATTATCTCTTTAACCGGGCGATCCTCGGATCCTATGAAATTACGGAAAGCAAACAAATGCTCCCGATCACTCCACTGAATTTGGACACGCACTTTGTTTTCCTGGGTGCAATTTCCATCTCCGTATAAGAATCCGATCCAGTACGCTAAGTCAGGTGTTAGCGTACCCCATACTTGTTCGTTTAATTTATATTTGCGTTTATTATTGCTCATAATTGAACTGTAGCCTGTAGGCTCTTGCTTTCCTCATCTTCACTCTTTTGTTATAAGAGCTTTAGATTTCTATTAGAGGTTATTTTACATGGGCTATCACTTAACCCATAACTCGCGTATACACAGTGCATTTGGTACGTTCGTCTTCGTGTGCCTTCAGCACTTCCTCCGGTGATTTCTTAATCTTAGTTTCTTCCGTCATAGTTAAATAATTATACTCTTTAAATACATTTCTCTCAACTACTGAACAGTTACATTAATGCACCAACCAAGAGAAGGTCGTGTGACTTTGAATAGCGTCCTGCAGAATTCATCTAGAGGATACATCCTGCCAAAATAGTTTTCATGATGTAGTATCATCTTTACATAAATCCCATCCCTCCGCCAATCCACACAGAACGCGCCTAGAAGCTGATGCATAGTTGCATGTGGATGCCTAGCCCACTGAAACACAAAGGGATATGTCTCTTCAAGTATTCTTACATCGTGTAACCATTTGCGCAGTTCTGCGACATCATCAACAGCAATTTCTATACTAGTATCTTGCCCGTCTATAGTAACAGCAGGTAGCGTATATCTCTTTACCATATGCATCCTAAGACTAACATACTTTCACAGTAATGCACCAACCAAGAGAAGGTCGTGTACATTTAAATGGCATCAGCATCATCCTGCAGAATTCATCTAGAGAGTACATCGCGTCACAATAATAAGATCTATGACATAACTTAATCTTTATATAAATCCCGTCCTGGTACCATAGCACACAAAACAAACCTAGAAGTGTAGGCGCAGTTGAACGTGGATTTGTATCCCAATTAAAATTAAAGGATTGTACAGCTATACAGCTTCTTACCTGCAATAACCATTCGCGCAGTTTTGCGTAGTCATAAATCACAACTCCTACACTAGTATCTTGCCCATCTGCAGTAACAGCAGGTAATATGTATCTCTTTATCATATGTATCCTAAGGTTAACATACTTTCACAGTAGCACACCAACCAAACGAAGGTCGTGTGCCTGAGGATAGCATCCTGCAGAACTCATACAACGTGTACTCTGGGTTATGATAACTAGATATGCACAGATCAACCACTATACGAATACCGTCTTGTCTATACTCCGGACAGAACTCACCAAAAAGAGTGTAGTACGCAGCCACATCTGGATGTTCTGTCCAATGAAACTTAAAAGGCTGTACAATCATACGCCTGCTTAAGTCGTGCACCCATTTGTTGAGCGTACTAGCGCTGTTCACCTTAATACCTATACTAGTATTTTGCCAGGCTGTAGTAACAGCTGGTAGCGTGTATCTCCTGTTCATATACATCCTCCAAACTTTTATACCTTCACGGTGACACACACCCCGAAACCCTCCGGGCGTCCTATCCCGAGACACAAAAACCTTTCAAAAGCCTCCAGCGAGGGGTATTTTATATCTCTATACCCACCACTCATTAGACGTAAATATATCTCGGTGCGCGCGGTCGAACTTGCAGAACGTGCAGCTCGAAGGCGTCCAATGTTAGACAATCTAAGATCACCTTCCGCGCCCCACCGCACTACATATGAAAATGTAAAATATCCTGATTTTACTAACTTCAACCAACCAATAAAACGATCAGAATACCCATCTATTCCTAAGACTACATTATGTTTAGTACCGTCATCTCTACTAACAGCCTGTACAGTGTAAAGTCTATCTCTGTTCATCATTCTTTTCTTCTCATACCGCTTTTAAAACACATTAACTATTTCACATCAATCGTCACACACATTCCAAACGGTGGACGACTCGGACTTGATACTCCTCTAAAAAACACACTCTCAAATTCGGGCAAGGTAAAAGTCATCTCCCTAACATTACACAAAAAAAAATCCACATAAACCACTGGGAAATTCGAACCCACCGATCTCCCTATCCTAAAGCTACCTGGATACACTCTGCTCCTATCACTAACATATGTCCAAGTAAATAGATACTTCCCTCCTGGACGCCTGGCATCTAGCCTATTGCGACGCCACCAACTGACAAATTCTAAAGGACTGTCTATATCCACCTCTATATCACGCAGTGAGGACGTATCTCGAGACCATGTAGTCAGTACATGAAATCGTTTATTCATATGCAACCTCCGCAAGATCCACTACGAAAATCCTGTTTGTTGATTAACTCGAACACCTGAGGATATTCTGACTTATCTATTGGTAACTCTTTAAGCCAATACTTATTAGCATCAATCCAATCTTCTGAGTCGAGACCTTCCCAGCGACTACGCCACTTCACATCGTAGCCATTACGGAAACACCAGGAATCGTACCGTCCTTCTGTTCCCATGTCGGACGTGCGAAGATCTTCAGGTATCTTGTCAGAACAATTAACACCGTCAATCTCTATTACCCACTCACCAAGACAAAGAGACGGCCAACTGCCTGTCCATTCTATTTTAATATTGCTCATTGTTATTTTACGTTTATTAAAATACTCATACCTATATCGGCAGGCTTTGTCACGGGCAGTTGGCTCTCGTAATAAGAAAGGGGTGCGCTAAAGTATCTGCGTAGTTTTCCTAGAGGATTTTCTTCCGTACTGTAACCGTCGTATAGAGAGGCACTTACAAAAATAGTCTCACCCCCTATAGAAGTACAAGCATAAAGCACGCACGGAGCTTCAAGATAATCATCATCATCTATAGTACCAGACCACAGTACCGAATCACAGATCCTGGTATAATCGCTCACTCCTGAGCTACACAGTAATCGTATGTACGGTATAAGTCTGTCAGACGTGAGCTCCACATGCGTGTATGCATCTTCAGAAATCTCTCTAAGTCTGAGTGTGTTTCTTTTACTTCTGCTCATAATACATTAATGCAGCTACTGATACACCAACCTGAATTGCCTATGCGGAAGAGTTTCATAAACTCTTCCATCGTACAATGAAACACAGGATAGAAAGACACATATAAATTCACAGACATGCAACCTCTGTCATCACATGTAAATCTACCAGACAACGTACAATGATCTACATTAATATTATCACCGTCGTACCAGTTAAACCGATACGAACGCGATACGCTGGCGTCGTTACTTTTTACGCGCTTCACCCAGTCACTTAATGAAAGATTGTCATTTTCCTCGCGGCAGGATGTATCTATAACTACTGTGTGCGGTAATCTTACAACATAACGAGTCTTGTTCATAAAATAAAAAAAATCCCGATAACTTAACGTCACCGGGATATATAGTAAAGGATTGATAATTTAATTTTAACCTATGTACACGATAATACCGTCACATATAGCCTTACCGATCCTGTCAATATTAGTAGCCATCCAGTATAGATTATCCAGATTATCGTAGAAACCTACTTCGATAAGGGTTGCAGGCATATCAGCCTTAGCATTGCGAAGCACACCCACTGTCGACGTGTGAATGTGTTCTGCACGATTATCAGGTCCTTTAAGCGCTAACAATTTGTTAACAATAGTCTGACCTAAATCCTTGCCCTTACTTCTTCCAGGATAATATAGCGCTACTGGTCCTCTGGCTTTGCATGCCAAATCTTCCCAGCCTGAAGCTCCTGCTGCATTGTTATGAATGGATACAAACACTCTAGGATCACAAGCATTGGCTCTTGTGTACACCTGACGAATTTCTGCATTATTGGACAAAGAAGGATCGTCATACAGTACTACTTTCTTGCCCTCAGATTCCAAATGCTTCTTAGTAGCTTCTGCAATTTTTACATTGAGAATGTGCTCAACACTATCGGATGTAGTCGAGGTAAACCCAAGCGCATCTGCTATCTCCTTACACTTTCCCTTAGACCAATCAACTCCCTTGAACTGTCTTGGATGCTCTCTACTGTAATCAGACGTGTGTCCCGGATCAAGGAATACGTCTATTCTGGTTGTTTTTGGCTTGGGGTTTTTTATACGAAGCTTTTCTAGAATAGCGGTGAGAGTTCTACTGCCTATTATCCCGTCAGCTGTGGTGCCGACGGTTTCCTGGATACTGACATTATTAGGTTGGCATCCTAGCTCAGAGGCTACGGCCGATCTTGTCTTAGGTCCCCAGAGTCCGTCAGCTTCTACTCCCACCATTCGTTGTATCTCACTGATCTTATCAGAATTAGTACTCATATAGATATTATAGACCAAGATACAACAGGTAAAAGAGATTACAGCCTGGGGCCCTGTAAGGACCCCAGGCTGTAAGTTGTGTGTTACGCACCAAACCCGGAGATCAGGCCAGCCACGATATCGCCAGAGCGAAGCATGCCCTTAAAGGGCACACCCTTGCGCTTAGCGTCGTATGCCAGCGTGGAGGCTACAGTGAAATACACCTTATCCCCGTTTTCCTTCTCAGCCCAGAAGCTGATATGGTCATACGGATTGATGCCACCTGCCACAGTAGTATGAGACTTGCTAATGATTTTGGCCTTCTTGCCACAAAGAGCAAGTCCATCAGCAACATCAAAGTTCACGATATCACCGGGCTCGATCATATCGAATGCGGTGTCCATGTTCTTGTAGAGGTGGGAAGGAACGTTCTTCTTCATAATTATTGTATTTCTATTGTTAAGGTTATTGTTTGTTTGATATTACTTAACTGTATTACTTACAATATATTACTTTGAATAACTCAGGTAACGCCACCTTCGTCAAATATATATAGCATGTATGTGTGTATTTTTTCACCACAACACGTCTACCTGTAGAGAAGCTTTGAAGAACTTAGAATCAGACACATCTCGTTCTGCGTCGCAGTCATGATCTTTAGGATGCATTAACACGTGCCAATCTTTTCCATTGTAAAACAATGATACACGTACGTTACTCTTGGTTCCATCCTTAGTAACATGCTTAGCATCATCTACTGGGTGACCGCACCCTTTGATAGATTTAGCCACGGATACGTCCACGTGAGGAACTATTACTACACAACCGTCCTCTAAATAAAATGCACTGAAATGTTTCTTCATACAATTAATCATTAAAGATAATTGTCTACGCTTCAACCGTTTTCATTGATACGATTCAGCGCTCCTACTACAGCATCTCTTATTACTTCAGCAGTGTTATCTGCTCGTTTATCGCCACTTGGCATTACCATGATCTGCACATCCACCGCATCGGTAGATGTGTCAGTCGCAGCAATAATATTGATTCTTGTATACTTCCTATCAGCGTAATAAATGCGATACATCTGATGCATCCCAAATCCCGCAAAGAAACTCACAACAACCAGGATAATTAACTTTAATACAAAAAATAACGTCATGCTTTAAATATTAATAGTATATGAAACTATAGCGCCAGGAGGACGCTCTCCGATCAGTGGGGATGGAAAACGACTCACATCAAATATAGCCTCAATAACAGAATCGCCTATTCCTTCCAGTACAACATTAAAGTTGATAATATCAGGACTTCTAAACACCACCGCACCATGCAGCACGCTTATATCGAATCTATCAAACAATTCTGTCTCTACCGGCGAGATATATACCGATCCAGGCATAACGCGCCGCACACAAGAACTGTCATCAAGGAAATCAAGGTCGATCTCATCTCCAAAAAATGTAGTAGTGATATCGCTCTCAGGCCGTGCCTGTCCGAGCTCCAAGCAAGTAGCGTAGCAATTATCAACAGCGAGCTTCCTTCGTCGTAAAAGAGCCTTCCACAACTTTGTAGGAATCTTCACGTCAAACTGAAACATTCTCTCCCCGAATCCTTGTATATCGGGGAGAGAATTTAACATTCTAGTCGTTGGGTCACACGGCTTAAGAGAGCGCAACTTCAGAGTCGTTAACTTCATCTTTCTTGGCCGGTACGTTAAACGTAAATACCATGGCAGCAGAATCCCTGAGGTCACAGCCAATTAACTCCTTCCTCAGAATCTCCCGTGTAAGATCTATGGTGATGTAATCTGTTTCGTCGTACTCACCATAATTAGTAACCTCATCGTCCTCGTCATAATAAAGGTTACAATACTCCACCTCAAAATCTACTACTATCCTAGGGTTATCTTCGTAGTCGAGATCAGCGTACACTTGTGCGCTCGAGCAAATACAATCATAATCACAATCATCGTAATACAACGGAAAAGGATCAGAACGCCTACGGTTTATAGGATATACTCGAAACGCAGATATGATACTTGTAAGAATATCTGGGGTGGCTCCGTTCAACTGAGCTGTAGTAGCCCTTTGTATTATTCTCTTAGCTTTGGCAACTATAATATCCGGTATCTCTAGAATTGTACGTCCATATAGCACGCATACCTCTCCAGCTCGATCGTCATTGTCCGTAAAATCAGAAAGAGTAAATCGCATAATTTTTATTCTGTTAAAAAATGATTAGTAATATCGTAGGTCATACGATAGCTTCCTATCTCACACTCCAATACATACAGTACATGTTCAACAGACACAACTATCGCACGGTTAGGTCTACTGCCAAACAAAGAACTAAAGCGACAATACAACTTCCCTTCCACCATCGGCGCCTGCATAACAATATAAGCCTTATCCATAGAATTACTATACAGCGTGTGCAGTACCCTTATAGATTTCCTGGCAGCGCAGATGGCCTCTTTAAGTTTATTCGGTATCTTCAGTAATACATTGGAGTCGGGTATAGGGGCGGACACAAGTCCGTTATACCTATCCCACTCAGTGTCCAGCAAAGCTATATTAAGCATTAGTAGAATGATACTGAAGTTGCAGTTGTTGCTGGTGAATAGTACTGCAGCAACGACGAGATATCATAAGTAACATGTTCTACATTGGCAGTATCTGTATTATCATCAACAGACACAAGCTCGATCCTGTAAAATAACTTGCATCCCTGAACAATAAACACAGCTCGCGCAGCCTTCTTACACATTGTATTAACTGCGAGCTTGGCAGACGGACAGATAGGAGCTGCCAGCACAGAGTAGCACATTCCATTGAGAGTTTTCTCCTGTATATAAACTACATTGTGTGCTCGGCGCATAAACCCGATAGTCTTCGTAACACCTGCAGGGAATTTAAGTTTGAAGAGAGACGGAAGTAGAGCACCAACACCTGTCGGATCGTCTACAATCATCTTCTTAGTTACAGTAATCTCTGTATATTTCCAGCCGGTCACAGTGCCCATACCGGCAGACCAATAATTATTAGGCTTAGCGTCCTCAGGCTCTATAACTCGAGGTAACTCTATCTCGAGTTTCTCCTCCACGTCTATAGTAGGAATATGCCCCTGTTCTTCTGCAACCGTGTCGCTTTTACGACACCCAAAAATAGATCGAATAGTATTAATATTAATCATTTTTAAGTAACTGTTCGTATTTCTTCTGAGCTTCAGACCTGGGTAACACATCTGCCTTGATGGATACCCCTGCCTCTTCCAATACACTCTTCAATACATCTATCGCCACTATTGTACGTACGAAATACGCCTGAGAGCTATCTTCGGCTGCTGCCTCTAACATACCTAACTCCTTAATATACGCAGATATCAATGCACTGGCCATCAGATACACTGTCCCGTTATTAAGGTCGTTGTTAATGATATTACCAGCTGCAAGCCTGGACTTCTTGCATAAGTCTTCCAGGAACTCTTGCTCTGTCCCGTCATCAACAACGATAGAAGCTCTGCTCTTATGCTTGATTGCAAATCTAGTCATTACTTTTTCTTAGCAGAGTCCTTTGCATTATTGGACGATCGGAAGAAATGCCAACCATGATGAGCTAACAGCAACTTACTTCCGCTGGTAGAGGTTGTTGTCTTTGCAGGCTCGGGTTCAGTTTGAGAATAACCGTAAGCCCTCCAATCATACTCGTCGTCATCATAACCATAGTCATAATCGTAGTCATAGTAAGCCTTATAAGAATTACTATAACCCCCATAACTATACTTCTTGGTTGTAGTTGCTGGTGCCTTATATTCCTTATACGTACCATTAGAGAACTGAACCCCAGGATAATCCTTGTCTGTCACGTACGTGCCATAGGTTACAATAGAACCGTCCTTCTTCATGAATGCGAACTTGGAAGATCCGATAATAGCCTCAACTACATGCGCACCATCCCCGCCGCCGTTAACAGCAGGAATATACAGATTGCGGAAGAATGTCTCCGAATCAGTCATACCTCCGTGCGCCTTAATAGACAGAGTACCGTTATGACAGAAAATCAAATCTGTACGCTCATCGCGCCAGCAGTGACAGTTCTCTATATTAATAGGACCAACAGACTTAATACGAGCGTGCAATACCCATGACGTGTTATCATCCTCTGTGATAGGCTTCATGTACTCAAGGAACTCTTTCTTATCGAGAGTACGCTTTACCTCGGGACGCTCCATACCGGCCTTATGCCAAGCAACAGCAAATCCATCAGGATTACGCTCACAAGAAGTGACGATGCTGTTCCAGGAGGGAGACTTGATACCTTTGGGCTTGGTAAGAATAATGCACATAATATTTTAATCTAGTGTTATTTGTTTGATATTTAAGTTTGCTAATACTTTTAACTTATTACTTACTAAACCTAGTAGGTATATTACATGTCCTCCTCATCGGAGCAACGACCGTTACCTCGGGGATTGGGGGCGCTTTCGCGCTTACCATCAGGGGAAGGAGTATTGAAATAGAAGTGAAGAAGCCAGCTGTTCTCTCGAACATTCTCCTTCATGAACTGCTCGAACGAAGCAAGATTGCAGTCCTTACCAATACGAACCTTCATGGTCCACAGGCAGAACAACAGTACGAACTCATTAATAGCGGCTACGCGCTCAGGGCACAGACTACCCTTACCCATACGGAACTCGATAGTATATTTATTAAGGGTATTGATCTCACAAGTACGACGACGGTTAGCCTCCTTAACAGACGATACAAGAATCTGATACAGTTTAGGCTCAGAGATCATCATATCGGGTACAGCCTCAGTGAACTTAGCAATAGTATCATCCTTCATCTTGACCTGGTTATAACACACCTTTCGCCCGAACACACGATGTGCGCTCTCATTGTCTTCAATAAACATTGCATACAGAGCGGTAAGCTTACCTACAGCTGTACGCATCTGACGGTATTGTGTGGACAGCGCTGCGTCAGGATTGCAGAAGATTGTACGACTAATGTGAACGTGGTGACCTGTAGTATTATTGGTCCAGGAACGTGCTCCCTTGGAACTAAGCTCAGAAAGCAGAGGACGCCAGAAATCCGGGTTAGTAGCGTCCTCAGGATGCAACGGAATAGTAATCAGCTCCATGGGAGCAGATCCGGATAAAGAACCGTCATTCTCACAACAATACCAGTTAGTCTTGTGATCGCAGAACTCACGACGAGCACGCTCGCTACGGAAAGCCAGTTCAATCTCACTACCCATCAGATAACGAGAGTCAGGACGACTATCTGAAGAGATAGGATGATTGAATACACGATTACAAGACTGGGAGTGATACCCCGTATGGTAACCATACATATAAGTTTCCTGTGTGTAGTTATCATTAACATAGGGACTTACCTTGGCATCTGCATCGATAGACTGTGTAGTAGGCATACTGATTATTTTCTATGTGGTTATTAATTAAATTTTTAACTTAATACTTTTCAGATTACTTACATATTTACAGTCGGAGCCAGGGCAGTACGCTCCGAAGGGGAGAGTACATAGATAGATCCCTTAAGTTCACTGCTACATTCTTGAAGGAACTTAGTAAATACAGCTGCCATATCAGGCTCCTCACCAACATCCTCCATCAGAGCACGAGAACTGAGAAGCAGTTGCTCCCACACGCACGGATCAATACCCTCGATAACATCACTCGAAAGACGAATATCGACAGAGCCCCTATAGTCAACATCAGGATTATTCTCGAGCCATGCGTTGTAACGCTCCTCGAACTTAGCGCGATCAAGCGCACCAGCTCTAAGTATATTGATCAGACCAGTCGTACTGATCGTTCCATACACATCCACAGTAGCCAGACTTACAGACTCCTTACCGAGCGCATCGCATCCAATAAAGCTAAGATACGTATTAGAGCCCCAGTACTTCTTAACAAAATAATTAATGTAAGCTTCCACTACGGAAGTTACAGAAATACCTACCTCCCAAGAGCCAGCCTCCGGGGTATCCTCAATACAGGCAGGATCCCACATAGACTTCCAATGCTCTGCAAATATAGACTCGAGAATAGGATCATGTACCTCAGGAACGTACTTATAAGGAACCTTCATCAAAATACTAGAGGAATCTATATCACTAGCTTTTACGGCCTCCAACTTAGTATTAATACCAGTAACGCGTGTAAGCTCAGTAACCTTGCCGTTGATTTCGATTAACATGTTGTTGTGTTCTTTCTAGTTTTAAATTCAAATACACACAGCTATATTACTTTTATTACCACGCAGAACGACGATTGCTACCAGCATCTCTATTAGTAGCAGCAATAATGTCATACAACGTATCTGTAGCATCCATTCGCCTTCCTGTGTCTGAATTAACATACACAGTCTTAGCGCTAGCATTCTTAGCAAGACGCGCCTCCCATGCCTTACGGATCTCTTCTTCCGTTGGTTCTTGTTTTTCTTCTTTCATCGTAGTGAATCAGTTGCCCACACTCTACACAAAGTATCATGCAGCGTTAAATCCAAGAATTCTCGCCCATCGTCGGACAAGTTTATTACACATTTCTCTATAACCGGGTAGGAGTCTGATCCTATCTCTACAATTACTTCCGATCCGTACCTATTGCATATAGACACCACAATAGGCATACCTACTCTACTTCTGTAGGTTACGTTCTTGTGGAATTGAACCAGCATGTTATTTACGCTTCGTATTCTTTGTAGCGTCTACATTCCACCGTGGGTCTAGAGATGTTCCCAACCACACATGCTCTACAACGTTAGAGATCTTATCGAGATACGTCTCAATAAACTTGCTCTTACCGTGCTTCGCTATCTGACCTTCACAGAACTTGTTAAACACAGTCATGGGTAGATCAGTACTCTTGCTACCTTTATCCTTATCCCTCAATTTTTTAAATAACCCCACCTTAGAAGGTTTGATGTGGTAGAATTCCATAATAGTACCACCCTCATATATCTCAGCGCCAGACTCATCAGTAATAATAGAACCATCACTGGAATAAAAAGGCGATGTGAGATATTCCATCGACAGCGTTCCATCTTTCGGAAGTAGGAGAGTATACTCATCCCCTTCCGGAACTTCTCTTGGCAAAAGGTTATCTCGAATAAATACAATCACTTCAGCAACGGCATAGGCCTTGAAGATACCATAGCTATGACCGTCGCCGGCTGCCGACCACCCTCTCTTTATACAAAGGACATGCGACGACGGTAGATATTCTTTTGAGTCGTAAAAACAATCCTCGACATACTCAAGGTCGTTATTCATAACATCCCATCGATGTTTATCGATCCAGTCACAATACCAGTCGGTAAAATACTTATCAATTAACAGCTTCTTGTTGACTTCCGTCATTACAGTACTCTCAGGAACATCTATGTAACCTGCCTTTATGTCGGCAAGAAACTGAGTAATCATAGTACCCTCGTCCTGATCTTCGCTGTACTTGTCCGAACACCAAAGAACTATATCATCAGTGCTAGGCTCCGGAAACGTTACATCCCAGGTATCTTTGTCGTTTATTGTTACGTTCATATTTGCTAGCTAAAAGTTGAGAATTACTAAGAGCAGAATAACTTAATACAAAATAGCCGCCGACAATCTCACGACTGTCGGCGGCTATACACTTACCATTAGTTTGAACCAACAGGGTAAACAGTCCCTATCAGTTATATATAACACACATAGGCGTATTATTTCACTTCATCCAATATGATGATCTTTCCTAAATAGGCGTTATGTGATTGCAACTCTGTGGTAGGAAGTTCTACTAATTTATTATACCAATCCACCCAGGCTACATAATCCATACTATCGCTAAACTTGTCTCCCGTATAAAACTCTTTAGTTCGCTCGATGTACTCCCTGGTATCCCTAAGAATACACCAATGCATAGGCTTAAGCTTAGCCCAGTTACGAGAAATATAATTTCTAGTCACCTCGGGCATATAGCTATGACGGGGCAAAGCATAACGTAAGGCGGATACAACTATAGCACAATAATCAGGATCTTGTTCTTCAGACGTATTTAGCAACTGAGTTTCCATACCAGTATATCGTCGTCCTGCATTGTCTCTACAATGCTGTAAAGTCCTGTCAGAATATTCGTCATCTTATGAGGCTCTTCGAAATTATCAATACACCTATTATGCCTAACATACTTATACTTACGCCACATCGCGCGCAAGATAGAGTACGCATCAAGTGCCAGCTTGCTGGCATTAGACTGATCTTCAGCCCATACCACATTCTCGCAGAAATCTTCATACCCTTCACTAAGAATGCAATACTCTTTGTAAAGCTCACTACTCATAGTAGATATAAGCTTGAGTAGTTGTAGCGGAGTGAACGTAACATAGCCGTCAGGTAAGTCCTCTTTCACAGAGCCAAATTTACGCACAACGTCCGCCAAGTCTCTAGCACCACACTGCCAGTGATAAGTACGTCCATCTAAATTATCATCATTTAGAGTAGACTCATTACGTTTAAGATAAAATGTATGTTGAAATCCCATTTCTATTTTACTTGTTTACGTTAAATGCTGGACAGACTCCAGCGATCTATGAGACATATGTCTCTCTACTATCTCAATAATACTATTACACAACGTTACCTGGTGCATATTCATATCGTTGCGTTCAGCACCTAACAAAACACGCACAGCTTTCAGGTAGCGTTTCTCCTGACTAATCCTGGAACCATTGCTTTCCTCGATATTGGCGAGCATATCGCAAAGCTTCACAGTCAGCGCAAGAGAGCTTGCTGTAAGAAGAAGTTGTGCCAGATACCACACCTTGCCGTTACGTTCAATTTCCTTCTGATCCCAAGTATCGGTGAGTTTAAGCACTGGCAAGTACACGTCGTCCCAGCGCCTATCATATTGCGTTACATATCTGAATACGTCACGCTTACTCTTTACAGGAACATGCCATTCCTGCTCTATACGCGGAATACCTTCTTCGAAAACATCATGAAGCCAAGCAACGCACACGGCGCACTCATCTCCCCCATTACGTTCTACTAACTCTGCAACCCTGGCAGGATGGTTGATAAATGGAGTCACACCATCTGCGCGGAACTGACCTTCATGAATCTTTGTAGCGAATTCTTTAGCATAGTCTTTTGTCATAATTTTTATCTAGTTAGATGTGTATAAAAACCCACCGCAGGAATTATCCTGCGGTGGTAAACCCCAAATAAACACAGTATGAAAAGAACAAGAACAGAAGTATACCCTCGGACGGTAACGATCCGCCTCTCTCAGTGTGTAAAACTGATTTGCTACCTTTACAACACAAGGGCTACTCTTACCCAAGTTGCCATCGGTTCAGGATTGGTTACCTGATTGTATAGTTACCGACGGACTTGGATCATTAATTGCGGAGGAGGGATTCGAACCCACGACCTCCAGGTTATGAGCCTGGCTAGCTACCTGACTGCTAACACCCCGCGATTGCTAATTAAGAATATAATAAGCTTTGGGTGTAGAGTCAACAATAAAAATTAATTTTTTATAGATACATCAACAATAACATCACCTTCATCCACAAGCTGTAATAATTTAGCCTGTTCAATACCGACCAGCTTAGCTACAAATGGTGTCATGTTCCATCCATAGCAAGTACTGATCTCACCGGTAGAAGACTTAGTGTAAGCTCCTAATTGCATAGTATCTCCCTGGACTACGAGCTCAATTGAGAAAATCCCATCGCCTTTTTCTTTTGATTTAAGTGTAATTTTCATGTTAACCTAAATTATATTTTTCTACAATTTTAGTTGGTACATCTTCAGGCCACCTATCCAACATATACTTAAGCTGATCCTCTGCAGGTTCTCCGAATCTATCGTAGCGTAAACAATTCTCAGGACCACAAGCAGCGACAAGCATAGCTTGATTAAAGAAGTACTCGTCGCATACGGATTCCATATAACTTACCGACGTATACATCTCATCGCGCTCCTTACTAAGACGTTCAAACTCCTTCAGATAGGCTATCCTATCTGTAGGCATACAAAGAATATGATAGACCCTATTACTTCTAATAAGACCATGCATGGAGTGTAAGAACTTGCTGGCGTTCTTTACTACAGGAACATCGGATGCAGCAGAATACGCGTAATTAGACATAATGTATCTATCTACGAGTACACCGCCATACCGCAACGCGTTATCTGCCTCTGCAAACTGAGCATACATAGCTTCAGGATCCTTAATGTATGTCAGATGCATATACTGAAGCTCTAACGCTTTACATAACTTCTTAGCCAGGGTAGTCTTTCCTGATCCGTCCGGGCCTTCCAATACTATTGCTGGTTTTTTATCTCTTGCCATAAACAAAAATAGCGACCTGTTATGGTCGCTAGAACATCCCCAAGCGGAATCGAACCGCTGTCGCAGGAATGAAAATCCTGTGTCCTAACCGCTAGACGATGGGGACATTAACGAACCATATCGGAATCGAACCGATGTATCCGCAGGGACAGTGCGGTGTACTAACCACTGTACTAATGGTCCTTTTATATCAAGCGGATAACGGGAGTCGAACCCGTCTAGTAAGCTTGGAAGGCTTCTGCATTACCGATATGCTATATCCGCGCAATAACATTACTATAAAATATAAAACTATAAATACAATAAAATAAATTTAAATTTCATGTATAAACTTATACGCAGCACTTATCGCCCATTTTGGATCTGAACAAACACTCTTCCAGGGAAGTCTTAATACCCTCCACCCAGAGACTTCGATGTGCTTATCTTTACGCTTATCCCTGTCCATATATTCTTGAAACCTATAATGCTGATCGCCATCTATCTCTATGCATTTCTTTCTGTGCTCCCATGCAAAGTCTAAAGAATAAATACCAAGAGGATATTCGCGAACATAACACTTATCATCAAACTCATTTTCTATCACCCTCATAAACCATGTCTCAGGCCAGGACGGGGAGTTATTGTGTCTGGAGCTTCCGATATTATGAGCCCTACCCTCGGCGTGAGCTCTTTTCATGCTCTCTGATATTTTAAATTTTGTCTCCTCGGACAGTTTACAACCAGTCCTTTTCTTTATGCATCCATCAGCATAACGCATCTTATAAGTAGCCGCCGATTTAGCAACAGATACACTTGTAGACTTAGTCAATCCTTTATTCCATATGCCTGCTGTATTACGGTGCTCTTTTCTTACATGTTCGTATAAAAGTTTGCGCGTCCTGAAACACTCCCCGCAATGCACGCATTTCCATCTACCAGGCTCAGCCGCTGGTGGGGTTTTAAAATTACACTTATGGTTGCGAGTTTTGCTTGCCGCGTACTTAGTAGCACAAGACTTAGAACAAAACCTGCCAGAACCGAAATCCCCACAGTGCTCTTTTTCGCAAAACTCACAAACCATAATAACTATCTACCTCCCCCGCCAGGTAACGATCCTGGCCTAACGGATTAACAGTCCGCTGTGCATCCTCTACACCTCAGGGGAATATCAACTAATGCTCTTAAAGTATTACAGAAACATTTTTAAATGTAAACACTATTAATAAAATATTTTTAAAATTTTTTCCAATTCGTCCACCGGATAATTCAGATGACAATTATAGTCTCTATCTATCTTTATCCTTATACCATTTACTTCGAATGTTTCCAGTACAAGAATATCACCACGTCTAGACTCAGACTTCTGAAGCATATTAATATTCTTGTCTATAGTACCTCTGGCTATATCACACTGTTCCAGGAACATATCCAGAAGATCGTCCTGGATCTGTACATTAGGATCAGGCAGTACCCACTTTTCATTACCAGTCAGGCCGTACTCAGCGTAACTATCCCTAGATATTGAATAGAAATGTGTCTCGTATGGATGAATTGCCGCGTATGTTGGATTAGTTATCTTCATCATAATTGTATTAATAAAGCTAGCGTACCAGGAGCAGACAATCTCCTGGTACGCTTTGCACTATGCTGCAATATACAATATAAGTCCTATTAAGAAAATACAGTCGTCACATCTACTTCCATTTTTTCCCCGCTTAGAGGACATAGAGTAAATAACGTCTTGTCCTTGTAAACGTCTATAAATACCTTTCTAGTTTGTTTTCTAAATACCTCTTTACTGAACAAAAATCCGACGAATCCTGAGGTATGTAGTTGTACTGGCAATTGCACTGACTGACTAGCAAACTCCTGATCGAAATAATCTGACTTAAGAGACTTTATCTTCGCTAAAGCATCCTCTGATACTTCTGCTGTTCCTATTACTGTGTTTCCATTTTTAATCTCGAATGTTATCACTGTTATTATCAAATAGCATGGATTTATCTATTACAAACAGATTACCTCCCCGCTGACACTCTACAAGACGAAGCTTCGAGGTATTAGCAGAATCGCCAAGCATACGAGCTACTTCGGTAGCTGTCTTGCCGGTAATAGACTCTGCCTGGGGTAGAGTTACGAATTCCTTACCTTCCTTGATCTCGTCTCCAAACTTATCCGCTATAAGCCTAGCAAGCTCGGCCTCCTTATTGGCTGCGGCCATGTTAAGTGCCACCCTGAGCATTCGAAGTCCGCAGGGAACTGTATGCACTCCCCATATCTTTGCTGAAGCCTTCTCGAGAATAGTAATAGCTGAGATAATAGAGACATTACCACAGTCATCACTATCAATAAAACTGAGAAGGTCGCACACACCAGGAATTAATTTGATAGTGTAATCCGTACCTAACACATTGAGTAGAGAATCTAGATCGATCAGATAATCAGAGTTACTGAGAATACCCACATCAATAAGATCCTCTTCCAACTTACTACGCGTAATAATGAACTCATCCTCTACATGACGGCCGGCCAGCCTAGCCACACACGAGGCTGCTGCATGCAAGCCTCCGCTAGCATACGCAGCATCTACGCAGTCAGCTGTAGAACACTTACCTGGAGTAATGTGGATATGCTTATACTTCCAGCGAGGAATGTCTACCTTTTCTAATGCACTGAGATACTCGCATGCTATTTTAGGATCACTGGGTATAGGATAGTCATTCAAGCCAGCGTGAGTTCTAATTAAATCCGCAGCATTCTCGATAGCTTCTAGCCTCTTCTCATCCATATCCAGGTCGACAGCGAATACAGCTCCTTCGTCATCGAGGGCAAGGTCGTCCTCTTCAATCTCCTTCACAACCATGTACTCTTCAGGAATATCCTGCAACTCGCAATCAACTTCAGCAGGTTCTACAGGACTAGAAATCTTGGAAACCAGTGCTGCTGTCACTAACTTAGCTAGTTCAGAGAAAGAAGAAGCAAGATCAACAAAGGACTCTTCTACGCTTTTACCATTAATCATCATAGTCTTTATGTTACTTTATTTGGGTTAATTACAAACGCAATAGGACTCCCTTTGTCAGAGAGTCCTATGGGTTAGAAGTTTATTACTAAATGGATTAAATACCTACAGATTTAACAATCATAGCCGCCAGAGGAGACAGAGCCTTATCGCAGGCATGAGCTGTCTTAATGGGCGTATCCGTAAGATTCTCGAAGAAGCCATACACTACGTCCTTAAGCGCAGCAGTACCAAGGCGATGTACCAATTCGGGATTTTCTGCAACAAAGGCATCTACCTTACCTTCAAGGTATTCACCTAGATCAAAAGTCTCCTCCTCCTTCTTAGTCTCAGGCATACCCTTGATAAGAAGAGTGATAGAATTTCCCTCAGAGAGAAGCTTCTTCACATCGTCATTATCAGGAAGAGTACTAAGACTGCCGGATAGGCAGGCGAGATAATCATTAAGAGTCTCACCTTCGGACGGGCTAAAAATAATATCTGCTGTTGTAGTGGTTTCTATGTCGTTTGCCATGGTTGTAATTTAAAACTTAAAGCATTTAACTACAACAGTTTTATGTGTCATAATGCTTTTATTTATTTATGAAGCTTACAAACAGACACGTAACACACTAACACTCAATACTGTATTACTAAAACAAAATTACACAGCATTTACATTTTTTGTAAAAATAACATCGCAACACATATAAGTCACTTATAAAAACTCACATAAATTTAAATGTCATTTACAAAAAATGTAAGTTTATTTAGCAGGTTGCTCCTGCGCCCAGCGATCATACATAAGCTCCAACCACTCAGAATCGAATCCATCATCTTCCATGAGGTCTTCCAATTCTTCAAATATTTTATCGATCGGCTTATCCAAGTATCGCTTAGCAAAATACTTGTTAATTGCTACTGTCAAATTCTCGGAAGGAACCGGGAACGTTACTTTGCGTAGGTCTTTTTCTTTTAATGACATAAGGATATAAAACTTTTAATTAATTTAAATTTAATGGATACTTGGTCACATGGCGGAAAATCCGGTAGAACAAGGCAAAACTGTAACATGGGAACCTGTGCGTCAGCTAGCGCAAGATATATCAGAGCTATATTCTAGCAAAAAAATATTTGAACCCAAGAGAGAAGATCTGGACGGGGCCGACACGATTATATCAAAGAAATCGACCAGGTTTACAGATCCTAATGCGAGTGTATGTACTATAAGTTCTGCCGACAAAGGATATGTTTATTTGTCCAAAGATATAACTGCTCCATTCCGTGTAGAGAAATTAGGACAATCAGGAGACATTGAAGAAAAAGTATTAGCGTTTGAGTTCGCCTACCACCCTGATTTTTACGAAGAATATCTAAATGGTACAAAAAAACCAGTATTAACAACTCAATATTTACTGTACAGGGAGGCAATAGAAAACGATCCAGAATTCCCACTGGACCATCTTGTCTATACCTCTGACAATATAGCCGTGGAGTTGTGTAACAACCCTAATTCTGCTACCAGTAACGATTTTTTAACTATTTCTAACTTAATAGAAAGTGACAGATCTAAAATAAGAAAATTCTGGAGTTACAAAGAAGGCTCTTATGATGGTGCAGATTTCTACGCTGAAGATACAGAAATTGCCGGCGAATTATACATGTTATTCGACGATCCTATGGGTACTGGCAAGAACTGTTGCTACATAGCCAGAGTGGCTTTTGCCGGAATGCACAATAACGGTAACGGAAACAGTAACGGTCCTGACGGGATACCTGCACCTTGGGTAAACGGACATATCGCTGCAGATGAATACTATTTTGTTAAAGACAATCAATCCCCGTGGATGTCAGTTAATAAGGCTGTAACGCTCACTGGTGTATCTATGGATAGGTCGTACAAATCTTGCGACGACCCGTCAACCAACTGCAACACCGATGTAGTAAATACTGTTAAGGGATTCAGACCAGAGACTCCTGGAGCAGAGGATGCTGTTTATCCGCCACCGCCTGTAGGTTGCAGCTCACAATTCATATGGCCTACGTTAGGTGTTGAAGGAGGAGGCAGCAATAGTTTTTACTCACCTGCTATATTATCTCAATACGTAGACTGGGCTGACTGGAGAGACCAGTACAAAACACCACTCACGGACGATACTATACAGTATATTAAAGCTACAACGTTAGAACCAAGTCCTGACGACGAACACTTTCCTTGTTACCTGGGAGAAGAGCGCACTGGCGATCTTTCAGGATCGTACGCCTACCTATCAAATAATAAAAGCATAGAACTACCATACCAGAGATGGGTAAAAGTAAATGATACCACATACGTCAGAATGGTTCCTATGGAATTTAAAGTTTCAGCGAACGACCCTCGTAAAGCTTTATTAGCAGTTCCTACTACAATAGCCAAAATACTTAAACCCAAATCATATCAAACAGCTATACGAAAGAGATGGTACGACATGATGTATTACTCGCTAAGAAATATAGCTGGATATAAATATAAAAAATACATAAACGAAAATATAAGCGATTATCGTATTATCGGGGTTACGTGGGATAGAATGAAAATGCTCAATCCTATCGAGCTCGGTTACATGAATCCATGTCTTAACAACCCTAACGAAGAGGATTGTCTATGCACTAAGTGCAGTTACGAACGATGGAAAATGCTAGACCTGGGAGGAGAGAATCATGACTCCGACATGCTTGTAACTCCTTTCGTAGGATCAGAGAGCGACTTTCAGACTCGCAACATAGAAGGCAATAATGCTGCTCAGTTATGGACCTGGGACAAAGATCGGTTGTTAACGGTTAACACGTATACGGATAATTTAACTGACTTCGATCACGACATCCTGTTCCCAGAGTTGTACTTTGAGCGATTACTGTGCTACAACAACGAGACGCTATACAGCAGCGATCCAGGAGGTTTTGTAAACGAGGAAAAAGAAAACAAACTGTGCGAATGTATGGTATGCTACTACACATCGTACCCAGAATCTCCAATAGAACTTCCGTGGGAAGGTGGCGGCAGAAATACAACTTGCGAATCAGAGGAAGGTGATACTACATCCACCAACGCACAACCTACAGAAGTTACTATTTACAACACACATGCGTACACATTTAAGATTCTACAAGAATTAACTAAATTTATTGCCGATTATAAATTACCAGAAGACGAGCCTAGAACTATAAATAAATTAGAAATAGGTTACTGCTACTGCCCTGCCACTATGGGAGAAGATTCCTTAGGTATCACACTTAAAGATAGAACATTTTCCCATCACGCATGCTTAAGCGATGGCACTATCGAGTGCGGCACACCAAAAGTAGCAGATCTTGTCCTTCCAGAAATACCATCGTACTACAATACGCTATCCAAGAACGAAAAAGCATTGCTAGAACCAACAGGAATAGAATGTGTATTAGAGATCGATAAGACACTTAAACCTTTCGGTTACAATGCTTACATATGGAAAGCTGTTGATATTGGAGGTTACGATGAAAACAGAAAAGATATAAAAATAGAATTTGCACATTACAGCACTCCAGCCAAGGTATGTAGTAGTGGTACTATTATGAGTCCTGACTTAGTAGAAAAAGTTTCTGGAGATGACGATGATGACCTCTTATACATGTACAATACTAATTGCTACTCGTCCAAGTCTGCTTCTACTGCGAGTGTAGTTACAGAATCCCCGTGTGATGCTCCTCCTCCTGCTGTGCTATGTCCTAATCACGAAGGATCCATAAGAGCATTCAATTACAACAGACAGAGTAATGATGATGTATGGGAAGAAGCATTATATTGGAGTAACGAGAAACGTACTAACTGTCTCGATGCCCCTGATCCTGCTAGTATGGCTTCTGCAAAAATATGGCACAGAAATAACGAACTCACATCTATAGGAACGATAGAATTATACGTTGCACCATTCTGTATACCTGGAGATGATACGCACAAGCATCGTGCTAAATTCTTAGGAAGCTGCAATATACAATTAGTACCAAGCGAAGAAACGCCGCTTACACCAACAGAAGCATTGGGCTTAGAAGTAGTAACTTATTATTGCTCCACACATGCGCCTGTAAGCGAAGATATGTACCCTGATCAAGAAATACAAATCAACGAAGATCAAACATTTACAGCTGATAATACTAATGTTATCGAATTTACCTTAAATTCACCAGAAGACAAAAGCTTCGTACAAGTAGATATCACCATACCAAGGGATATGCTCATAGAAGAAAAGCCAGATAGTTCTAGCGGAATAGATTTAAGACAGAAGTATATTATATTAGCCACTAGAGCCAGTCATACAAATATACATTCCGGACTTGCTGGGCTTAATGGACAGGTTTCACAAAATATGCCGGATACTGTCAAGACATGGGCGACCACATACGCCGGAGCATGTCGCTACGCAGAATTCAAAACAGCTTACAGATTCTCATCAGTCTCCACCACGTAACGTCAACACACAAGAAAACTAGTATACCAATATGGCAGAATCGTTAGAAGAGTATAATGACCTTTTAGATAAGATTCATCAACATAGATTGCAATTCCTGGGACTTATAGATATGTCTCGTGAAGAGGCTATTGATAAACTCCGCAATCTAAAATTCAGCACATACGCGGCGTTAAAATCCAGCGTCAACTATCATGCTAAAAAACCATTCATGAATCTTAATCTACATCGCGCCTCTACTGTAAATAGAAATACAACACAATTAGTAGAGGATATCACTCCCGTGGTAGAACCTAAAGTGGAAGAGATTCCTACGCACAACTACAGAATCATATTAGATCCTGACACAGATCCTGATACTATAGATTCAAAATATCTACCAATAAGGGATGAGTATCTCCAGGAGCTAAGGGCTATGGTAAACAAGGGAGGTTGCTCAAGTTGTCAGAGAGGCAAACTTCGACGTAAGTTCATGGAGAAACTTACAGCTCTAGACAAATCTAACAGCGAATCGTAAATGCGACTACAGCGTTTCCTTTTCTGCGATCCAGAGCATTGATATAAGTACGGCTCCAGAGCTGCGCTCGTTCGGCTCGCTCGGCTAGGTCGTCCGGTTCTCCACTAACAAACCTCCAAACCTCTTCCGCATCCAGCATTACAGCTTGCACGTCTCTTGAGGACATACCGCTACTACCCTCAAGACGACGTGCAAGATACCAATTCATAAATTCCTCTCTATCCTGTGGAGGTACTAGCTCTTCATTTCTGATATCACGAGTTAGGTTATAAGGATCAGAACGCAAATCTACAATATATTCGATCTGTGTAGGCATGTTATAGCGTACACTGCGAGCCTCGGAGGTAATGGTCCTAAATCTAGGACGATCAACATTTGGCATAAAATATTCTTGACATTATTAGTTGTTATTGATATTGGTCTCGAAATATGCGACAGTAGACGTACTATGAGAACACTATTATTAATCGCAATATTTACGTTTACAGTGCATAATTCACTGCCGCCTACCTGGGAACTAGTAGATGAAACAATAAAAACCGCTAGCCAAAGTTAATTTGACTAGCGGTTCTTGTTTTACAGTAACTCTACGTTACATCATGCTCATGGGTGACGGAGCAGAACAACTGCAAGATCCCTTGTCGGGAATATCACCGATAATGCACTCAGTAGTAAGCATGAGACCTGCCACAGAAGCTGCGTTCTGAAGAGCGGAACGAGTGACCTTGGTAGGATCAATCACACCGCTATCCAGTAAGTTCTCGTACTTACCTGTCTTTACATTGAAGCCATCCCAGATGTTCTCAGCCACCTTAACCTTCTCTACAATGAGAGCGGCTTCGGCTCCAGAGTTAGCAACGATCTGACGCATCGGCTCCTCTACAGCCTGTCGTACGATATTGAGACCGATAAGCTCGTCACCAGTGTAATCAGCATCAGAGATGTTACTAATAGCGCGGATGAGGGCCACACCACCGCCGGGCACGATGCCTTCCTCCACCGCAGCGCGGGTGGCATGCAGGGCGTCGTCCACGCGGTCCTTCTTCTCCTTCATCTCGGTCTCGGTGGCAGCACCGACCTTAATGACGGCCACACCAGCAGAAAGCTTAGCAAGACGTTCCTGGAGCTTCTCACGGTCATACTCGGAGTTAGATTCCTCAATCTGCTTACGGATAGATGCAGCGCGAGCTTCGATAGCTTCCTTAGAGCCGGCCCCGTCCACGATAACAGTAGAAGACTTAGTAACAGTAACACGAGCCGCCTGACCAAGTTGAGCCAACGTTACGTCCTCCAGCTTAAGACCAGTCTCGTCTGTAATAAGCTCTCCTCCAGTAAGAATAGCAATGTCACGAAGAATTTCCTTCTTACGATCACCAAAACCAGGAGCCTTTACCGCTGCTACCTTAAGTACACCACGGATACTGTTAATCACAAGCATAGACTGAGCTTCGCCGTCCACATCATCAGCAATAATAAGAAGAGGAGTGCCGTTACGAGAAGCAGCTTCCAGTACAGGGAGTAGCGGCTTAACAGAAGTGATCTTAGTATCGGTTACGAGAATACAGGGCTTCTCGAACACCGCCTCCTGCTTTGCCATATCGGTAATAAAGTAAGGGGACAGGTAACCCTTATCGAACTCCATACCTTCCACTACTTCAAGGCTGGTCTCTACACCTCGGGCTTCCTCTACAGTTACAGCACCGTCCTTACCAATACGACCTACAGCCTCAGCGATGATACCACCAATCTCCTTATCCCAGTTGGCAGATACAGTAGCCACCTGGACAATGTCGTCCTGCGAGCGTACAGGGATAGACAGAGCCTTGAGAGCCTCTGCTACCTGACCCGCAGCCTTCGTAATACCGCGCTGAACCTGGATAGGATTGGCGCCTGCGGTGACAGCACGGAGGCCTCGCTTGTAAATAACCTCCGCCAGCACCACACTGGAAGTGGTACCGTCACCAGCTACATCATTAGTCTTACTAGACACCTCACGAACAAGGCGAGCACCCATATTCTCGTAAGGATCCTCGAGCTCTACCTCCTTGGCTACAGTAACACCGTCCTTAGTAATATGAGGGGCGCCGAATTTCTTATCGATAACTACATTACGCCCTGCCGGACCTAGTGTGCTCTTTACAGCCTTAGCGATCTTAGCGACACCATTAAGCAAGCTTTGACGAGCATCTTCTGCGAACTGAATCTGTTTAGCCATTGTTGTATAAAAAATTAGTCGTTGTTAATAATTGCAAGGATATCTACTTCGTTAATAATTACATACTTCTTATCGTCTACGGTGTACTCAACTCCACCATAACCGGTAATAAGTACAGTATCTCCTACAGCTACTCGGAACTCTTCGTCCTTCTTACACAAGCCCAGAGCTACAACAGTAGCTTTCCTAGGCTTACCGCCCTCAACGTTTGCGCCATCAGGCACATACAGTCCGCTGGCAGTCTTAGTCTCAGTAGGTACACGTTCCAGGAGAACGCGCATTCCAATGGGTTTGATTGTCGTACTCATATTGTTTGTTTGATTTCTAGATTACCAAAACTATATTACTTATGCGAGACTATGCAAGTCTCAAATTTGACATATTACGTAAAAAGAGAGCGACTGGCGCTCTCTGAATTTATTTAGTTATTGTCGTTGTTACTGTTATCGTCGTTCATCACGTAAGCAGTAACAACAGCACCTATAGTAATACCAAGTACTAATGTAATCATAGTATATTTTCTGTTTGTTCGTATTCTTCCTGTTCGAGGATATCCTCGAATTCACTGTGAGGCACTACACGGCTCACAGTACCTGCAAAAATGAGTGTCTGCTCTGATGTCAAACGCTCATTGAGGGTGCAATTAAATACACCCCTAACTGTCACCTTTTCATTATCGATCTCCAGGGATTCGATATCGCCCAAGGAGATAGACAGACCTTCTCTAGCTACCCCATCGTCGGAATGTATAGGCCAGCTTATATAGAGAAGATCTGGGTGACGGATCTCCATGGTACACACACTGTCGCCGTAGCCAAACAGTATAAGGTCTTCCCACCGGAGCTTGCGCTGAATTGACTTCAATGTCAACTCAACGTCAGTCTTGTCTGTATAAAACAACATGAGATATGTATTCCTTTCTCATGTATATATACCGCGAAATAGGCCTATTTTTCGTCATAACTCATTGACGTTAGAGCGCTTATGACTTTTCAAAGTTGTAAGTTATTGAAAATGAACAACTTGCGTTTGACACTCCTGGAAAATGGCGTTAAAACACGCTCTGCAAAATTTGCCGTCTTATCGTATATATATTCATATATACTCCTATATCACTTCGTTCTATAGGAGTATATCTTCTATATATACTCTGCTTATCTCGTAATTACTTCGTAATTACTCGAACGCAAGAAAGAAAGCAAGTAGCATATGCGCGCGTGCGCGCGCGACCTTTTTATTCAGAACTACCTTTATCGAGTATATTCATCTTCTGCCACGCAGCTATAACCTGAGAGTACTTTTCAGGATCTTTTTCCAGAAGCACTTCATGAATCTCATCAGCATTAATTTCTACAACAAGTCCTGAATGATTCCCTGGAACTATAGTATGCAATAGCTCTTCCGCAAAAGAAGCTAGAGCACACATAGGATTCACATCCTCCAGGTATTTTACTATCTCCCTTGAATTTCCTCGAAGGACCTCAGCTATAGTTATAGGGCTGGCCTCCTTCAGGAAATAGTCCAGGCTTATATCCACGTGCCCTACTCCTACTATATGCAGACGTCCCCTTAAAGTACCATCATCCATAACCCTATCCGCATGCTTCCTGGCAGCCTCTGCGTAAGCCTTCAGACTGGACTTGATCTCGTGCATTGTACACACCCTTAACCCGGCGACAGGAATGGTGTTTATATCGAAGAAATCAGCACCCAGGATAGGAGGTTTTACGTTAAGGCGCCAGAACCACTCTAGAAACGCGTTTTGGGACTCGCCTAGGTAGTTTATCCCAAACGGCTCTAAAAGCTCGTCAGAGCCGCTCTGAGAGCGCAGAATGGCCCCTACTGTTCGAAGCTTGTGAGACAGTTGGAATGGATATACGTTTATGATGCGGTTTATCGGTACTCCAGGAACGCCGTCTACGTCTATATCCAGATCAACTTTATGTATATCCGTGCTGCAAATCTGACATTCGTTCACAGCCAGTTCCAGTACGTAGCAACTATCTGTAGTGTCTGCGGATCTAGATAGCACGTCAGCCAGAGCCTTTCGTATGTGATTCTGATCTAGTGTGCCTGTCTCGTTGTATACGCTCTCAAGGAACTGACGTTTAAGAGATTCTTTTGTCAAGCCTCCAGCTTCTATAATTCTGGCCAGATCACTCTCTGTGATACCAGTGTATACTATATTCATTTAATTTATAATGTTCCGTTATAACGCATAGGCAAAACCTTACCTGCCTGGTTGAATACCAGTTCTAGCGTCTTTGATTTTTTGAGGACTCTGGATTCTAAGTGATACGCATCCTCTTCTTCTTTAGTACATAGATTACTTTTTGCGACTATCTTAATGTCGCTCAGCACATTGTTAAACTTACGCGCTGTAATATCCACAGCATCTTTGCAGTGTACAACGAAATACACAGAAGTCTCATCATAGTCTTCCGGTATGAAATACACAGCATCCGAATACCCCGGCACAGCCTGCCATATCTGATCAATCTTTTTTCCGTCGATAGTCATATTGTACTTACCTTCGGAATATAAAAGAATGAGCCTGGCTAAGTCTCCTGCTTTATGTACTGTATTGTGTACGTAGGACACGGCCCCCGGAGCGGGGGCCGTGCTGCGCTTTACTACTCTCTTACGCATTGTAGAAAGAGTCTGCACCAGGAACCTGATCGATAATATCGTTGATGGAGGAAGCTACCGCCTTAGCGATGATCTCTGCCATACCAGCTTCGTTAAAGCGACGCTGGAATGTAGCTCCCTGTACAAGCGTGGTATTCTCCGCAGATACTGCTCCGCTCTTGATCCAGTTGCGGATTGTAAGTTCGCTAACTCCAGCACTCTCTACCATGTCGCGCATGGTGTAGCAGAATGTATTGAGTAGCTTGTTACGATCTTCACCATCAGCAAGGATATAGTACGAACGTTCTCGCTTAGAAGGATAGATACCTAAACTAGCAAGAGATCCATAGGTCGTCCAACGTTCCTTACCGATGTACTCACCCATCTTCTGTTTCGACACATACTTAATAGTTTCTGGACTATTATCGATTCGAATCTCTTTGATGAGATCGATCACGCGAGGGGAGAACAGCTCGATGGGCGTGGTGTTATACACATTACCGCGAATGAGAGTTGTACGAATACCATCCCATCCGTAAGTAGCCTCTACTTTGCGCAGAGCCAAATCAAGCCATGCTTTGCTTACATTAAGAGTCTTACGTACGGACTCAAACGTAAGCGGGAAGCGATTAATCTTATTACAAGCTGCAATGGTATCAGCTTCACTGTATGCATTATGCCCCACGTGAGCGATACCGCAGCAATCCGCCATGTGAGCAACAAAATAGAAAAGACCGAAGATGTGATTGCAGCCGTACTCTACAAATTTCTTCGATACCTCTTCAGCTGTGAGATCCTTGTCGCCTTCCTTACGAGCATCGTACGGACGCTTGCGACGAAGTCCACGTATAACAACTTTCTTAAACTCAGTGAGCATTTCGGTGCGCGTAGTGCGGCACTCAGAATTAATAATAAACTCACGATCCAACTGTACTACCTGGCTCTGAGGAATCTCAAAGCTGTAATTATTACTACTACCAACAAAACTAATTACATTAGAACCGAGCTGTCGCTCGAACTGGTACGAAATGCCTTCGTCCATGACGCTTACGCGTGAGGTTGTTCCGTCGATGAAGCAGATATCGTTACGGTTGTTATTGAAGGTGATTTCGATGTTGGTTGACATAATTGGGATTGCTTTCTATTTTTGATTGTTAGATAAAAAAGCGGCACATCAATGTGTGCCGCTGTCGGTAATATTACTTTATGGTGGTCAAATTTCTCGCATGTCTGCGAGCATCGCCCACCATATCCTTGGCCACTGATTTTGCCCAATGGGCCATATCGTCCGCGGATATTTTAAATACTACTTTGCCCAAAAAGCGGTTAAGCTTATAAGCCACTCCTTTGTGCACAGCACTTATGGGAGGTAGCTTATTACCCCTGTATATACACTCTCCTTTAACAGTGGTGACCGTGTAGGTTACCGATTCTGTCTTGGAGTTTCTTTTTAATTTGAGCACAGCAATACTCTCCTCCTTTTGATGGAGGACAGGATATATGTTGCTGTACTCAGTTCCAGGTCGGCTTGGAGCAGGGCAGACCTTAAGGTCTACCTTACCCAAGCGAACCCCTACAGCCACTTCCAGTGAATCCTGGTCGGCAGACAACTTTACTTCTGTAGATAGTGCCATTATGTAATAGGTTGGTTCTCCAATTATATATAGCACTCATAGTTAATAATTTACATCATTAGACTACACTTATGTTTCTCTTCTTCTAGATATTTACAATACTTACAAGCATCGCATTTTATAGGCACCTTATTAGGGTTGTCCCATTTGGCTACAAATTCCTCCATCCTCTCGGTGGCTTCACTCTCACTGAAGACTTTTGACTTCATAATCTTAAAGTCACAGAACACAAGACGCGTATCCATGTAATCGCTGTTAGTGGACTTAATACCATGGTACGCGTATGGAAGCATCTGCATCTCGTAGTCTCTGATACCTCCACTCTTCAAGTCAAAGATAAGTTTTCCCGAAGGGCAATATGTATCCATTTCGCCTGAGATAAGAACGTCTCCTATTGTGAACTTAAATCTACAGTCTGTCTTTTTGCACAGGATGGGTTCTTTGCCACAAGTGTGTCTGATCGTATTACCTGCCCACTCAATGGCGGCGAAATCTTTCTTCTTTAACATTTTGTGAGCAATGCCGTTCAGGGACTCCATATTGTGAAACAGGTAATTTCTTAGGAATCCGTCCATAGCCGTACCTCTCAACATAGCGTCATTAGGAGGGGTGGGTTTTCTTTCCCAACACGGACATTGATTTATGTAAGTGAACGACGATGGTGTGAGCTTTTTTACTTCTTCTTTTATCGACATACTTTAATTGCAAAATTTTTATACTCTTCTGGAAATTGAAGGAGTTCTTCTGTCTCAGACTCGACGTCTACAGCGTCGTATCTTAGTGTAGGAAAATCATGTAATAAGCATTCATTTTTATCTTCCTCTTCAACCTCCAACTCATATAGCCATACATTTTCAGGAAGTCCTCCTTCTGTACACATTAGATTGATCCAGTAATTATTCAGCATACTGCGATCACAAGACGACACTATCCAAGTCTTGTAGGATAGTTCTCCAGCTATTTTTATAACTGTTACTAATGAGTCCAGCGATGTAAAATCTCCACCAAAGAACAACCTGGATTTATCTCCTGGTAATACCTCTAAAAGCTTTCGTATAACTTTTGTATATTCATTATTACTCAGATAATTATTCTTATTAAACAACTTAGTGTTACGCGCCACCATCTCTTTAAACTTAGGGCTGCGTTGACTACCTAAATATGCAGCACTGAGTTTAAAATTCTTAATCGGTCTGCACATTGTTTTTTCACTCAAAGGTATAGCAGATACTATCGCGCCTTTATCGGAAGCGTACACATAAGTTAAATCTCCTGTATCAACAACGTTTAACATTATTACTTTTTAAAAACAATCCAGGTACTACCGCCGGTTCTATCGTACCGTCTAGTACCGCATACTGTATTTGAGCGGCAAGTTGATTGTAGGATAAAGAAAAATTTTCTAACCAACTTTTGTGTGAGCATGCAGAGTCAGTTAGAAAACTAATCTTACCTTTTCTATAACTTACCAGTCCACTTTTAAGATATCTATTATCTATATAAAATACACAGCAGCAAGCTGTCATCTCGCTGACAGGTCTACTACTGTGTATCAACTTGCCTACTTTGGCGATAAGAATTACTCTAAATCCAAATGAGTTTACAAAAGAAATAATTTTATCGGTTATTTCTTTCGGTAAGAAGGGATGCTCTCTGAGTGCATTTTTACGATGCGTTCGAGTAGAGGTTTTACTACGATACCTTCTGCGATTTTTTCCATCGGAATCATCGCTGTGAATAATCCTTCCGGAGTTGTGTACATGAAGTGAATCGTCCGAGGAGAGCATACTACCGAATAATTATACCAGCCGTATTTATACTGAAGGCCGAGAGCTGCCAAGTCTACTACTTTGCGAACAGCCTCTGTATCTTTAGCATCTGATATCTGGCAATTTTCTTCTAAATATTTAACCCAGTTCATTTCTTTATATCAGCTGGTACAATGATCTTAGATTTACCTGGAACAAATAAACTGTTCTCAGGATTCTGCCATCCTGGTTTAGCAAATCGGAAAATAGTAGGATTCTCTTTCATACCCGTACTGACGTGAGGATACCTTTGAGCTTCCTTCCAGAATTCCTTATACTGATCCTCTGTTAATTTTTCAGCCTCAGATGGAAGCAGTGTACTTACTCTAGGAAATTCTTCCCAATCAGGAATTCCTGGTTTTACACGTTCCCAGATAATAAATGCCTGGTATGCTGTGTACTGCGCGTCGTTTACGCTAGGGGCTCTTAGGAAAATGGTATAGTCTAGTAGAATAGGCTCTGAAGCGCCTACGTCATTTTCAACCTTCAGGTCTACCTTCCACGGCTGGAACGCGGCGCACTCTTCAAGAGAGTAACACTCAGGGTGCTTAGGCTTTTCCAGCCTTACCCATTTCTTCTTCTTGTAATCTGTATAGCAATCGTCTTTATCACTCATGATATAAAGACGATAGCGACATTCTTTTTAGTATCAATAAAAAAATCCAGGCGTAGTAAAATTTTTACCACACCTGGACAATTATTATGCTAGATTACTTACGAAAAGTAGCGCTCGATAATTTCAGCCTTAGTGCCCGATACATCAGCATCCTCGCCGTGTACGGTCTGGATGTAATCGATAAGCTCGCTCTTCTTCATTTCCTTAGGATTGATTTCCTCGAGAACTTCAGTAGCATCAAGTTCTATTACGGCAGGAGCGGGCTCTTCTACTACTACCGGTTCTGATGCAGGAGTATCTGTCACAACAGATGCGTCAAGGGTTACATACTGCTTCGGATACATATAAGTATTCACTGCTTTTACTGTGGATTTATACATTTCGTTCATAAATTAAAATTAGTAAGAATTTAAAGTATACTGCACTCTCATAGCTTTGTCACAAAGATCTTTAATATCTACCTTGTTAAATATATCAGTCGCCTGGTTAAGATACTGGAAGTTAATAGCTCCTATAAGTTTGCCTCTACTATCATGCAAAGGGATAGAGTACATCACGTCGATGCCGAGACTTTCGAATAAGTAACGTGTTGCGCTGAACTTCATCTTATCAGTCTCGTAACGTATGATTCTTGCATCTCCGTTAGAATAAGATAGTCCTGAAATTGGTGCAAACTTTGTGATACCTTCTCCGAGGTAATTGTCACCGTATAGAGGACCTATAAGATCTAAATAATTACTGACAATCAGACGTTTGACGGGATCCGAAGCAGGCTTTACTCCAGGGGATAAGAATTCGTGAGAGCATGTGAATTTAAAGATAGGATTCTGAACTGAGAAAGATTCTCCGTTATGGAATTGACAAATGGACACTCGATCCGTATGTGTGTTATCTTGCATCACAGCTAACATATTATCTATGGAGTAATATTTAGCCAGATCTTCGGGCTCCGGTATGTGACGACTTTTATGCTTTGCTGCAAAGTCCTTACCCCACTTAATTATCTTGTCCCTGATCTTTCTGAAACACAAAGGTATAACAATAGCCAATATCGTCACAACTGTATCCAGCAGCGGTGAATATGTGATCATATCCACCACTCCATTTTCTAGCTGTTGCACGACGGTATTCTGCATAATCTTATTATACGAGACAAGTTAATAAAAGTGCAACTTAGTGTATGTTATTCTGATTTTTCTTCTAGCTCTGCCACGCTATTCGCCAAAAGTTCAGCTACATATTTAGACCATCCCTCGAGCTTTTCGTAACGCTCTGTTCCAGGGGCAATATCAGGGATAGTTACCCACTCTACAGAAGTGAGAGCATCCTCCACATTGATATTGGGAACATCTGCTAGGATAACAGTGTACAGAAGTCCAATGTGTACAGATGATACAGCTTCACTGTCGTCGTAGATGGGTGTATCGTGAAGCATTACAGCTTCGCAGTTCAGTTCCTCGACACCAAGCTCTTCGAAAAGCTCTCGGAACAGACATGCAGAGCATGGAGAATCTTCTGTAGGGGATCTAAAGTAATTTTCTACATCGATACCGTTAATGTGTCCTCCTATACCAATAGAATATTTGTCCTGTAAACGAGACTCTCCTCCCTTCGAGCTACGCTTGTACATAAGTACCTTTGCTTCTCCGTCTTCTCCGAACGGTGCAATTACTACAGCGTACGGAATAGGTTGCAGCAAACTTGTGTCTGTCTCCACATCACCGCGCCTATGAAGCGTAGCAATACCAGGAGCTGTTGTGGCTTTTACTACCAGTTCGGCTGTCGGAATACCCAGAAGGAACAGACGGCCCTTATCTACACACATGATCACTTCGTTGTCTTTACTCATATTATTAAGTTTTGTTAAATAGTTTACGCAATAATATCACTGCCGTTAACACGTACAAGTGCCACGGGCTCCTTAGTTTTTACAAGAATACCTTCTTCTTTACCAGTCTTTCCTGGTATAAATTCGAAGATATCTGCAAGACTATCGATACTACCAAGCCTCTTCATGAGCTTATGATTTTCTTTCATAGCCTTAGCGCAGCTCTTAAGACGATTACTTACATCGAGATCTCCCCACTTGAGTAGAGCTCCACTCTCTTTATTAATGTACGCTGATTTCTGAATGACCCATACTTGCAGGTCGTCCGGAACATTTCCTTCAGGGTCGTTAATGACAACCATCCAGTCTTTCTTTTCGCGTTTGCTTTTTTCTGTGGGGACTTTTTCTTGTTCATCTTTCTGACGTGCTTTGTAAATAAGGGTTTCTACTACAGTGGGCTCGATGCCCAACTCTTCACATACTAACTTGAGATTCTCTTCGCTGATTTTGTTTGCCATAATAATTTAACTTATAAAACGGGTTACTATTTCTTTTATTACTTTGTTTGGTATAGGCGCATTGCCAGAATACCATTTCTTCACCTCTAAAGGTTTCACTTTCAACATGCTAGCCAGGTCTGCATCAGACATACCTGTAGCTGCTATAAGTGCAGACTGTATGAGAGGTACATACATGTTCGGTAGTTCCCAATCTGCGTACTCTATAATCCAGTCTGTACCGTCGTCAGTGTCTATTTGGATGGGATTTTCTTCTAGTAATCTCCATGTTCTTTTTCTGACGGTTTTACCTTCACATATAAGTACGCCTGTACAACTGGACTTGGTTGTTAGTTCTCTTACTTTACCGCAACATATTTCAACAGATGGGTCAGATACTGCATAATCAGTAGTATCCACTATAGCCACATTCTTAACGCAACCAGGATGCCTCAACCACCACTTGCGTGTGCGGGCTTGAACTTCATTTACAGCTCTCTTTATTACTAGTTGACCGGAGTCAGGTACCACGGAGTGTACCTTGGAGCCTCTACCGGTATCAGCTCCTCTTCCAGTTTGTTTATTGCGTTTAATATTTTTGTATTTCTATCTGTTGCTGCGCTGGTAGATGTGAGAATATCTACGCACAATGGTTTACTATAAATGAGGCCGGTAGTCTTATATTTTATCCTGCCAACACCAAGTACAGCTCTATCTAGAGACTCCCAACGCATAAAGCGTTCGGATTCTACGGTTCTCCATAACGACGACCTGTTTATTTTCGTAAGTATTAAAGGGGCCTCAGCGGGCATATCCTTCATCATTACCTGCAAGTCTACGTACAGATCTCCTCCGTATTTTCCGGATCCCATGAGCAAAGACTTCATAGCCTGGTATCCGTAGCAAGGAAGAATGTATCTACCAGGACCTCCGCTTTCGGCATATCCCAGTAGTGCTTTGTCCCAACGATCATCCATGAATTGAAGATCGCAAGAAACTGCTTCTGTTATCTTTTCTCTATTTAACATTGCGTGTCATAGTATCGTATATTTGTTGATTCAATAAAACTCTAATCATATTATTTAATGCATGAGCAACCCCAAGCGTACAACAAAGAAGTGGATCTTAGGAGCAGACCCTGGTAAGAACGGTGCTATCGTTCTTATTAATGCTAAGAAGAAGTTCGGTGAATTTACTTCTGACGATGTAGTGTGCATTCCAACCAAGACGAACGACGGCAAGATCGATGTTGTGCGTATGGTAGACGCTCTGACTCCTTATGCAAAAGATATCGTTCTGATGGTACAGGAGCATGTGCATGCTATTTACGGATCGTCCGCTAAAGGTAGCTTTGAATTCGGTGATGCAAACGGCGCACTTCGAGCTGCTCTATCGATAGTATCTCATATTGCAGGTACCGATCTGCCTGTACACCTCGTGATGCCTAAGAAGTGGCAGGAAGTTGCCTGGAAGCCCATTAGTGTCGTAGGAGCCCCTATCATCGATAAAGAAACAGGAGAGCCGCAGCTGTTACGCAACGGCTCTATCAAGATCAAGATAGATACAAAGGCCACGTCACTTTCCGCAGCTCACTCCACTTTTCCTGGCGTATCTTTCGTTCAGCCTAGGTGCAAGAAGGAGCACGACGGTTGCGTGGACGCGGCCCTTATAGCTTATTATGGTCTTCGTAAATTAATTTCCAGGAGATAAGATCTTATCGATCACGTCATCGTCCTGTAGCTTTTTGGCCAGACGGAAACCTCTCTTGGAGCTATACACAAATTTACTTTTCTTTTTCTTATTAATGTTAGCTTCTTCCCGAGATGTGTCTGTAGAGTCATTCGACTCGTGGCTATTATATTCTTCCGGAACGTCTAATAAAGATTCAAAAATTGCACCACTAACATCGGCCTTTTTGGTTAAGGAACCTGATGTGATACCTGAGTTCTCAGCTATTTCTGAGCGAATAGCGTGACCAAAGATGCAGGCTATTTTATATAGAGCATTTTTCTTCTTCTCGCTGAGATTGGAGGCTGCTTTAAAAAATGCAGGATAAAGCTCTGCAAATTCGGACGCAGCAAGTAACTCTGTCTGAGCACCAACAGCCGCAGACTTAGCGATACAAGATATTGCGATCTGCTCTGTTAGTGGGTCTACGTCTAACGAGCTGGAAGCTCCCTTGACGGTATCTAGAGCATCAGCAAACCCTATCATACCTGCTGTATTTCTGAAGTCTTTAAGACGTCCGTCGGCAGCGGTAGCGATAAGATTACTTACATCAGAAGATGCAGCCTTTGTCATATTGATAGTACGTAGGAGGAACTCAAATCCGTCCGTGTCTGTGACACCTGCGCTTTTATCGAGCTCTTCTTCTTCCTCTACAGGAGCATCTACAATCTCAATACGCTTAGGGGATTGTACATCTTTCTTTTTAATCGGGAAAGATTTGTTGAGGAGTTTGTGAGCTACCACGCCGGATCCAAGCGCCATAAGGATAGGAAGTGCAAGAGGTATAGAAATGCCCAATTCTGAAGCGCTCATACCTTTACCTGCGGAGGCTGATTTTTCCGATTCCTCCTCCTCTTTTGACGGTTTCTTTTTTTTATCTAACTTCTTGTAACCCTGAGTCTCTAGAAAGATATTTTGGGCCTCGTCAAGTTTGTCTTGTGCTTGCTTTTTGCGCAGTGCTTCGTACAGCTTATTCACTAAAGCGTATGTACCTGCAGCACTTACGATACCACCAGTCAGGGCTAGCGGACCACCAAGAGTCATAGCTACTTTTTCTTGCGGGGCTTGTTTATAAATCTTAATGGTATCATCATCGTCATCAGACTCGTCAGCGTCGTCTTTCAGATGTCTAAGATAATTAACAAGCGCTGTAGCTAGCGCAACTCCTCCTCCGGTAGCCGCACCACCTATAAGATAGTTGCGTACCAGATCCTTATCGCGTTGTGATAAAATCGATGAGCTCATTATTTACTTTTTTGTCGGTAATTGATATAGAATGTCTGCGTACTCTATGTATACGTAGAACACTCCGCGGTAAAACTGTCTGTCTATAGTATAAACTTCAATCTTGGGTGATGGCAACTTTGTACGCTCTAGTAACTTGGAGTACTTTTCTTTATCCTCCTCACCATCCAATTGAAACACCTGGAACTTCCTAGGACCGTAGGTAAATAGGTCTGGATTGCTGTATTGATTTTCAAACACCGCCTGAGTGGAGTGCGTGCGCAGACCTAGGCGGTCTGTTAAGTAAATATTATCATCTACAGCTTTAGCAGCTTCTACAGTGTCTGCTTTAAGCATAGGAACCCCTATACCTACATTTGTAGAAGGATCGTTATTGTTAAGAAAAGATGGTACAGAACCTTTCATTACAGGATAAATGCGCCTTCTCCCTGCTCCTCTGCACTATTCTTGATGGCTTTCTTAGATTTAGGTTCAGGCTCTATATTAAGTCGTTTCTTAATATCTTTTGCTATCTGTTTATAGTGCTTAGCTTGCTCTTCTTTAGCCTCTACATCAGCACTGTCCTGAGCAGCATCTCTATTTAAATACCAGGTGAGAGCTCCTGTGGCAGTACCAGCGCCCGCACCCAGAAGTGCGTACATTTTATACAGCTCTGGCAGGGTACCTGTTGCTGTACCAAATACTTTAGACAGAAGTCCTCCGAGTACGCTAGGAGATGCTGATTTTTCCATCAGTTCCTCATGTACAGCGCGAGCTTGCTTGTGTAGCGACTTCACTACAGGTACGATAAATTTCTCTACGGATACAGGAGAAAGTACTGAGGCACTTTTTGCCATAGTATCGTAGAGATGGAATTCTACAGAAGAGTCCATTCCTGCTGCTTTAAAACACGCCGCAGCAATTTTGCAGATGTCTTTCTGGATAGTTGTATCAGAAAGCATAGCATTCGAGAAAGCGGAATGTCGAACTACCTCTCCTGGAGTAACTCCTAAATTTGCACAGGCGATCTTTACACCGGCGTTGAAACCTTTGCTGTAATTTTCATTCATAATATATCTCTATAAGAAAGTGGTCTAAAGTTAAAGTCAAATGTTGTCTGTTGGGGTTTAAAGAAATTATTAGCAATAATATTTGTCCCTAGTGCTCCTAGTACACCTCCTAACAATGTGCCTGTGGCAGAGCTGGTTCCAAATAAGAATTTTGCAATTATAGCCCCTACACCGAAACCTAGTGCAGCTCTTACAAGGTTTGCTAATTTTTCTGCATCACTGCGGCTCATATTTTTAACAGCCGCAGCAAGACGTACTTTCTCGCCAACTCCTATATCATTTGCACTTTGCAGTTTTTCTAAAATGAAATTGCGAGGGTCGGTGTAGGTAGCGGCTGATTTTTGAAGATACATTGCTGACGGATTTCTTCTGCTGCGAACAAACCCATTATGACCTCCTAACAACGCACCTAAAGCTCCGCCAGCTAAAGCCCACTTACCTACAGACGTTTTACCTAAAAATAATCTAGCAATAAGACTAGCTAAAGCTCCTCCTCCAGCTCCCAGTACACCTCCTACTGTAGCGCCGCTAAGAATACCACCATTAGCGGCTCGGCCTAGGAATCCATCTACTCGCGACTGGCTTTTATCTCGTAAATATTTTCCTACACTGTAAGCTATAGGTGACTGATCTGCGGGACTGTCATACGGGCTATATCCAAATTTAAAGGCTTTGTCTGGATTATTGGCTCTCCACTCCGCAGCAGCAGGGGTGTCAGCCATAGCCATAGCCCTGTCCCCTGTAAATTTAAATGTATCGCCGTTGATGTAGCGACGCTCTATAGTTGGCTCAGGTCCTGGTATAATTGTATCTTCGTATGTAGCTGGCATTTTAACTTATCGAGTATGCGTTTCTTGCGGGACTTTCAACCCAATATCTGCGACCGTACCCAGTGCCGCTTATGCAGTTTTTAAAATCATTAGTGTATCTTCCAAACGGAGCACGAGCGACATCTGGTGATACATTTTTATTAGCACTTGGTTTAGGCACGTCAGTCTTATCAAACTTAACCAAGTCAGCCTTCCTTTCCTCGCTACCATTTATCTTCACAATTCCAGGTTTTATGCCCGGCTTCGGTGGAGTATAGTCTCTGGACGCTGCAGCTGTAGGACTGTACGTATACGATGCACTTGCTAGTTTTAATATATATAAGTCATTCATACTTTTGTCCTGTTACTGTTGACCTGCCATCTTTCTTCCCTGAGAAGCTCCCTGCTGTCGTATTTCCTCCATATGACGTTTAACAACAGCGTATAGAGTCGGGTTAGACGCTTCGATTTGCATCATAGCTTTTCTACGTTCACCATTATCCTGTATCTGCAGAAGTCTCATGGCCTCTTGCTCACCTTGCTGCTCAATGTCCAGAGGAGTAACACCTCCCTGACCACCGCCACCTCCAGCCGGAGCAGCACCTTCAGCAGGCATACCTCCTCCAGGTCCTCCGGTAGCTTGCATCATAGCTTCCACTACTTGGTTGGCGGAGCCTAGTGTCATTTCGCGTTCGAAATCTTCGCTGGCTTTTTGTCTAGCTTTTTCGATTTCGAAATCTTCTTGCGATCGCCTCATTACCTCTTGTACGGGATTGTCGATATTAAAGGCTCTGTATGCTGTAGCGCGAGATACCTCACCTCCAGCCGCAAGCTGTAACCATACGTGTCTCTTCTCCATATCGTCAGCGACAGAAGGAAGCATAAGCTTAATACTTACAGGCTCTTTTTCAAGATAACCTAAGATATTTTTTACAGCCCAGCGTACTGCGTTATTGAAGTTTCTTTGTAAATGTACGAATGTGGATTCAAACAGGCGTATCGCTGTTGGAATTTGAGCAGTCTGTAATGACATGTGCCATAGTTCTGCTGGGTAGCCCATACCGTCTAATAGCTCGTCCTGATGGAATTTCATCAACTCTACAGGAGCAAGTGCTTTACCGTTAGCACCAAGTTCCTGGTATGTTACAGGGAATGGTACTGTCTGAATAGATGTGAGATCTTTACGGCGAGCAGCAATAAGTTGCTTCATAGCTGCATGCCACGCGCCCAGGTTGGTAGACATAGCAACATCATTTCCGTGTTGACTGCCAACTGGAGTAGGGCTGAGCAATCTGAAAGGAAGCATGTAATCCATACCTACAGCTTCATTAATACAACGTAAAACTTGAAGCTGGTGAATGTTATTATAATTCAGAAGAATATTAGGAATACCCCAGCCGTTGTATGACAACCCTGATATGAATGGATTCTTGAAGTGATAAATGTTACCTTGGTTGAAGGCGAAATTACAATTATCACGAATAGCTTGGAGCATGTCCATCGGAGTATCATTAATTTGATGAATATGCGATCCCTCCCTAACAGCTGCTGCAAAGAATTCTTCGAATCGATATATGTACTCGCATTGTCCAGAAATTAGGTTCATGTTGATCATCATACGTAATGGGTTCAGTAGACGAACTTTGATACGATTTTGATCAAATGACTTTCTATCAATGAATTCCATATCCACTCTACTCTGCTTGTCGGACTCCATATGCAGAGTTCTGGGATCAGGAACATTGTATGTCATGTTGGAGAGATTAAATTTAATATCTCTACCAAAAGCTTCTACAGCTATCTCTTTGTAACCCCCACCTCGACGATCCACCAGGAATCTATTAAAAGGATAATAGATCCACATGAAGCTGTTGCCATAAATCATCTGCTCCATTCCTGCCTGCTGTAGAATATCCAGCATGCGAATAGAGTTTGTCAGATAATCTTTTAAGTTGTTTTGCTCCTCTGGATCTCCTGCCTTTCCTACAAACTCGAAATCAGTAATAAAGTGTGAAACTGTGCGCCTAGTAGCCTGAGTGTAAGAAGGATTCTGAATTGCCAGGAAAAGGCAGAATTCCAGAGCGGTATAAAAATCTTTGGGAATATAAAGATTAGAGCTCATCACGAACGGGTCGTGGAACTCTTTTGTCCCGTGAAAAAAAGACTTTAAGTTAGGATCTCCTGAAGTGATAGCTGAAGACATTTACTGGCAAGTTTACTTATCACCAGTATACATTGCCTCCATGGCCTTTTCAAGTTTCTCAGCAGCTCCTGTTAGCTTGTCTTTTTCTCCTTTAGTAAATGCGTTTCCGTTTTTAATAAAATCGGAACGTTTACCTGATTCTATAGAAGGTGTAATACCTTCTCTTATTACTGCTTGTTTTTCCATTATTCTACTATGACGAATGATATATGTTTAAATTTTCCAAAGTTATGACTACCGCCAGCCCAGCACACTTTGTAAGGAGCCCCTTCGACTGTGAGGTGTAGCGGTGTTAGTTTTGGAAGTTTTAATTGAATAGTGTCTTGCATAAGAATAGATACACTATCCTCGCTTATATCTACACTCATTGCTTTTAGACCCACAGACATCAATTTTGTATCATGTGGGTATGCTACCTCAAAGTGTATATTTTTATTTTCTATAGTTACTGTATTCTCGTCTGTATGAGAGGAGCATACTTCTTCGACGTACTGGACAGGAGTGCTTGCTACTCTAGAGTCGTGTGTTTGTTTTTTAGGCAACTCCTCTACAACTTCTCCGGCAGCTCTTCTCATCATACGCTCAGATAAATTATTAGAACGTCTGAACCCAGCTGCATTAGTACTGTTTAATTCGTGATCTACCATTTGGTTTTAATTTATTTATGAATTTTTTTAGTAAACGGACAGCTTTTGCTATATTACTATCAGATATATCGCACACGTACTTACTAGCTAGATCTTCTCCTGTAGATACTAACAATTCCAAGTTGTATGACGCCCCAGAAGGAAAGTGCGATAATCGAAATATAAAGTTAACCCCAGGCAATTCTACAGGGGTTACGTGTAAATTTACGTAACTAGGATAAGTATTAAATACAGTATCCGCTGATATTACGAACATTGTATTAGGCATGAAGATTTGTATATGTGTGGCCAATCTAGTGGCTATAGCTGACAAAGCCAAAGTAGCCGCACTCTTATCCCTGGATAGTAGTGGTTGGGTAAGAATTGTCTCGTTACCATCAAATCCTCCTAATAAAAAATTAATACTTAGTTGCGTGTCCGTCGCGGATACCCCGGCTTCGCAAAGTTCTTTTATACGAAGTCTATGGGTGTGACTTTTAGGGATACATTTGCCTTGCTCCCAGTTTACTATTGTGTGTACAGTAGTACCTAGCTCGTAAGCTAACGCTGTTTTGGTCGCTTTAGGTAAGGCTAGCCTAGCCAACTTTACTCTTGTTGGCCATGACAGTCTGTTGTAATCGGTCAGAGTCATAAAATTGTGGACGTCCATTACTATAATGGACGTCCACAATAAATTAAATAATTAATTATTATTATTAGCGACCTTGACGCATAGCTGCTACTTTAGCCATTACACCTTCGCGTACAGCAGCAATGCGAGAAGCGCGTTTGTGCAGTAGACCACCTTCGGCAGTGTAAAGTGTTGTAGCGTCTTTGGCCATTTCAGGAGTGAACCCGTGATTGATAAGACTCTGAGCGAAACCTGCAGAAGCTGCTTTAACTTGAGCTTCTCGAATCGCGACGATCTGTTCGTTAGTGAGATTATTCATAATGTTGAAACGTATACGTTAATCATATTATGAATATTTAGCAAAGAGTTGTCAACAGTCCCATGGATCGTCAGGCTCTTCATACGCTCCCTGCCACACAATAACCTGATCGTCTCTTATACCGAAGTTGCTTAAAGTGTCGTACAGGTTTAATGTGTAGTCTACACTTTTAACTTTTCCGGAAAGTGTTTTGGCGGAACATGTATTAACTAAATTAGAAAGTTCCGAGTGAATATCTATGATACGTTCTGTGTCTATAGTACCCCAAGACATAGGATAATCTGTACCCCACGCCCAACCAGTATGCTCTGCTATTAAGCATTGTTCATCTTGCTGCATGTGTGGTAGGAATTTGTCGAAAAACTCACAATCCTCTCCTATGCATATGCACTCAGATATTTTTATTATGTTAAAGAATGAAGTCTCTATAAGCTCTGCAGCGCTATGCAGTGCAGTAGCTTTATAATCCGTACCTTCTTTGTCATCCGGCATAGCTCTGATAGACTCCATTAAGTCGGCGGCACTATATATGAGTTCGCTCCATTTAGACTTATCTACAGCGTAAAATCTAAAAGTTATATTTGTAAGGTCTTTCAACATAAAACAAATAACGCTCCCCGGAAAACAACCAGGGAGCGCGCGTTTAGTAGTGCAATATACTATTACTTAAGCTTCTTTACAGTATCGACTATAGCTTTGCAGAAACTATATACTGCATTGCTTGCAATTGAGACAGCAGATCCTGCTACATCGATAACTGCTTTAGCTTCTTTACTATTGATGATTTCTTTAGCTTTATTGATCATATTATTTAGTCTGGTATTTTAATTGTTAAATTTGAGACATCCTCTGGAGATAACCAACGCATCTTCTTAGAATGTCGATCGAAATACTTTTGATATAGACGACCGTTAGATCCTAGCTTAGCACCCCAAGCTACACGCACGTCAATACCTGCGCGTTCGGATTCAGGACCCTCAATAACAGAGATATAACCGAATTGAGACGGATGAATAGCTTGAGCTTCTTCTGTAATAGAATCAGAACTACCAAGTCCTCCAGGACCCATCTTAGTGATGCGTCGTGCTGATTCTGTAAGTTGCATAGGATTGATTTCTTCTAGAGGGGCTGTAAGCGGATTGCCTACCAGCAAGCGTTCAACATAAGGGTCGAACATTGCCGTAGGAATGCTACTTAAATTCTTTTTCCTAGCAACCTGATACATCAGTTGTCTGGAGACCTTACCTGCGTCCATCTTAATACTCTCGCGTAGCATAGAATGAGGGCGTAATATTTTTTGAAATTTCAGACTGTCGCGTTCGTCAGGTTCATCTAAACCTCTATTAATTGCTAATAGTTTTTCCGAAGCGGCAAGTACACCATCAGTGCCAACGCTCATATACTCCTCACCATCGTCGTCAAGTTCAAACGCCGGTACTGACTCCTGCTTCTTAGTAGATGCAGGTTTCATCATGGCTTTAAGCTGGTCTATATCTATCATAATTACTAAAACTATAGTACTTATTGCATCTTAATTTTATCCAGGACGCGCTTCATATTCATCTGCTGAACCAAAGCAACTCCAGGATTACTTGTATCTGGATTACTTTGAACCTCGTGTCCCGTCCTTATAACATTTTTTATCTGTTCCTCTAATGCTGCCTTATTTACATTTATGTCGATAGATGTTCCAGATACAGCATTGATGTACGTAGCAATATCTTCCAGATCATGCCGATTAAAGTTAGCTATCTTTTCCATAGCCTCTCCAGCCTGCAACCAGGCAGCCCTTTTCTTCATATTAAAAAGAGACGGCAGTGTCTTTTTGACGACATTAGTAGCAACCTGAGAACGATCTAATGCATTCTTAATTAGCTCTATCTTCTCCTCCCTGGAGCGTCCTGGGTTATTTTTTCTATCCCACTCTGGTACGATCTTGTTATAAGCTTTTTCGAAAACACGAGCGTCGTAGTTCTCTTTATTCTGCGAGAGAATATCTTTACCCCATCCTTCTTCCATACGCTCATCGCTCACACCTATGTCGTGCAGGAGAGAATATAAGTGAAGCTCAGATCCTGCAATACTGAATTTATACTGCGCTGTCTCAGGATTCAGCTGTACGCGAAACGCATTACCTGTACCTGGTCGTACGTTAAATTGCGTTTCTAAATCACCATTATTCTGGTAACGCGAATATGCTCCAGGTAATAAGCGTTGTTGTGCTATAGATGCCCACTCGTTGCCAGATCTGATGAATGTGCCTCTGTCTGTAAGATACGGAACACGCATTAATGTCATGTCCTTTTCATCTAGCAGCTCTCCGGTTTTTGTGTCTGTAAGCCTTAATTTACCTCTGAGGCGTCGCATTAAATATTTATCTTCATGCAATGCTCTCTTTTGGTCGCTTATAGAGTAACGTTCAGGATCTACGTATTTAACATCAGATAGTTCCATACGTACACCGTTGTGTTCTTTAGGAAATTGTTTCTCTAAAGCACTTTTAGCATCCTCAAAAATTAGGTTTCTGTGGGTATCGAAATCTTCTAAGTCGTAAAGCTCTGCACCATCTGGCAACTCGGCATCCTCGTACATTCTTGGCATACCATAATGGTAAGGATCTGAGAGGTAAAAAACAAGCACACCCTATCCGGATGTGCTTGTTTTTATTATACGAACACACGTTCTTGAGTGAACGCTCTGTTGTTAATAGCATTAGACAACTGGCTAAGTTTACTGGCTCCTAGCTGACCAAAGAAGTTATTCTCGTCGTACGTCATCTCTCCTATACGTCTTCGATGAGTTTTACTCCAGTCGTACGCGTAGACCAGATGTGTTTCAGTATCATCAAGCAGGTTAGCCTCGTAACCAACATACAATCTATCTATATTATTTTCTGTCATATAGCTATAAAGCATTGACCTTACTTTTGATGCCAATACGCTACTACTGAGCTTATAACTAATCATCGATCTAAACTCGTCAGCAGTCTCCAGGATCATAGGTATGTTTACAGGGAGTGCTGATATTATACCGTCTGTCGGTGTCCAGAATTTGTGACCTCCGTCAGCTTTTTTCCAGATCCTAGGTAGTGCGTGCCTTGGAGAGGTTGGCAATGCTTTGTGTGTTAGTTGACACCATTCATCTACCGTTAGATCTCTGTAGTGTATTGAGTTAGCTATACACGGAGATCCTCCACTGTAGTTAAACACATCTATACCTCCTCCACACCCTAAGTAAGCATCTGGCTCATCGTTAGGATGCGTTGCGTAGCCCATGCTAGTGTAAAGCATGTCGCGCCATCTTACTGCTGTATATAAATACATTTGCACATCGTGTACTGCCCCATTTATATACGATAAGTCGTATATAGGAAACAGTTGGTTTGTACCCAGAATAAACTTATTAGGTCCTTCCGAAAGTACAACATCGCAGCAATAGTTGAGTTTTATCTCCTCCGTCGATGCTTGGGTCTGGTTATTATTACTTGATGTAGTGGTTACTATTCCAACATTACTGAGCAAATCACTTAAATCGCTCATGTGTGTTTGGTTTTGATGTTTTGCATTTATAAAAAATGACAGGTGAGTTCAACAGAACCCACCTGTCGCTCAAGTATATATAACCTGAATAGCGTGATATTATCGGCGCTTAGAGCAGCGGAATGTAACCTCGGATCCGAACGCGTTTACGATTGTGTAGGTGATACCTTCAGCTGTAAATGTAGTAGAGTTATCAAACTCAGTCATTGATTCCAGCTCCTTTACAAAGCTATTAACACTCTTACGCAGCGCTCCAGGGAATGCTAGGATGTCGATTTCACCAGACTTCTCGTGAAGCTGCACTACCGCCATATCTTCTGTAATGTTAGGACGATTAAGAGTGGCACCGAAGTCGCACATGATGTAGTTATCATCGGGGATGCAATGAACTCCTACAACCATCTCTGTGTCGTCCACATTGTCAGTAAGCACCTGGAATCTATAACGTGACGCCATATTAATACCGTTACGTAGAGCCTCTATAGATGAGCCGGTACCCATAGCAGCACGAGACCATGCTTCAGGTGTCATGGGCAGTACTGTCTCTACAGCTCCTCCGTGACCTCCCTTACCTCCGATGAAGGCAAGATAAGGAACCTCAGAGTCGTTATCATTACTTACGATCTGAATATTAGTAATTGTACGTGCTGTATAATGTTTAAGCTTGCTTGTGTCTTTCTTCGTAATGCTAGGCATAATTTTGTTATTTTTTATTTTTTCTATCCCAAAGCACCTTTTCTACAATGGGATACTTAATCTTACCTGGTGCGCATAATGCGCACGATGCAAGATGATAGGTTTTGTTAGGATAAAAGGTGAATCCTGTTTTGTCCTTTACTGGCTTGATTCGACAAATAACTCGCTTACACATAGCGCATACTACGCGAGCTGTTTCTTTATCTAACTTCTTACCTTCTGGACAATTTTTGCAGACATCATTGTATGTTTTAAATACTCCGGTGTCTAGCTCTTCTAGATCTGCTACATGAACTTTTTTTCCGCAAGCGCAAGTCTCACGTGTATCCGTCAATATTTCCTGCTTCTCCGGAGGAGGTAATGACGCGAGGATGTTAACCATCTCGTGCATCTTTTCTCCTGTTATACTGTCGAATACGTTATCCATGCTACGAATTTAATTGGAAATACTTTAAAAGGAAAGTATGTTTTTCTTCGTCCGGACAACGAACGTACTTACGTACATCTTCAATCTTTTCCAGCTCAGCTACACGCTTTGCGTCCGCTGCCGCAAGATCCTCGTCAGTAGGAGGATGTATAATCCTAGTAGCTTTTCCAGAGAACGGGAGGGTTACATTAAAGTACTCTTCCTTGGTCAGTTGTCGTATCTTGGACTTAATCGTAGTCTCAGCCTGCCTCAGTTTAGAGTGTAGGTAGGCGAAATCTATCTGATAAATATTGCCTTCTTCTGACTCACCCACTACTGTTCCGTACTCCCTAATACATTCTACCATAGGTTGAAGGGTCTTAGGGAAGTCATCCAGAGCTATAGATTTGTCACCGAATGTATATAATTGCTCCTCAGGAGTAAATCGATCTACACATCCTCTGGACTGTAGGAAGTTCAACGCGCCTTCTGCAGATTTAGAACCAACAGCGTCTATGATGTCAGTTATCTTTACGTGAGCTACACCGTCTGAATTGGAGGCACGTTTCACGAACTGATATGCTCTTCGTACGGAATCGCTATCCGGATTACTAGAATCCCAGAAGAATTCCTGCATCCATCTGCTGGACGGAGTCTCGAACATGTAACATACAGCCTTGCGACCGTCTCGAGCAGCGCGGCCAGTCTCCTGGGCTACTGCTTCAATGCTGCTAGGACATCCTACGTGTATGATTCCCTCAATATCAGGTTTGTCGACACCCATACCGAATGCGTTGGTAGCTACGCATATACGAGCACGCCCGGACATAAACGCATCCATGTTAGATGCTCTCACTCCGTCTTGTGTAATCTGTCCATGATAGAATGTTACACTTTCTCCTTGTTGCTGTAAGAATTCTGTAATCTCACCGACCTCGCGTACTGTCTGACAATATATGATACAGCTACCTTCGATAGTGGCTAACTTCTCTAGCAGCTTGGGTTTCAGCATATTATTATCTTCCAGGACCTCGCTATGTAACTCGATGTTATTTCTAGCCACATAATAACGACAGATGCATGTGTTGTTCATCTGAAGTACATTCTTAACATCTTCAACGATCTCGCTTGTGGCTGTTGCTGTAAACGCGGCAATTACTTTCGGGTTGTATTGAGACACAAGTTCTCCACAGGCCCTATATGCAGGTCGAAATGACGATACAGCTTGAGACAACACATGAGCTTCGTCGAGTACCACAAGATCCACAGGAGTAGCGCGTATAGCCATCTGGAATTGAGGGTTATTGATACGCTCAGGAGCTACATACATCATCTGCAATCTACCCTCAGACCACTCTCTCAGAGTTAGGAAGTTTTGAGCATCCGTCTGACTACTATTTACGCAACCTGCACGAATGCCCATTCTGTTCATGCTCTGTACCTGGTCTCGCATCAATGCTACCAGAGGAGAGAACACGATAGTATGCCAGTTCATAGCTACTGTAGGGATAGCGAAACAGGCCGATTTACCGAACGAGGTAGGCAAGATACATATAGTATCTCTGCCTGCCATAATACAATTAATAGGGGTTTCCTGACCCTCTCGCAGAGACGTGTATCCCATCTGCGCCAGCACTTCAGGAATTCTAGTTTGTCCTTCTAAAAAATCTTTTAGTTCTACTTTAGGCATAATGTATTTTGTACTTCTCTTTAGCTTCTGGTGTAACGGTTCGATTATCTACATCGATACCGTCTTCCAGTAGTAAGGCTTTACACTCGTCAGCAAGAGTTTTCCATTCTGGAGTTATGTCGTCAGGAAGATTGCATATCTTTGAATAATCCCACGCGATAGGATACCAGTGTCTTTCTTTATTAGTCGATACTTCAGTATCGTCTGTTTCTATAAACTTAGGTCTACCTTTGGGCTTATATCCTGGGAATTTAGCTTTCATTCTTGCGATAGCTTTCTCGTAATAACGTTGCAGCTGCTCTCGTTGCTTTTTTCTGTAATTCTTACAGTCTTCTTCTGTCCAAGGATGCTTAGCCTTTTCTAAGTCAGGACGATCGTCATAAGTGTATACGTAATCTCCATCAGAGTCCACATCTTCAGGATCAGATAGTACAAACTGAATGTCAGGCCCGCCTAGGTTGCATAATTCCCCATCGAACCAGGCGTAACCATTACCGATAACCACAAATAACTGATTAAGACATTCCTGCCGTGTAGTGTAGTGAGCAGGATATTTATCCATCATTGCTTGTATTGTTCTTTCTGGTTTCATAATATGTTTATTTTAACGAATTCAAAAACTCAGGAGCCCAAGATGGAAGTTCTTTTTCGTTGATAACAATATTACTACACCGAAGTAAAATAGATGTCATACGACGATCTTCATTGCGGATGGCCCAATATAGAGGAGGCTTTACCCTATCGCTCGCAGCGTTAACATTAATCCCTGGTACAGTCAGAAGTAATTTTACTACCCTGGGGTGTTTTAGTCTTACGGCTTCAGTGAGAGCTGTTTTACCACGCTCATTCACATAGTTAACATCAACGTTGATTTTGTCCAGCAGCGCCTGTACTATCTTAACACCTCCTACGCGGCACGCCGTATGTAACGGAGGCCACCCCATATCTTCTGAGGAGTTAACATTTATTCCTGGTATACTGAGTAACTGTTCTATTATGGGCCAGCTACCGTATAACGGATAATAACTTATAGCTAAGCAAAGGGGTTTGCTTATATTACTTATTATTTTGGTTAATAATACTTCTTCGTCTTTAGCTTTAAGTAAAATCTCTTTTACAGCATTCGCGTTTCTTACGCGTACCGCTTCATATAGTGTGTCTACAATGTTGTCTGGGTTAAGTTTAAGTTTCATATTAATGTGCAAAGTTGTGCTGCTACTACGTGAACTGTTCCTTCAAGTTTTTTATCCTTATATCCTCCCATTATGATGGTAGGACATCCAGAGGAACACCAACTACTTACTATATATCCAAGATCATCGTGCATATCCTCTGACGTATCGCTGATACTAGAGGCACACAGGAATAGAGATTCAGCTCCGCTGGTATTCTCGTCAGATATCAGAAAATACCCATCACCCAACTCCAGGGCGATTTGTGCTATACGACAATGGCGGGAGAGTGCCCAAACACTCCCCCGCACATTCAATCGTTCGTATATTAACGCACACTCAGCGTCGAGGCCTTCCGGCACGTAGATATCGTCTGTTTGATTCAGCGTATCTATAGCGTCTTCAGGCTCTCGACAATTTTTTATAGCTGAGGTTTTGAATATTTGACTTAAATATCTAAGGAGAGCTGTCTTGGATAGATTAGGCGTCCTCTCCAAGCTCATATCCACTGATCTTAAGTAGAGCCCCAATCTCATCCATAAGCGCCTCGTCAGATGTCAGCTTCGCAATGAGAGCCGGAGCCTTCAGCTGATGGACGCCCATATCCTCGGATGTGTACAGCTTACGTGTACAGGTAAGACCCTTGATCTTATTAGCTACCAGGATATTAGCGAAGGACTCATCCATATCGATAGCCTGCTGGATGTATCCGGTATCGTCAGAGAACAAGTCATTACGCATACCGTACTCGATACTACGTTTGGGACCATACGAATTCTTTACTACTCGAGCACGAATTATATCACCGATCTGATTGCCTGCGGAGTCCTTCCAGATACCCTTTCGTGTAATGGTAATCTGAATACTAGCAGACTGATTCATAGCAGTACCTCCGATACGTGTCTTATTAAGACTTGCGCCTCCGTCTGCGGCAAAAGAGGAAGAACCAGCATTCATGTTCTGGTTCTGGCCAGACACACAAATGATAGTTACATTCTCTTCATTCAGCATAGAGCAGATAGCGCGAGTCCATTCATGAAGCCACTTAGCCGTTACGCCTGGTTTCTTGCTAACGTCAGATACACTATTCTTAAGTACGTTGATATTCTTATCCTTACCTTCCTGTACAATGAGAGCTTCAGCCTCTTCAGGATTTAGAAGCTTGGTGATAGTATCAACTACGCACACAAGAGGTACTGACTTAGGAATACCCTGCTCGTAGCGCTTAACATGTACCCACTTACGGATGAGTTTATCCATATCATCAAGGGTATACAGACGCTCGGTCACTTCCAGTACACGTTTAACCTTATCGCCAATACTTGTATCAGAACCTACCAGACGGGAGATCCAGTCGGATTCCAACATCTTAGGCTCGGAGTTACAGAACAGACAAGGAATGTTGTACTTAATGAAGTTGCCAAGCATAGCCATCACGAGTGAAGACTTACCTGTATTCTCCTGTCCGATAAACTCGATAATAGTGTTAACGGGAATACCGATTCGACCTATGAGATACTGCATAGCGAACCAGGGCAGTGGTAGATAATCTCTATTAATATCTGCCGCACTCTTGAATCCGTCAGCCATAGCTGATTTTGCCAGTAAGCTGCGCGTTTGTTCTGCCATCTGTTCATTGGCAAAGATATCAAAAGCTTCTCCTCCTACTGCGAGCTTTGACTTCTTTCTTGCTCTAGGTTTCTTGACTACTACTTCCTGTTCAACCTCACCGAAAGCTTCTGTGAGGGTAGGTGTTTCTTCTACTGCTACTTCTTCTTTAATCTTCTTAGGACGTGCCATATTTACGTGTCTTTATTGGTACAATGGGTTTCCCAGGGTGGATTGTCACCCTGGGTATATGAGTTACTGTATTACAAATTAACCGATGTAGGGAGCCATGCGAGACAGCCGAGACAGTTCGTTAATCTCCGCAGCGTCCAGATCCTCATCCTTCATAAGGGCCAGGTTAAGTGCATTCATGCGATCTTCCTGTTCCTTGGTGCGACGGGGCTTTTCGTCTCCGGCAGGGGGCATGATAGGAGCTGCCTTAGCAGGGGCTGGAGCCGGCGCAGGAGCTGGCATAGGAGCCGGTGCAGGTGCGGGAGCTACTTTATACCACGGGAACGATGCCGCAGAAGCCCAGCTGCTGCCGTTATAAACTGGCAGGTCAGGATCCTGCAAAGCATTGATCTGCGAGATCGTCATTTTCTCTGTAGCGCCGTTGATGGTTACGTACAGAGACTCCTCGACCTTAGCAGGTGCCGGTGCAGGAGCTGGCATAGGAGCTGGTGCAGGAGCCGGATTAGTACCCATTGCAGCAACATGGTCAGAGTGGGACGGAGTGCTATCAGTTACCGCGCCAGAATCTCGACGTACGTGAGCCTTCTCACCGCACACCGTGGCGATGAGCTCGAACGGGACCAGGTTATCCTGGATCAGCATATCTACTATTTCCTGATAAGACGGGATATAGATGATATTGTCCAGGTCCGTAAGGTCATAGCGACCTTCAAGGAACTGCGGATCGATCTGCGTACGTTTGCAGTTAAGTACTCGCTGCATACCGTTTAGACGAACCTGCCCAAAAGACAGACAAGCATAATCCATACCATTATCCAGCTTACCCTGCGCTACAGAGAACTTAATAGCGTTATTGGGATTAGTGATATCACCGTAACAGAAGATATCTGCCCACTGGTCGCCAGAGGTATTTTCCATACCGTTGGGAGTAGGAGTATTGAGATCTGCAAACATACGATCAGTAGCTGCAGACTTCAGAATCAGAATACGGTTAGCCTCACCCTGTACGGGGTCCTTATCATACGTAGCAGGACATACCACGTTAAGAAGGGTCAGCTGAGTTACCTTCGGGAGACCGTGAGGATCTCCGAACTTCTCCGGACGATTGAGCAGATAATCATAAGTGGTATCGCCAGCGTTATGAAGCTTCCAACAATAATCACGAATATCCTGGATAGGATCAGCGCAACCTACGGACTTCGGAGAGAAGAAATTCATCTTACCGTTACCGTAATAGTTATATCCGCTGAGAGTCATGAACCAATCAGAGAAATAAGGACAGCCAGTTTCCGGATCGGTCATATTGGGGACACGATAAGGGCTGTAACCGCTCTTATAGGCCGTGTCCATCTTGTCCATAGAAGAGTCGAATGCAGGAAGGATGCATCCCTCCAGACGAGTCTTCTTGTTAATAAATACTGCGCTAATCTTTGCATCCTGGTGGAACATGTACAGCTTTTTAGCATTATTGTTACTATCCTTAGTTTCGTTGAGCTTGTTGTAACCTGCAGTACCACCGACGAGTTTGAATCCGTTAGACATAATTTTTTATTTATTAATGCGTTAGATGTTTTTGATTTGTATTACTTCAATTTATTATTCGCAACTGTATCCGTAATCTTTAACGGATGCAGCAGGATTATTTTTATAAAATTCTATGGTCTGGTCAAGCCATGTCTCGATAGTTTTCAGAGACTCTGGAGTGGCCATCCATTCTTCGTTATGTAACTTTTCTGCAAATACTTTATCAGGCTTAGTAGACCAACCTGCATTTAACTCAGCATCAATGGGATATCGCAAAATACGACCATGATATTCCCACCCGTTTGCCAGGTACATATACAGCTGTAAGGCCTTTAGCCAAATGAACCTTTCATAGCACGGACAGTGTACTACGCAGGAGTCATATAGACATACCGACAGGTCGCCCATAAGTCCTACTTTTCGCTTGAAATCAATGAGCCACTTACACGCTCTTGCAGCAGAGGCTCCCACTGATTCCTGCATCAATTATGTTATCACAACCTTGTTTATAAGTTGTATCTACTGATTATACGTCTAGCGTAATTTTGAAGAAATTCTGTAAATTGATCTGAAGATTTGTCTAATTTAAGAGTGTTACAATCTTTGCAACATAGACAAATGTTTTCTTTTGTATGCGTACCTCCAGAGCCCAGAGCTGTTTTGTGGTCCACGCTAAGATTATCTTTGGTGATTTGTACGCCACAATAACAACACTCGCCGTTTTGAGTGTTAAATAATTCAACTAAATCATTTGGACCGCATATCCACGGTAGAGATTTTACCGGGACACTGGATGTAGGTACTCCCAACTTGCGTGCTATTCTATTGCGTACTGTGTTATTTGCAGCATAAGCCCTGGCTCTCCACCATTCAGGTGACATTCCTTCTGCTCTCTTTTCTTTGCTTAAGTACGCTTTAGTAAGACATGCATCGCATATTTTATTTAACTCGTTGGTTACAGAATTTTTTCTAATAGAGTATGCTGAGTAGTATTTTAGTTTTTTACACTTAGAGCATCTCTTCATACCTTTTTCAGGATCGTCTTGTAGTAGAGCTTTTTTCTTCTCTCGAGATTTTCTCATCTCTTCTCGTTTAAATGCTCTATGACATTCTTCGCAACGGTAAAATGGGCGCTTTGCGTTACGCTGGGGTTTTACCGGTTTTGTTTTGCAATCCTTACAAAGTTTTTCAGCACTATTCGTATCCATACCTTCAGTAGTTCAGACTATATCATCATCAGTTATTATTTACTGAGCTGGGCGCTCGTGGAGGCATCATAACCTTCGCCGTTACGCGTTAAGGCGTTCCTCTAGTCGTTGCACCTTCTAAATATTTCTATTTAGCTTGGCTCAGGGTTACCTTTATTATACCCTACAATATATTGAATGTAAATTATAGATTGTAGGGGATGTGTATGGTAGGCTTTCCCCGAATTCACCCAGTTTTACTTCCCCTAGCAGTTAAGGGAAATTTCGACACTCTCGTCCTAATGCTGTAAGCTGTCCTTCTCTAGTTCTAAAGGACAATCCCTTAATCCCGGCTGATAGTGTATGACAATGACGTAGACGTCCACTTGCAGCTCGTATGTAACCTTTCTCTGTAGGAACAGATTCCAGCTCCTTAAAGAATTGAGTTGCTCGCGGCTGTCTTCTTTCGATTGCGTCAAGCATTGCCTGTACATCATCTATTTCCGGTTTATTACCTGTATCAGCTTCGATCTTACGCTGAAGCGATGCGGCCTGACCTCCGTATGACGACGAGAAATTTACTACCTTGCCTGCTCCTCGATCCTTCTTCTTATCTAGTTCTTCGCGTACTTGCCCTCGGGCTAACTCCAAAACTCCCCAATGCATGTCGAATTTTGGAGATTTAATTTTACCGTTCTCGTCGCGAAGTAACTGATCTTCAGTGAACCTGGCTTTAATAGCACCTCCAGATGTAAACGTCATTAGATACTTATCCCTATCCTCCGGATACTTAATGTACTCCGGGAATTTTATTCTTACGACGCAATCTTCGGCATCTACACCATCAGGTATACACTCAGGTTTCACAAGCGCAAAGCAATCGTCTGGTTCTTCGATTAGCTTAATAAGTTCTGCGTCACCAGAGATATACGCAAGACCTCGCATTTCTGCTGTCTGATAGTCCGCCTCCACAATACACCATCCAGGTTTAGCCATCATTACGGATCTGATGGTAGGGAAGGCTTTTGCCTTGGTGTCGGCAAATTTCTTAAACTTATCAGGTAACTGTCCAGCTTCGTTACGTTCCTTAATAATTCGTACCATGCCGGCTCCCAAACGCGCATGTACCCAAGAGGGCCAATTCAGAACGTTCGGGTTCCAGCTCCTTATTCTCTTGATATTCAATGAGTTACGTTACTAACTCACCCGTTCTTTGATGAACCGCTGCAGGTTATGTATTCCCTGCAGAGTAGACTATATCTTTACCCTCGACTTTACGTTAGGGTACCTCCCGTTTCGCCTGACTCCAGGCTACGTCCTTGCGGACTAGTCGTTGAACGTTCCTGCTCCGTAGAACAGGCTTCGCTGCTGATCAAGATCGGAAGTAATTCCGAACCGTCCCAGCAATTAAAGAGGTTTTCAGTGCCAGTTTCCTGGCATTGTGGCAGAATTTTGCATAGTAATTGTTTTGTTTGTTTAGCGTAATTTTTAAGTACGTTATACCTTATACGCAGTAAATTAATATTGTTGTCTCTTGCATATATATTCTTTTTAAAGTCGTAATTTTCGAGAAGTTCTGTATGCAAAGAATTATCGAGCTGACAGTGTTGCTCACCGTCGGCTTCCACTAGAAGATTATAAGATGGAAGATAGAAATCAAATCTAAGAGGAGCTTTGTTACCTATCAAACCTTCGAAGGTTTTTTGTGTTATAATTTCCGCCTCAGGGGCAATTTCTCGCAGCGTATTGTATATAAATAACTCAAAGGCGCTTGCTAAGTATGGTTGCCAATCAGTTATGTTTATACCAGCTATTTTAGCAGCATCTAAAACAGAAATTCCTCGCGCTGTTAAAACTTTTCTTGTTACTCCAAGATCTTTACACAAGAGCTCTAGTGAAGGAGGTAATGAGCCGTCCTTGAGACATTCTATTAATTTACCTTTAAGATATTCGTCTGAATATTTTATGCCTTTACCACTATTTTGTACGTATAAAGATTGACAGTGCCGAGAGCATGTTTTGCATTTTGTATTTTTTCTTTTAGGAAGAAATTCTTTTCCGCATACGATACAGGTACTCTGAATACGTCCAGAAATAGATTTACAAGTGTCGCATAGTATCTGACTTCTATAAGTAGCCTTGAAGATTTTTCCGCACAATTGACATTTTTGATTTTCTAACAGCGAGTTAATTCGTCTCGCATGTCTGCAATTTGTGCATATTTTTTCTCCGTATAAAGATTTAAATTCATTTCCACAAATGGTGCATTTTATAGTAGGCGCTTTTGCTGCTACCCATTTATTTCTGCAACGTCTGCAATAAATCGTATCGGGAGACCCAAAAAATGTTGCACCGCAATGTTCGCATACACGTTCGCAAGAAGCGTTAGTATTTTTTCTACAATGCACGCACAAGTCTAAATCTTTTCGGCTTTTAAATACTTTGCCACATATTTTGCATATTTTTTCAGTCATACTTAAATGTTACTTTATTCAACAAAACAATACAATACCGAGTTTACCAGTTTCTGTTGTTGAATTATTAAGATGCACGCATCCATCAGATGCTACCCAGTAGTGTAGACCATTCTCCTTAATTACTTCGCCTGTCTCCTCGTCTATATCTGCTGATTTAAGGAAGGCCTTACAAATATTACCAACAGCATTAAGCTCCAGGAGTTTATCAATAACCTTATCCTTGTTTCGAGCAGCCAGTACCTCGAGCGTGCCTTTATCAGATGCCGGAGTAAATGTCTTCTGCTTGTCGGGAGGATATGTGAGTACTTTATCCCAGCTTACAGAGGGCATACCTGCATCCTTGTTAGCAGTAGACTTAATCGGAGTGTATCCTTTCACTTCAAATAACCAGCGCTGCATCTGAGGTTTAGATCGGATGTTGAACGTAGGGGCTATAAGGAAATGATCGAATACAGGTTCCAGTTTAGCTATCTTTGCAGGACCTACTGTCGCTCTGAACAGCTTACCGGCTTCATCTGACTTACCTTCGCCGCACAGACGTATGATTTCGTCATATAACCTAGTACCATCCTCTACGCCTAGAGATTTCATCAGATGCCTGCATAGAAGCGTATCAGCCTCGTGAGCAACTGCGATCTGGAAATCCTTCTGCAGCTCGTCCCTTGCCCAGGTGTACAGCTCGCGCATCTCATCCATCTTCTTTGTATCGATAGGGAGACCTGTCAGACAGAATGCCACAAATACGTCAGTTACCAGAGGATTAAGAATCTCGTTATAGTAAGTCACAAGATCCTGTTTCTTTAGCATATCCTCAATTACCAGATAAGCTCGTAATGTGGCATCAACGTCAGCTGCAGCGTACGGTAATAGAATATCATCAGGAATGAAACCGTAGCCGTCTTCGCATATCTTAGAATTACTCTTCTTCCATCTGATTAAGTCCCAGTCATATTTTCCTAGATCGGTATACTTAAGAGCTAGTGCATCCAAACCTAGGTCAGCAGCTTCGTCACAAGCCTGAAGAGCGAACTCTGTATCGAACTTAGCTTTTTCGTACCACTCCAGCCCAAGCCAATAATGCATCCACGGTAAGTCAGCTGATATATGATGACCTATATACTTAACCTGGGGCTGGTCCAGCCACTCCGACAATATAGCACCGGCTTCCTTATACGGAATATCAAACTCATATTCGAGTTTATCATTCATGAAGCGAATAGTAGCAGCTTCTCCAGGAGCCCAGCATATCTGGAAAGTTCTCAGCTTTCCGTCTACGTGATGAGGGCCATGCCATTCGCAGTCAACAGATAACTCTGTATGATTATTATCTTTTAGGAAGTTTACTAGCTGGCTTAGCTCTTCTGAATTCCTAATTACTTGATAGTCTGTCTTGAACGGCAGGGAGGCTAAACCTTCCATTGAGTTAAGCATTTTCTTAACTGCTGCAAAGTCTGTGATAAACCTCTCATGCTTCTCAGGATTAAGAGTAAGAATCATTGTGGGCATGTAATACATACGAGCGTTAAATCTCTTCTCGTAAAACCACGCACCCATAATCTCGGATTCTCTAGCTCTGAACGACTTTCCGTTTTCTCCTGTAAGGGTTACTAGTGTATCGAACACCTGCTTGCCCATACAGATAATGATCTTTGGCTTTATCTCTGCAATATCTGCTTCCAGGAGCGGCAGACATTGCTGAAGCATGCTCTGTTTGGGCTTAGTTCTATACTTCTTTTCAGGAAGGTATCGCACGATAGGTACAACGAAGCATTTTTCAAGATCTATACCCTCGCGTATAGCCAGGTCCTTAAGAACTACACCTTGCGGGCAGTCCAGCATTCGAGGAGTTCGCTTGATATATTTCTCGTATCCCACCTGTACCTCTTCAGCAGCTTCCTCCTCCGACACAACACTAGTGACAATCATCACGTCAACGTCATGCCTTGGACCGGCGCCTGCCAGCCAAGTCAATCCGCCTATCTTAGTGTTGCGTCTTATTATCTGAGGAAGTTCTGCCGTAGATAAATCTACAACTTCTTCACTCATCTTCAGACAGGTAAGCTAACAGTCGGGCTTTATGTTCTGCTGCAGTTTCTCCGGGAAGCCTATCTAACGTAAGAGTCGTTGCTTTCTTCTTTTCCTTGGATATTACCTCCTCCACATAATCTGCAGCACCGTCCAGAATAAGCGCCTTTATGAGAGTCTCTTTAATAACTACATATTCTTCTGTGTCTGTGGGACCGTTCTTGTTACAGAATACGCCCATTGTCTCAGCAATCTCGCGCGTGATTTTAGCCTCATCTCGCCAGGTTTGAAGCATGTTCTTCTTTCCTGCCGCGTTCAGCCTAGCTGCTTGCTTACCTAACTCTGTGGCGACATCCAGCGCTACTTTCATCTCTTCTTCCGTGAACTTAACGTCGTCCAGCTTCAGACGATCTGCCTCATTAAAAAATAACTGCTTCTTCATTTACTTTAAATTTTCTGTGTAGGGTTTTAATAACATTTCTACTTCTTCGTAGGACAAATCACCGACATCCTTTACATGGTCGGGAACTTTAATATCAACAATATCTATATTGGGTAACTTTGATTGGATCTTAGCAAAACACTGCTTGCCTGCAACGTCGTTATCCATCATGGTAAATACTTTAGAGAAATTCTTCCGTATAGCCTCTGCCTGGAAGTCAGACATAGACTTGCCAAGAAGGGCTATACCAGGCGGACCTATCTTACCGGCATCCAGAGGACCTTCCACCAGAACACAATATCGCATGTTAAATGGCTTATCCTTCTGAGACTCTACAGCTGCATCAAATCCCATAAGGAGTTTGTTACGCTCGCATCCTGTAGCATTCATGTATTTGTGCGGCGCAAAGCCTTTAGGGAATCGTGTATCTGCAGGATACTTCTCGTACATCGTACCATCAGGTTGTCTACGTTCTATAAGCTCCCATTGCTGATTGTGCGACCAGAATAAATGATTATCTCCAGCCCAGATATCTATGTACCTGGACTGATAACCCCATCTTACCCCATCCATACGCACAGAGAATATGATGCGGCCCTGAGGTGTATTCTTCATACCTCCAGGCAACCTACTGTAGTATCTACCTTCGCCACGACTTTCTGGCTTCTCTTTAGTGCAGTAGCACGCTTCAAATTGCTTCTCTAACTTAGCAGGATCGAAACCTCGTTGTGTTAGATATGTTATTGCTGGATGATTATCCGGAAGCGATGTGAGTGGCACCGTCTCGGATACCCATTCGGGAACAAGATTGCCAAATTCGTCTCGTACTAATAGACGCTTATTGGCGCCCACCACAACTTTGCCAGCAGATACATTTTTAAATAGGCTGCTTCTAGCCTGAAGTGTAGGCATGTGTAGAAGATCCTCTACCCGATAAGTTTTGCCAGTTTTCATAGACACAGCACAAGGAACCTCCTTATCCTGCGCATGATACTTTGCATACATTTCTTTATTCTCTCTAGTGGGGAATTCGTCTACATCATATCTACCTATGCCGAAGTATTTTTCAGCATTGATAGCTAGGTGTCTAGACTGCAACTCCTTTGGACCAGAAACTATAAGTTCTTCAGGATCAGCTAGATGAATATGTATACCAGAAGCTTCATCAGCTATTGTAACTGTACCATGTCTTGCGGCAAGACGTTCCGCCAATCTCATTATTACTTTAGGCACTCTGGAACTCGATATAGAGCCAGAGGTTAAAACTTCTTCTTCGTCGAACATTGTTATATGTTTAGAAATTCGCCACGTTTCATGTTGTCTAGGAGGCGAGAAATACTATCTTGATACTCTGTAGCCATAGCATTTATATCAGCATGTGTGAATCCGAGTATATCGGCCAGCTCGTCGTACCTGTCGGTAAATTTGCAGGATATACGAGACAGCATACTTCTTATGTAATGATGCTGAATAAATGCTTTTTGAATGACTGCAGCATTGCGATCCCGGTACAATTCAAAATCTAGATTGTTGTGCAGATCGTGCTCTATCAATGCTATACATACGATAGCGGGGTTAACTCTGGAAGCTTCCCCGCTTGCGATTAGTTGGCGTGCTGTATTAACTTTTACGTCTTTTATCCATAGCCTATCTCTCACCACATAATTTTTATTGTAGTCAGATTCACCCATGGACATCAGGCGTTTGTGGTACAGCATGTTTCTGAACTCAAGATAGCTTGTCATAGGAGATGATATAGATATTTTGTTTTTTACTATACCATCTATGACTGCGAACGGATCCTTGGCTATTTTCTTAAATAGTTTTGGTGCGAGAATATACAGATAATAGAGTGCTAAAATTATTTCTACGAAATTGTTAACTTTAAAATACAGTCTACCAACACCCGTAACCTTTTTATTTCTCTCGTATCCTAGGCGCTTAAGAAATGGGCTTATTACACTTTTACTTACAATAAAGTTACCTACCAATACCGCCGTTGTGCTCGGGATCGTCTCCCGCACAACGACACGATTCTTCTTTAGCAGAGCGTTTACCTCTGCCTTTAGAAGTCTTTGCTTTTGTTGTGCGGGATTCATACACGCATTTATATAGGTTTATCTTATTGCCCGAAATTGGAGCGACAGCAGACCTACTTACGACCAAATTTAATTTAATCATATTTTTAAGTTCGGCTCGCACTGTGCGCTCTGATAATCCAGACGATAATACGATATCGCAAATTTTCCAATTAAAATTCGGACCTTTTGTTCGCATGCATAAGTTAATTTTTAGGGCACTTGGAGATATCCCACTGCTTAGCAACGACTTAGGAAACCAAATCATGCTTTACGAAATCTTTGATATTTAAACTCACGTTTTACCTCAAAGAACAAACCACGACCTTTACGAGCTTTAAAGCAATTTATGTACTGCTTATCCGAAAAAGAAGACTGTGCTACAGAGGAGTTATCGTCCGATCCTCGAAGCGCAGAAATACCAAAAGCAGCGTCTGCATTCTGGTGAATCATCTTACACTCTGCAAGATGCTCTTCTGTAATTCGAGCCTTATTGTTAGCAGCAGCACCTGCCATAGCAAATGATACACAAGCCATATTATAGGCTACAGCCATCTGCTTAATTTTCCATGCAGCATCCATATACATCTGACGCCGTGTTGCGGGATCTACACTATCGCCCAGAGCGGAACCGTACCAATCAAATACAAGAAGATCAACACAACCGAACTGATCGATATGTCTGCGTACGGTAGATTCCAAGTCCTCCTTAACATTCTTCCCTGTTCCAATCCAGTTAACGAAATGTAAGTAAGGATGCATGCGTTCGATAACTCCCTCCACAGCTTTAATCTGTACAGGATTTAATACCTTACGTAAATCGCCACCATCCTTAATCACAGAAAAATCAATACCCGTGAGTGCAGATATAATACGCGGATACAATTCTCTATCCGGCTGCTCAGTGGAGATATAAAGAACCTGTTTTTTGCTGGAGGCTATATCTGCGGCAATTTGACAGGCCATTACGGTTTTGCCGCCGCCAGTGGGTGCGCAGAAAATAACATGTTCCTGTCTGCCTAAGCCACCTAGAATAGAATTAAGCTGAGAGAAGTCTTTTCCTAAGGTAAATCGCTCGATATTAAGCGTATTACCGTAGATGAAGTCCATTGAAAATTCCTTGAACTCGGAATCTGTACCTGCTGCTGATATCCTTTGCTGACTGGCACTGATCTGAGAAATAAACTCGTCAGGGTCAGAAATAACACCACGCCTGATATCGTTAGCATCATTCTGTAACTGACGCATTTTAAGCCAACGCTTCCATGAATCAGCTACAACAGTAATAGCATCTACCTCAGTTATTTCGTCTCTTATCTTTTTGTAGATTTCCACTGCCTCATCGATGTTATCTTCGTCGATACACGGGCGAGGTTCCTTAGACAATAGAATTAACTGAGTGCGTATACCATTATCCGATAGCGGAGTTTCTATAGATAAATCCTGATCGGATCTGAGTTGCTTCCAATTCTTCATTGCGCGATAAATCGCATAATGCAGAGGAAATTCAAAGTCATTTCGATGATACTCCGTCCCGGTTCTTATACACAGCAGCGGGGACACCATTGTCCACATGATCTGACTTTTATCTATAGCTGATAGCAAATGCTGCTCATATATCTCTGGCTCAATCGATTGTAAATCCTTCTTCATCTGTATTTATGTTATTGAGGTCTAAACCTAAACTCGCCGCAGCGCGTATTAGATAAGGAGATTCTACAATTTCATTCGCTGCAGACAAGAGAAACTTTTGACGATATTCTCTATCATCTTGAGCAAATGCCATAATCACTACAGGATTAAACCGCCACCACGACTCCAGTATTTCTGATTTAACTGAAGGGTCCTTAATGGATTCTGCTGTAAGTTTAAAATTATTGCCAAACTGCTCCTTAAGGATATCTTCTGTCTGAGTAATATAACCTGACAAAACAGCAACGTCTCCAGAAGTAAGCGCAGTGGAAGCATTTACCGCTACGGGAGTTGCTCCTGTAGTTCTGATAAACTTCCTATACTTATCCTGAGCTACAGGTCCGTGTAGTGTATTAGCGAACACTGTTCCTATCGAATAGGTAAATTGTGCTCGTATATACTCTTCAGGAACAGCGTTTAAGTGTTTTACTACTTTGGCTGTCTTCTTCCAGCACTCTATAGAATCAAATCTCTTGTTTGGTTTGTATGGTCGTTTATTTACTCTCTCATACTGATTAGCAAACGCTGCTTTAAGGTCTCGAGCAATTGCTGCTAATTCAATATCTTCTTTATCTAGCTTCATACGTCTTTTAACTCAACCCTCTCGCTATGTTCCGTACCCACAGGAGAATTCCTAAGGTCTTCTACGATACCAAGCGCCTTATCCATAAACGTACTCTCTAGCTTAAGTGCTGTTGCGTACATTTCTGTAGGATGCCAGAATGACATGTAATCTTTTCTATCATTATCTACTGTAGCTACAAATACTTGCTCTCCGGCCTCATTAAGAAATTCTATACGAGAGGAAAATGCACGATGTGTAACATTAAGTGTATAGTTACCTGGAATCATATTAGTGAGTCGAATATTTGTTTTGTTTCTTCTACTGTTCTAGCTCTATATATACCGTATCCCTTCTCCTCGTACGCCTGTACTCGGTTTCTGGAATCTGCAATAAGAGCTCCTGTCTGGTCTCCTTCATAATCCTTGGCAGTGTATCCGGAGGCCCTGATAAACTCAAAGTCTATAATAATACCACACTTCTTACCTGGTCGTATCTCTGCCAGACGTCCTGGTTTCTGGATAGCTGTAGTGTTGTTACCTCCTGCTTCACAATTGATCAGTACTCTGGCGTCCGAGAATGTAACACCCTGTACGTAAATATCCGTACACAGGCATCTCTTAATCTCGTTAGCCTTCATTCGAGCATTCACTTCCTCGCGCTCTTTCTTGGTCATCTTTTTGGCCATAGCGATGGTGTGCTCGGTACCAATGGTCTCTAGATACATATCTGCCTGCGCTTCATTTTTGATGAATATCATTGTCTGCCATTCCGCAGGTACAACTTCTTCGCATATACGCTTGAGCAGATTTGCCATTTCCTGGTTCTGGAACAGCAGCTCGTTATACGCTGTATCTCGGTTATACAGAGAATGCGGAGTAAGTTCTATCTGGAACATGATGATATTTAGAGGACATATGGCGCCCTCCTCAACCGCCTCCAGATATGTACGCTCTGCCAATACAGGACCGAATATACCGGTTATCAGTTTGTCTCTACCGTCGAATCGACCTTTAAGAGTGGCACCGTAACCATATCGTCTAGCTTTCAAGAACCCGTCTATAACGCCAAGACGTGTACTTGTCACAAGAGCATGCGGTTCGTCCGCCAATAATAGCTCAGTACTTCCAGGGTCGCATAGGTGTAGGCTGTCCGCAGAGCACACAGTAATACCATTGGACTCCTGGCTAGGGGTTCTTCCTCGTCCAGAGCATATTATCTTTACTTCTCTATCCTTAATACCGCGAGGTCCTGTTATATCGTCATACAGCTGAGACACGAGATCTACGCCTGGAGCCACCACCACTGTGCTCAGCGTAGGAAAGGCTCGCAGTGTATTTACCATTAGCGTAGTTTTTCCGTATCTGGTAGGAGCCCCTATAAGTCCTGATCTGTTCTTCCGGAGGGCAGACTCTAACAGCTCTCGTTGAGAGAATCTGAATCCCTCCATCGCTCCAAAGTCTGGTTCTGGGAAGTCAGGATAGTTCGAGTTCGATACACGTAAATCCTTTACAGAGAATGTTTTACCGGCCATCGCAAGGGCCCTCAATATTACGTTGAGGAACCCTTGAAATGTTACGCCGATACGTTTATCTCCGCGTTCGAATGCAGCGAATAGAGCTCTGGAGCGGCGCATAGACTTTCTTACATAGTTGGTCTCTGCGCTAAGCTCCAGACTCTTCTCCACAATAGTAAGCTCTTCAACCAGGCACGGTAATATGGGATAGAACAGAATCTGCGTATCATCCCATATAATCTGACAATCAACTCCTGATGCAGACTGCATATCTATAATAACAGGTAATACTGTCGGAGCTGTTGGTATTTCTGGTTTTAGAGCTTTCATCAATACTTACACTCGTCATTAGCTTCAGTGATAGATATCATCTTCAGATATGGAGTGGTACTGCCGGATACTTTATCAGCTTCTCCTGCAGATACTACACTCCACTTAACTTTTCTACTTTCCTGCACTCCCTTAATTATTCCGCTTTCTGTACAAATTGTACCAGATGCGCACAGTTCAGTATTTCTGAAATTATTGGAATGCGGCATATGCTTGGCGATAATCCTACCCACTAACGGGATAAGAAGATATGTTCCAGACTTATCATCGACGACGGACAACTTTTGCTGTACTCGTTTAAGCATATGTTTGCCTCGGCTAGAGAGTGCCGTGTTAAACTCAATAATATTTTCTACATACGCACCAGCATCCGCTTTATTTGAGGGCACAAAGATAAGGTAGAAGTAATTGAAGGATTCTACGAACTTTTCAGCGGAGATGTTATTTGTCATTTGTATTGGGTCTTTCTGTGTTAATGGTTATTTATTACTCTACTTCTTCAACAATAAACCTTCCGTATCCAAACTTAGATCCCCACGGGGAGAGACCTATACTTTCTCCTATAATGGTAAAACATTCCTTAACTTCCTCTTTGGTGGGAGGCCTGGAATTAATTTGAATACCATTAAAATTACGCTGTTCCAGTTCTGCCAAGATAAATACCGGAAATGTTATCACGGTTCCTGCCTGAAAGCACTCGAACGATTCCTCGCTTCTGGATTCCCACGTTCGCTTATAGGTGCGAATAGTAGGAGCTGCTATCTCAGCTGGCAGTCGTAAATAGTCTATATCTACCGCCGGGATGAGTCCCATGCTATCAAAAGCCTCTCTTATCGCCCACCTCCATTGCGGTGTGTCGATCTTAAAGAACTTTTTATCTCCGACATGGTTAATGTCAAAGATACGCATCTTTTCCTTACGCCGAGCTGCCAGGAATGGCGTCGTTAATTTACATCTGATTAAGAATCTACGATTATTTCCCATAATTAAAGCTGAATTACTTTTTCTAACGCTGCTACCAAGGACGGGTTGTGGTCTACTGTTATGAGCTGCGTTTCGCTACTATGGAAGATAGAGGTCATCTGCAGGAACAGTTCCTTAAGACTATCCACACCTTCCGCATCCATGTGGGATGACGGTTCATCGAGGACCAGCAAGCCCACCTCAGGAAGAATAAGCTGCTGGCATGCTATAAGCAATGCCAAAGACAGACGAATTGCCTGCCCGCCTGACAGCATCTCCTGAGGCATGGAGTATCCTGAATTATCGTCCGTGCGTATAAACCTGAAAGTGCAAGGACGCTCATCATCCTTGATTACAGTGAAGTTGGCTCCCATCTTAGAGAGCATTTCTTGCACCATATCTGTAATGTGATCGAATACACTATTCATGTAAGCCAGTGGGAGGCCATTCTTGTTAGTCATCCTGCCGACTGTCTCCAGGTCTTCTATAAGTTGAAGTCGCGCAGACTCGGCTTCCATCTTTTCTGTGAGCTCTTGCTTGTGCTGGAGCAATTGAGCCATGCTGTCGTATAGGCTGGATAATGTAGCCTGGGCAGTGCGATATTTATTATCTCTATCCTCTAGCTCATCTATAACAGGAGAAAGTACGCTGTTATAGTTCATATGAATTCCTATATCGTCTATAGAGAAATTCTCTAGGGCACACAATATATCTTCTCGATTGAGTTTCTCTGATATATCTGTCACTGTGGCTGCCTTAGATGACAGTACAGCTTCTGCAGCTACCAAAGCTCTACTAACTTCGGATACATTAGTAGAAGCTATACGTAGTTCTTGCAAACGTCGCTCTAACGCTGCTTTATCAGTCCCGGTTGGGATAGAGGCATTTAGAGTCGCGATACGTTGCTCCAGGTCTCTTTTCTCTGTCTCTAGGAGTTCGATATTTTTATAAGACGACGCTATATTTCTACCGAGGCTGGAGAACTCTCTTGATGCTGTATCGTGAGACGTCAGCGTTCTAGTAAGTCTGTCCTCTTCTGCCTTCAGCTGTTCGGTAGTTTCACTAGAGGCACTTATAGCTTTTATCTGCTGTCGTAACCTGACAATACTCTCCATCAAAGAATCCACCTTACCTGCCGCTAGTTTCCAGGCAAGCTCTGCTTCTTGTAGTTGTTTTGCGGCATCGTCCCTACGTTTCTCTGCAGTAGCTTTATATCTTTCTACCTCGATAGCTTGTTGCTTAACTTCAGCAAGCTTTTCGAGGCGTACATCATCTGCAAGAGGCACCATGTGATTGCCGCACACAGGACATGTGTCTTCTGCGGATTCATTTTCTAAATAAGACCTGCGTAGTCTTAATGTATTCAACTCCGCAGACTTACATGTAACTATATCTGACCAGGCTTCTATCGCGTTAGCCTTTTTCAGATTGTCGTACGTTGCTGTTTTCTCTTCCGCATCCTTTTTGAGCTGTTCCAGACTCTCAACAGCCGCTTCCAGGTTGCGTATAAACATATCACGTAACTTGCAATTCCGTATTTTATCTTGAACAGCCTGAAGTTCTTCCTGTAACCGGATCACTTTCTCGTTATCTAGTATAGATGCTGAGACAATATCTCGAGATCTTTCATAGTCAGTCAATTCAGACTTACAGGAAGCAATGGATGCGATAACTGATGTCAGACGACCTTCAGCTATACCCTTGCTGGTGTAAGCTGTCATAGAATCTGACACATTGGTTAACTCCGCTTGCAGCTCTTGCTCTGTGGTAAATCCAAAAGAAGTGAGAATATCTTTAAGGGCTGCTCTAGAGGTCATTACCTTACCTCTCGCGGTATTAGCCTCTTCAGATGCTGTATTAAGCTCGTCCAGCAGCTGTAGAATAAGTCGCGCCATTGTCAGTTCCTCAGACGGATCTTCTACCATAGACGTCTTCAGTTCGGTAATACTATCCTTGGCACTGTTTATCTGAGACGCTACAAGGTCTAGTGCCGGACGATAATCTGTAATACCTGACTTAAGACGCTCAATTCTGTTATGTATGTCGTTATATCGAGAGTCCAGGAACGCCAGGTTCATCAGCTTCTGGAAAATAGCCATGCGTTCAGCGGGAGTACCCTTTACTAACGCAGCCAGACATCCTTGCTTAATGAATACAGCATTAGCCATAGCAGCCTTATCTGCGCCAAGGATGAGCTCCATTTGCTTACTTACTTCAGCATCAGACTTATACTCCTTCCCGTCCCACTTGAGACATCTGGACGAGGCTGACTTGGTAATAGTTCTGGTAATTTCACCGTCCTTACCGTTCTTGGAGAATTCAATCTTAACTGTAGCCTTGGTAGCGCCATCTTCCTTGCCGAAGTTGTAAATATACAGCTCTTTGTTCTGCTTATTCAGATTACCGTTAAGACCATAGTCAATGGCTTGAAGAAAGTTCGACTTACCTCTACCGTTACCGCCGATCACACCTACTACGTTTGCTGTAAGGTCAGCTTTCAGGGAGCGATGAGGTCCCCAGTTTGTCAGTTCGATTCGTTTAATTATCATTCTGCTTTGATTGGATTAGCTGGAATAATTCTGCTTCTGATATGATGGGAATTTGCAACTTACCAGCCTTGGTAATTTTGGATGCCCCAGGATCAGATCCGCATACTACATAATCAACTTTACTACTTACCGATTTTTTCAATGTTCCGCCGAATTTGGGAATCATATCCTCGATAGCAGCGCGACCGTATTCGAAAGAGCCTGTTACGACGAACGCTTTGCCGTCTAGAACCGAGTTGTCTGACTTTTCTACATAGTTATCAGACTCTGGATTAAGGGCCATTTCTAGGAGCTCCTGAGCCACATTTCCTTTAGAGAGTATGTACTCTTTACATGCCTCTTTACGACGATCGGAAATATCTATTGGAGCATACATAGGATCCATAGCAGCTTTGATAAATTCCCTCAAGTTCTTGCATGCGCGTGTGATTGTCTTAGCACTTGTATCTCCGATGTCGGGAATATTCATAGCACTGATCCATCGCCACAAAGGAGCCTTCCTTGCTACTCGAGCTTCTTTATGCAAATTGGCACGTTGAAGTTCAGACATAGACTCAGGATATTCGTCTGGCGACAACTGTAAGAACGTTGCTGCATTCAGGTCTGGATACTTAGCAATAAAGTCCGCACAAATTTCCGGACCGATGCCCATCACGTTAATACCCCTTGTACCGAGCGCAGCATGCAGTAGTGCTGTCTTTCGGGCAGGACAATCCTCGTTAGGACATACATAATCCTTGGTGGGTGCAGACTTACCGTCCACGAGACTCATGTCTGAGTTGCAGCAAGGACATTTAATAGTAGGCTCCAGGTCATAACTGGTTCCTTCTACTACTGCTGCAACGTGAGGTATAATCTCGTTAGCCTTTTCTACCATTACCTTGGATCCGATCCTGATACCTCTGTGTGCCATAAGGCCAGCATTAGATAGAGTCACTCGCTCGACTATAGACCCAGACAGTGCTACAGGTTCTACTACGGCTACAGGAATTGCCTTACCAGTTTTACCTCCAATCTGCCAGATTATGTCCTTCACGGTTGTTTCTTTAACATCAGGAATAAACTTAAATGCCACAGCTCCTTTGGGATGATGTTCTGTTTCTCCGGCTGCTTTGTATTTATGAGTCGAGTTCAGTTTAATAACAGCTCCATCAACATAAAAAGGATATTCTTTTGAGCGAATGTCATTCAGAGTTCTAACAGCTAACTCCTCGTTCTTCGGGAACACGAACGGTACTGGGGGAATTCCGTTACGGTGCATAGCGCAGTAAAAACCGTTGAAAGACGGTACAGGCTCAGATACGTACCCAAACCCGTGAGCTATAAATAAAATCTGACGATCTTCTATTACTTCCTTAGCTTTAACTGTACCTGCACATAAATTGCGTGCATTAGCAAAGACTGACTCTCCTCTTTCTAACTGCTGCGCATTAATCCTTTCGTATTCGTCACGACTAATGAATAGCTCCCCTCGAATATTAATCTCAGCAATCTTGGAAAGCCACTTATCGAGTTTTTGAGGAAAGCATTGCTTTGTTGTGAGCGTAATATCATCGCCACTATCGCCCGCTCCACGAGTAGATACGCATTTGAGTATACCATACTCGTATTTAGCTTCAGCAGACATACCATCTACTTTCGGTTCGATAATGACGTCGGTCCACTTGGCGTCCCTGGATTCCATCCACTTCAACAAGGCAGAGATGTCGTCAGGATCTTCTTTGCTTTGCTGAATCTTCTCCAGACTCAACATCTTTACTGCTCGCTGAATAGTGCTAGACCCTTCCGAGTGATCCTCCCCTAAAGAGGAGAGGATCGGGTTGTCAGGATCTATTTTTAACAGATCTTTTTTAAGTAGATCGTATTCATAATCAGATAAATCAGACGTACCGTTTGTATAGTACGCTTTATCCGCCTCTACAATCTTTGCTACTATTTCTTCTTTATTCATTACACTTCAAACTTGGAAGTTGCATTAGCATGGAACATTTCCTCCATGCTTCTAAACTGCCATCCGCAGTGAGCGCATATGTAACCTTCGAATTGTTCACGACCATGCCCTATCTCCTTACGTTTTTCTCTATCCCTGCGCATATCGTTCTCTACAAGTTTAGTAACTGGGTATGCTACCACAGATTCGCAACGATACTTAGCAAGCAATTCGTTACAACCGCACATGTGACAATGAAATATATAGCTTACCTGTTCCATAATATTTTAGTGTTATAGAATTATTTTGCCGTCCATTTGATCGGCGCAGAATTTATCAATCGAATACCTATAATCTGCATTACTGTCTACCATATCAAGACACAGCTCTTTAATGCGATCGAGCTGATCTTCTGAAACTAACGTACTTATTGCTTTATCTACAAATTCTCTAGGACTGGCCAGCATCTGCCTTGTCTTTTGAATATCCTTCATTGTCTTTTTGTCCGAGTCAGGAAGTGCTGCCGGACGAAGAATATTTTCTGAGGTTAGTACAGTGTTAAGCCTTGGAATAACATTAGCTAACTTTCTGTTATACTTAACAAACACGAGAGCATTAGGTAGGATTCTTGTAATCGCGTCCTCCACATCAAGCTCAGTCTTAAGGATAAACCTCTGCACAGGCCTGGTCTCAAACGGAATACTCTCTATGTTTACAAGTTCGTGATTTTCCCAGCTATACATATACATCTTTTTAATGGGATCCTCAGCCTCATCGCACATCTCGGTGCTACCTGGATATGCGACAGTTAACATATTTCCGTCTATCTCTTTTTCCAGAAGACGATGAATATGCTGATCTCCCATTGCGACAAGACGACATGTACCTGCGAAGTTATCCATGTCCAGGTTGTTAGGATTAGGATATCCGACGAACTCGCTAACAGCACCGTGCCAGGTGAGCATGTCATAGAATTTGCCGCTTGTTCGAACGCTGTCCAGTGTCTGTTTCATATCATCTGTAGACATGAACGGAAGGCATAAAATGTTTACAAATTCATCATTTTTGTGTACAGATTTTTTCATATTATCTGCACACACAATCCCTGCCGTTTTGGTACCGTGAGGATCGAACACCCTCATCCACGGAAACTCTGCCAGGTCGTGATTTCCTGAGATAACGAACATAGGAATATTCGCATCCAATAAAATACGATCTATCTTAGTCAATTCTCCGGAAATGGTGGCCGCAGACGGTCTAGCCGTATCAAGCAAATCACCGGCACATATAATTGCGTCGGCGTTATTCTCTATAGCTGTCTTAACTGCGGATTCTAAGGCATTTGCGAAATCGTGACCTCTAGTCCGGCAGGAGTATTGTCGATCTCGCAAATGAACGTCCGCTATATGTGCTATCTTTATCATACGTATTTTTTACAAATTTTTCTGATGGTCTCAATAGCTTCGTCTCGCTCTTGTACTAACGTAACAATATCTTTATCTAACGCATCGATTATGGCCTGTCGGCTGAATGCGGTAATAAACCTTGTGTTCCAATCTACCATGTTAGGTACCACCCACTCAGGAACATAGGATTTACCTGTGAGGGTAGTTTTAGCAGTTTTTCTGACAGTACCTACATCAAACATAAATTCACTGTCAGCTATACCGTCGGAATTCATGTTACGATATTTGTTTGTAATTAGCGTACCGTTAAGAAACATATACTGAGTACGCTCGTTTATTTTACTTTCATTCTCGCAAAGCTCACGCAGACTAGCAGCAGAAATCACAACACCAGGAATTTCCCGAGTAGGTCCTGGAGAGTTTTTATATATGTTAAATACCAACATCGGCGCTGTATTGCTCATTTTAATCTCTCCGTCGTCGTACGTGATTTTAATTTTACCTGCAGCGGAGAATAACGGTATCGTAGCTACAGTTCGATAGTCTCTACACAATGCAGGAGAGCGCCATCCACGGAAATTTTTAGGATGCATGCTATAACTAGTGTCGGTCATGTAATTCCATGCTGTGCAGAATTTTCTTTTGTACGCGGTTTCGTCTATACATGACAGTTCAGGAATGAGTGCATGAAGAGATTTTTCATAAAATTCTTTTTCAGCATAAGAGTGCATAGGCAGAGTTTTATTTGTAGGTCTCCACCACAATTGCGACCACCACTTAGGTGATACTGTTGCCATAATTTCTCGTAAACAATTGTGCGAACGTAAGTTACTGATCTGGTTCATTTTATAAAATTAATTAATAAGATTAGCAAGGGAAACTATAAGAATCCAAATAAGATACCACATTAATACTGTACCTCCCAGTAACACACTGATCATGGAGAGAATAATAACACAGGGCAGGCAACCTGTTATTTGTATATTAATTTTCTTCATTGTTATAAAGAGCTTTTCTCATAAGTTCATCAGAGAGAACTCTAAGAATACAGTTAACAACAAACATACATATGCCTCCCACACAGCTTAATATCATTATGGCTCGTGCTATTTTTACGCACAAAGGGGCTACACTGTACGACGAAAGTAACATTACTACAAAGGCGGATAGAAGTGTAAACAGTCCATTCACAAGAATGGCGGTTGATACTTTGCTGATGGTATAATACACAGCGGTAGATACAGAAAGTACAGGTATGGATGTTTTAGAGTTCATATTCTTCTAAGTCAATTGGATTACTACTTATACCAGCGCACTGACACTGGAGATATTCTTCATCAAACGCATTTGCGTACTCCCATCTGTAATACTCGTCGTCGTTCATTTGTTAACAAATACATCCTAGAAGAAGAAGCACATCGAAACGCTCTCCTTCTTTATCTGAATAAACTTTAAAATCTTCGCAAATTCCTCGTACTCCGTAGTTGGTACGTAACTGTTTGCTTATGGCCCGGATAATACCTCTTCTAGACTTGTCCTTTAGCCCAGGTAAGGCTAGGGTCTCTATATACGAAGGGAGGACACGGTCAGTGTCCTCCCAGTTGATTTCGTTACATCTTACCCAAGTGTTCATGTTTTTGCTATGTGATCTACTGATTCTTGTGATTGTATGTAGTCCGCCATTACTAATCTAAATCCACTTGCCAAACGATCCGACAGACTGTGTAACATATTAGTCTCTCGCTTTATCCATTTAGCCTCTATATCAAATCTATCAGAATACCAAGAATATCTAGCCCACAGATCCCCATGCTTGCTTGAGTCGTATACTCCATTTATTACGCCTACCAAATCTTCTCTGTCTGATATGATCAGAATAGTAGGCTTCTTCTTGGTTTTAGTTGATAACTTTCTCTTAACCATCTCAAAATACACATGGACTCTATGAAGTCCTTCAAGGATTGCTGTGAGCTCTGCTCGTGTGGTATTCATACAAGAACTTCCACCAACGACACTTGTATAACTTATATCTGGGTGCTGGATGGATAAAATATTAGCAGCGTACCCTCCGCAGTGGGCACGCTCGCCTTTTCCCGATCCGTCCGTGTATATATAAAACTCGTAATCTCTATCCACAGACATTATTCTCCAGGAAGTCCTACCATACTCAGACTATGCTGCGGCATATTTGCAATTCCTGCGGTCTGACTTCTGATATAAGACAGTGGGTTATTTGTATTGGTAGACGAGTCGAACAGGTCATACGCATCAGCGTTCACTGGCGCAAAAATATTTTGCATAAACGCTGTCTCAAACCTGCTGGGAGCGTCAGACAGTAATCGTGGATGTAGGATAGCGTTCAATCTATGCACACCCTCGTTGTCTGACACTACTCCGTTCTTTGTTCTTAATTTTACTGTGTACTCTAATACGAGATCATTATCTCCTATATTATGAGCATCTTTAGATAGCAGAAAATCTACCTTCTCTTTAAGCTTTACCAGCTCAGCTACTGGGACCTGACTTAAATCGATTTCTGAGATATTCGACTCGAGCTGATTCTGCCTCTGTGGTGCCGGTGGTTTCGCTGTCTGTGGTTTCGCTGGCATGTGTATTTACTTCTGTAGTATTAGCCTGTTTGACTGGCTCCCAGGCGATATTACCGAACCGTGCCGCAGGGAACTGATTCGGTTTGTACTTTAGAATGTTATTAGGTGATTTACTTTTATTACGCGACATAATTGTATATATTGTTATAGTGCGTTTACAAGCGCATAATCCATGTACGTCTATTTTAAACTATGACCTCGGCAATTTATAGTGACCTATACAAAGACCTTACCACGAACCCAGACTTCTGTAATAAAATATCCAAAATACTTAAGGATATAGAATTAGCAGATAAAGCTGGCAACATGGAGGCAGCAAAGCAACATGTACAAGACCTTCTTGTAGCGTGCAACTTTAACGCCAGTCTCCTGGTTCCTTATTTCTTTCCGAGGTTTCCGGAATTTGAACCTATGACGTTATGGACTAGACCTCACTCATTCTCTATGATGGGTCTGACTCTTCTTGGATCTCTTACCGTACAAGCTAGTCGCCAGATAGGTAAATGCGTTGACGGTAATACTGAATTACAAGTTAAGCTTAACGGATCCGAAAAAAGGCTTACTATCAAAGAATTATTTAATCGCAGTAAGAAGGAGGTAGCGTGTTCTCCGGAGCAGGCGGAATAATGCTGTAAGCTATGTTGGTTGCTGTTACGATTGCGATTGTGAGCGAGGTTAATTTAAACATGTGTTGCAAAATAAATTAAATATTTGGAGTTAATTGTTAGTATTACTGTTAGCACCAAATAAGGGCGAAGCGGTCCTCCGCATCCCTAATGATCCTGTCACGCACAGCGCGTGCTTTCTTAACGTCTTTTGTCTTTAATGAGAAGCGCAGTCTACTCTGAGTAGGACCATCCCATACTGTAAGATGACACCACCAAATGTGTCCGTTCTTAAACAGATTGTGATTTTTATTACTAATTGTTGATCTCTTCCTTAAGACGATTGTTTGTTGCATTATAGTGTTTGTCCTTTGAAGTTAATACGAACCATCCAGCTCTCAGTACCTTCTAGCACAGTAGACTTGATGGGTTCTTCCAGTTCGTTGCTAAACTTATTAAATGTATCGGCAATAGCTGCCAACTTGGTCAGACCAATACCGATGAGAATCAAATAAACAGAATTACCTTCTGTACACTTCACAGGCACGGTGTAGTGCGAAGTATTGTTAAGAATAACAGACAAATCCCCATGCGCTTCTTCGCAAATTCGTATAAGTTTTTCCGAAGCATAATTGCTATTAGCTTCAATAATATCCACGTCGAATACGCGTACACCTTTTTCTACATGCAAATAGAACTCGCAAGCACCCTGGCTATCCGGCAGTTGATATACTTCAATCTTACACGGAGTATTCTTTATTTGTCCGAGACGGTCGGTAAGTAACTTCTTAATCTCCTCAATATATACAGCAGGAGTTACCGCTGCAGACTCGGGAGAAATTACTACTTTACCATCAATGGTACACATATTAGTCGATGCGTCATATGCAGGAGTAAGTTCCAAACCTGTAACCGCAAACGGACACTTACACAAATGTGCAGCTTCTGTAATAGCAGCCATTGTAAGCCAGGTGATGTGTGTAGTCTCCTTAGTTGCAGCCGTAGTAAGTCTTTGCTTGGATTGCTCCGTGAGGTCTACACGAACCTTAGCAAGAGGCCCAGTAAACATAAGACTTTCACCTCTTGTAAAGCGGCAATTAATGTTATCAGGAATCATCTTGTACAGATCCACTGGAAGAGAGTGCTTGTCTAGGAAGCATAATGTTATTGCAGCGCCAGACGCATCAGCTATAGAAATTACATTCTTTTCAAAGTTAACAACCGCGTCCCTATCTCCCGGCGTGAATGTGCAAGTACAAGCGTCTACAGTACTTGTGAACTTTAAAGCATCATCTTGTACACTATAGGTCACAACTTCATTCTGTCCGAAGCGATTAGACCCAAGAATAGTAGCCTTACTTTCAGGGAACATGCGTGCGATGGTATCTATGATAGCCAGTACTTCATCTCGCGTCACTCTGATCTTGCCTGACTTATTATTGTTAGTGCAAAGATTTACGCGCTTACCTTCCTCGTTAATTTTGAACGGTCCGATTGTCATATGTATTAAATGAGTTAGGGGTACCATCCAGATGGACGGTACCCCGATTAATGTTGTTAGGTGATGTTATATTACTGAATCAAAATTCATATCAACCTCAATACGCTTTCTCGATGCAAGATAATCGCATGCGTGAACAAAGCGCTGTAGCTTTGTCACTGGGATGGGAAGTTCTGTTCTGGAGAACTTATTTGTATTCCATTGTCCCATGTGTGATCTTATACAACCGGCAATAGTATCTACCACAGCAGGATCTATACGCACCCTGGGACAGTTGAAGGCTTGAGCGAAATTAATCCACTCATCTGCCCCAACCATCGGGTGCTCGAAAATAGTCCTACTGTTGTTGGGTGGAAGTCCTTGCTTGCAGAAATCGTGCATAGCTAGGGATGCGTACACAATATCCTGGTCATTAGGATCCTGGATAGTACTGATAATAAGCATATCCTCTGCTAACAACATTGCGGCAATGGTATGACGCACCAGTCCACCCTCACCCAAGGCGTAGGTGGGGTGGTACTTGCCTGAAGATGATGCAGGTACGGTCCAGAAATAGTGATCTGGATCCTTGGTCATAAAATCTATAACAGCTTTGCTAAGTTCTGCGTTCTTAATACGAAATCTAATAAGCGTAATTAGTTTATCTTTATCTGTAATACTCATAACTTTAAATACATTCTAAACGTTTAATATGTGAGGGATGACGCAGCTTCTTGAGTGCTTTTGCTTCGATCTGACGAATACGTTCTCTGGTAACGTCGAAACATTTACCAACATCTTCCAGGGTCTTAGGTGTTCCGTCCTCATCCAGACCGAATCGCATCATGAGGATAGCCTGTTCCCTTTCGGTAAGAGCTTCCTTGAGTACAGCTCGAAGGTTTTCTTTAACTACCGTATCAGCTGCAGCTGTAGAGGGGCAGTCTGCAGAATCGTCCTCTATGAAATCCTCCATAGTAGCATCATCGCTTGAACCTACTGACATCTGCATCGAGATCGGTTGACGTGCTACACTGAGTAGACCCTTTACCTTGCCGGTAGGAATATCAACTACTTTAGCGATTTCTTCCACAGTAGGTTCCTGCTCTTCTCCCACAGTAAGTTCGTTCCTGGCTGTAGAGATTTTATTAATCGTCTCTACCATGTGTATAGGAACCCTGATAAGGCGCGACTTGTCTGCTATCGCGTGAGTGATAGCCTGACGTATCCACCACGTAGCGTAAGTGGAGAACTTGAACCCGCGCTGATACTCGAACTTATCCACAGCCTTCATGAGACCGATATTACCCTCCTGGATCAGATCCAGTAACGGCATACCTTTATTGGTATACTTCTTAGCAATCGAGATTACCAGACGCAGATTTGCCTTGATCATTTTTTCTTTCGCTCTTTGCTGCGCTTTTACCAATTTGAGGTATTTTGCCGCTTGAGGGTACAGAATGCAGTGCGGTGTACGATGCTTCAGCTCAGACGATACAAGTACGTACGCTGCTTCTGGGGTTACTTTGTTAGACGACTCGATATAGACCTCTGCTTCTATCAGGCGTACCATTTCGGCTTCTAAATACTGCCGAAGTTCGTTTTCTATCTTTTCGTTAAAGTCCAGCGGAGCTACGATCTGGTACAGTACATCAGGCCCACAGCATCCCCAGAAATCAGGATCGTTATTCACAGTATTATACAAATCCTCCAGAGCCCTCTTAGCGTAGGCAAAATCCTCGCTCATATCACGCTCTTCAAGGTTTCTTATAAGTGAATCGTATCTACGATCTCCAGAAATAATAGATTCGAGAAGTTCCTTATAGAAATTTACAGCACCAAAGAACTCAAGAGATGCTATAAATACAGCACTTGTAGCGTCTTCGATCTCTTTAGCTATAATGATTTCTTCTTCTTTATTAAGGAGCTCTGTACCGCTAACAGATTGCAGATATGATTTGGTAGCGTCAGGAATACCCTCTTTAAGGTCTGGGCATAAATTCTCTTTACAGATTTCATCCCCTTCCTCGCACTCTTCGTTACATTCCTCGCAGTCTGTGCAATCTTCTTCTGGCTCGTCGTCAGCATCAAATTCTCCGGCTACTTCTTTTTCAAATGCTAAGAAAGGAAACCTCAGCGGGGGCATCGCGGCTATACGCCTCAACTCCTCCATCTGCGCTCTAGTTCTTCTTCTACGTTTTGTTTTCATAGTCGTATTACTTGATGTCATTTGCAAAGTTTAAAATTCCGTAAGTATCGATAGTGCCTTGAGTACCGCACTCATACTTACAACTAATGTCGTACTTAACTTCGGCCGGCAAGATTTCTCGCACAGCCAATGCCAGCTGGCGAATCTGCGCCTGAGCTGCTCCACTACAACGTTCTCTAAGAATATACCTCAGCTCTCTCAGATTAGTAGTGATGCCTATCTGCGTCTTGCATGCGTTGGGTAGAACGGCTCTGGCCTCCTCTGGCCTTCCTTTACTTACAAGATACATGTAAGTGTCGGTGGCCTTTTCTAAGTGATCCAGAAATGCTTGCTTAGCTTCGTCGCTCCACGTATCGAACCAGATAGGTTTGATATATTGCACCTTACTGTTAAATTTACCAGACGAGTAGTTACAATAACGCTGAGACTCCTGAGAGAATGAACATAATCGATGACGTACTAGCTGGTGAGTTACGGCTCTATCTGTTGTAATGATGGCAGATAGGGAACAGTGTTCCAGGACACTTTCGTGATGCTTGCCGATAAGCATACTTACGAACTGCATTGTCTTTTCCTCAGAGTAATTATCAGCTGGGTTTTTGTCAGCGCTTTGCCAGCAGATTCTTCCCATTGTTTCTACTTTTCTCAGTCCGCTTTTAAATTCTTCAGGCGTAGTGAGAACAGTAATGCTCTGATTAATAAGCTCAAAATTTTTTCCTACAATACTCATGTCTATATTTATTCTTTGGTTATTACAAAAATGTGCACGCCGGTCTGAATCGAACAGACGTCTCCCGGGTAACAGCCAGGGCTTTGCCACTAAGCTACAGCGTGATTATTACAAATTAACTAAATAAGAGATACAGCAAAATTGCTATGCCTACGGCGGATAGAACCTCCATAAGAGTCACCAAACCTATAAATATTTCAAGGTTTCGAGTCTGACTTGCTTCTCTGATCATCTTCAGGAACATAAAGCGTTTTACCGTATTCTTTGTAGTTTGTTGTTATGGTGTCTGTGTAATACTTATTATGACACTCACATTCAATATGTCCACTATGAATTGATAAATATTTTTTAAGTGTATTCCACCACTTAACAATAGCGTCCAGGTTTTCTACATCTCTTAGTCTGCCGTGGAATGTTATATGCCACACCAGACCGTAACACTCATCCATAGCTGGGGATACTGTCAGCTGTAAAGGACCCTCTGAGCCCGTAGGGAATGCTAACGCTTTACTATCCGCGTCCGACATTGCTATTATCTCATCATCCACGAGCTCTCCATCTTTAAACCACCTTGCGTATAAAGTAGGAGGAAGCACATAGCGATCGCCGCGAGCCCAGGCCCACTTCTCTCGATTAGACGTAATAAGCCTAGCAACCCAACAATGAGGATCTTCCATGTACTCTGGGAAATAATCATCGTCGTGCTTATACTTACCCAGTCGAGGTATCTCTGGAGCAACTACTAAATAACCTGACGCTTCTGCCCAAAAACTCATAGTAATTTGTTGTTGTTAAAGAATTCTTCAAGGATTTTTTCAGCTCTAGCTGCAGCAATTATTGCGCAAATAGCTCCTATAACCAACACCACCCCTAATACTGCGAACAATATTACTAAAAAATTAAATAGGCAACTTCCCATATAGTTCTATTTGTTGTGTGTTTAGTTTTCCATTACGTATAGCGGCGTTAATAGCGTCGTTTCTCAATTCTCGCTGGCGCGTAGACCATTCCTCTTGTGCTGTAGGCGACACATAACACATTATTAATACACTTACGATAAGAATTACTGTAGTTATAATTGCACGATATACACTCAATGCTGGCGTTTGACGAAACTCACACATAGCTGCATTAATCATGGCGACACTACCCGCAGTAATCACGACAATGAGGAATACCAGAAATCCAGGAGGCATAGTTATAGTAGAGTTATTATGTTCTTCCTGGATTCCCACCAGGCATTTTCTTTATTCCAGTCATAGTGATTGCCGGTATCCTTTGTTCCATCTGGATATGTCTTATGCTCTATCCAGGTTCCGTCAGGATAGTGACCTATACCTATTACGGAAAGATCTGCACCGCGTTCCAATAACCATACAGCTGCAACAACACCAATAGACGCGTGCTCTTGTCCAGTGGATTCTGCAGCTCTAGCAAGCATTTCCCTGGGTAGATTTATATCATCATTAGTAGTAAGTACGTGTGATGGGCATGAGGGACATTCGTCTATGAATGCAGCCTCATTTCGCTCGTGTCTTAGTATGGCTAAATCTGTACGTGTACCTACGTCTTCTGGGTCGCCGTAGTAATGGTTCAGACGAGCAACAATGTCCCACTCGCCTGAATCTATACGTTGACCTAGCTTGCGGCCTACTAAGTCTTTACCAGAACCTATTAGCAGTACTTTTTTATTTCTTACAACAAGTGGTTGTTGCGTTGTTGAATCTAAAATAGCATCTGCCCACATAGCCGAGAGTGCAGGAGGGAGTTCCTGTCTGTAATCTATATCAACAATTCCCCAGCTGGAGTTTGTGCGTAGAACTTTATGCTTACAAGAATGGTCGAATATAGCGCCAACGTTACCAGGCTTCCAGGCGTACAGTTGTCCGTTTAGTTTGAATATGGATTCTTTGTAGTCGCGATTATTTTTACAGGTCCAAGCCCCGTTCTGTACTATCTTTCGCCAGGTATCTTCAACGTGTACGGATGCCGTAATGCAGCATTCGTTTCCTGCTTTAATACAATCCGCAGCCCTCTTAAGAAGATATTGTTCTCGTATAGGTTGTGTTACTTGTAATAGCACACACACATCACCATCAGCAGGCTGGATTAACGCTTCTGCATATTCTAAGTCAGCGAGATGATCTTTGCATGCTGTAGGTATATGTTTCCATTTTTTAGGAAGTACAAGGGGTAACTCGCTTCTTTTACCTACAGTATATACAGCCACCTCGTCATCTATATACGCAGACTCGTTAAGTAACCAAGTTATAGTGTAGGGTGCTAAAAAGCGATTCTTTCCAGGAAATCTTGTACTTTCCTTTACTGTAATAAATACATGTATCATTTATTAAGTTTGACAGATGTTGTCCAGCATATAGGTAGGTTAAACTTTTTGCTACCGTCTATAGATGTAAACTCAAATAAATCCCAACCTACCCACTTCACACATACAAGGACTTCTCCATTGTATGTTACTGTTTTTCCTATAAAGCTTTGTTGCATAGTCATTGGTAAGAGATTGATGTGAATTGTCGATAATCAGGATAATCAAAAAGGCAGCTGAGTTCTTTTCTCAGCTGCCTTTTAAGTCCTGCTCTGGACATCTGTTTCTCTTTCTCGCTCCGTAATACCCTACTTCCTGTATTACCTCGTACTATTACGCGCGCCTTATAAGGCACTGTTGTTTTATTTTTCATAGGTCTTATTATATGTTAATTACTTCTTACTAACACATTTGTGGATAACCCACACAGGTACTGCTATTATACTTATCAAAATTACTATAATGCTAGCGATAATTATCTGATTTACTGCCGGTAGTGTGCAGAACTTATAAATTATTTCCCCACACGTTACTAAACATATTACGTAGAAGAGAGAAATTAATAAGAAAAACAGCCATTTATTTACGACGTCACTTATAGTTACACTGCGCTGATTCTTTAGAGTTTTAAGATCATCTATCAAGTTCAAGATAGGAAAGAATAGTATCGAAAACAGACAGGAGTCTACGATACGTTTTTTTAGTGTAGGTTTAGCCGGTCCACAAAGTAACTCAACGTACTCTTCGCACGTAGCGGAAAGTTCATCTAATTCTTTACTCATTGATCTTCTTTTTGTTTTTAAAGATGTAATAGATAATCTTAGGAGCGCTGATATGCACAAATATAAGTAGTAATATAGCAGCTAGTACCGTCAGGCATGGAATAAGATAACCTGCGACGTACATCATTAGAACAACTTGGTATATAACCCACAGCGCAGCGCAGATTACACAGTAGATTAATGTACCGAAAAGCCACAGATCCCATGCCTCCTGGCAATCGTAATACGATACGCTAGAAGAGTGTGTCAACTCGTATGCTAAGTATACCGGCCACAATACAGGAAACATAAGTAGTATCAACAGGAATACTCCGTGCTTTTTAAAGAAATTAATCATCGTCGTCATCGTAAGGATCTCCGTTATTTGAGTTATAAGAATACAAACCTCTATCTACAGTAGTGTTAGTACCTTTCCTAGCCCAGGTAAATCTATCGAATCCTGGCTCATAGGTGTAATTACATTCACCACAATTAGGACAATACATGTCATACGACGAACAGTTACCTATACCCATCGTACAGATACGGAGCATAGCTCTAAGTACAAAAGGAGTTTGCTGTTCTCCGTAGTGTCGTGTATTTCTGCGACACGTTGGACTTGGACAATATAGCGTCTTTTTCATATAGTGTTACGAATATTCAAGAATTACATAGGGATCTCCATCGGCCTTTTCGTAGGCATCTATACACTTGAGCACACCATCGAAGAACTCAAGATCCTCTACAATATGGTCTAGCTTATAGAGCATAGATGTAAAGTACTCCAAAGATCGATCCTGAATAAAGAACATCTTACATATTTCGTCGAAGAAATCCTTATGGACTTTATTATCCATATCGATATCACGGAAAGATATATAGCCTCGTTCGTTAGGCTGTAAAACCTGTACCATCTTCTCAGCTACTTTCCTGGACAGTCTCGTATACTCTTGTATCTCTTCCTTAGTAATTTCTACGGGACCGTATCCAAATCCTTTCTGGCTATTGACGTAACCTCTAAGGAAACAGGGAAGCACAGGACCTCCCACATCATAATTACCATCATCCTCGCTACTCATCACCTGGGCGTAACGCTTTTTATTTGTGCGTCCTACTTTGATTTTAGCGAATACTTTAATTTCTGCATCCATGCTCATAATGTGTATTATTTGGGGTTAGGTTTTATTAATAGAGGATATAATCGCCGTCAGCAGTACTCACAGAGAAATACGGGTATGGGATAGTTTTACGTTCTCCTGTTTCGGTGAGGAACGATATGGACCCATTAACGTTACGGGTGTAATGATTTACTTTGTGCGTAATATCTTCACCATTCGAATTGTAGCCATCCTTAATAACATATCGGTACGATGTACCTACAGCTGTAATATCATTCTTAATCATACCAGCGGCTGCGTAATTGTTGATTACACCTGCCATGGTTGCGAGAATTCCAACGAATATAAGTGTCTTGTACATAAGTTTTATTTATCTTTCTTTGTTATAGTTAAATATTACTCATATAAACTTAACGAAATAGTCAACTCTTTAGGCAACTTATCTATCTCTTCCTGCGTTGTTTTCCACGTGTCTGGAATATTGAGTATCTTGAACGTAAGGTAGACATGACTTCCGTCCGGAGCCACTGTAACCTTAACGTGCTCCTTTAATGCTTTAGTTACGAACCTGGTTGCTACGGCAGGAGCCCAAGAGAACTCTTTACCGTAAGTCCACTCTACTCTCTCCGGGTGACCTTCCATATCATACGGAATTTTGCGAGTATTATTCTTGATGAGCCGGGTCAATTCATCTGAGTTAATCTCTAATATAAATTCTTCTTCATCCAGAGCGTTTTGTATGTACTGAAACCATGTCTTACCTACCTTATCGTCGGCTATCATGACATGTCCATTACGCCCAAAATACGACTTTATTTTATCTAGTAAATACTTCTCGTCCTTAGTCCACGGAGTATCATAATGCTTATGATTCATTACAGGATTCATAGGATCGAAAAGCTCAAAGACATGTATTATCCCGGTGTCATCCTTATAGAAAGTTTTATCAGGAGCTATGAGTAGCGATAACTGTCCTTTTTCTGTGGGATTTTCTTTTACGAAATCTTCCCACGAATCAAAAACTTGTCCGGTCCAGCCTAACGGTTTGTTTAGACTGGACCGGACATACTCTTCTATCTTGAAACTAAGCAATGGTGACGGTTTCACAGATTTTATCTGACTTTATAATTTGCAAGTAATCGTAAGAATATACAGCACGCACAGGTTGTTTACCTTCGACGCACTCTTTGATGTATGCCTTATCTGCAGGGCGTAGGTGCGTGATGTACAAATCAATGTAAGCAACACCCATAGCGTGCAGTTTAGACACAACCGTCTGTATATCTCTACATGCGCACGTAGAGGCATCTACAACTAACAGTATCTCTTCTCCACGAAGGTCATCCTCTGTCGCCATGATATCATAGTCTGGGTAGTCGTCATTCGTAGTGTTAGGACGCTTAGAGGCATACCTGTAGCTATACGGGCGTTCTATTGCTTTTGTATATTTAATAGCGTCCTCGCTACTCATGAAGAACAGAAAATCCCACATACCTCCAGGATATTGCTCGTTGTACTTATCGAGGAATTCCTTTACTGGATACCATACATTACATCTGCGTAGTAGTGTAGGCACTGCAGTTGAGTGTGGGTCTGCAACTATAACTGTACTGAAATTCAGATCGTTAATAATATCTGCAACTATACGAAAAGCAGAGAGGTCCTCCTGCAGCGAGTAAGGACAATACTGAAGGTAGAGTGTAGAGAAGTTGCTTCTTTCATCGGAGGGAATGTTATCCCACATCTTCTTAGCTACCTGCAAGTTAAATAGATCGTCATTTGAGAAAAAGATAAGCTCGAACTCGTCAGGATAGTTCTTATTACACATATCCTCTGTGAGTTTAATGTAAGAGCGCTCTCTCGCCTCAAAATCATACTTAGCTACGTCTCTGTCATTAAATAGTACCATAATGTATTGTGGTTGTTTTTCTGAGTTTATTTACGGTGTCGATAAGATCTCCTATAGTACGCATACTTTCTAGCTCTTCCTCACTAAAAGAGATAGCAAACTTCTCTTCTAACGTTAACGTTATATCAGAGTAGTCAAGGCTATCCATAAGTAAGTCATCATACAATTTACTTGTGTACGTCATAGGTACTTTCGTATTAATGTAAGGAATAGATTTAATCAGATTAAATACTTCTTCCTCTACACAGTCTTTGCAAACTCCTATAGTTGTGGGAGTTGCTATACCACAATTCTCCATGATGCTGAGTGCATATTTGTGAAGCTCTTCGGACACGTCAGCGCATAGATTTTTAGACACAGAAATAGCTATTGACCCTGGCAAACCAGACCTCAATAACATAGCGTTGCCTAGTATTTCTTTGGACGTACCTATGCCTACAAGGATAATTTCATTTACATCCGCATCATCATCTGTAAGTAATTTATCGTTAATTGTACGAAACAGCGATGGCGATAATAGCCCGGCTGTAAACATACGAACGGATTTAATATCATCAAGATTGCTGTAAAGATTAATACCCTCACCGCAGTCAGTACATAATGCTAAAATCTGATACGTGTCTTCTTGCTCTTTAGCAGACTTCAGATAGTGCATTATATTATCAGCAGTAGTTTTAGCCCAAGACGATCTTTTAACGAACCCGTCTTGCACATTTACTGCTATATACAATTTTTTGCTCATATTGTTGTGTTTGAAATCAGGCAGTTACTTTCTCTTTAAATAAACTGGCACACGGAATAATGTGATCTTTTGGTATCATCTCGCCTACTTTAGAACATTTCCCATTTTCCCAGAACGCACACATACCGCAGGTTCTCAGAGAATGACCTGGTTGAATATTTACCTCTGTAGTGTAAGTTACAGTGATGTATTCGTTTTGAACAAGCGAGTTAAGAATGTGCTCAGTGAGAGGTGCGTTGTCGATTCCTATGTAAGCCCACAGCCCGTAAGGCAGTCCTGACCATTCGTCCCCCTTAGCGCGACAAGTCCACTCGCCTCCAAAGAATACCCAGTAGTCTTCGTCACAACCCAGCGTGGCACTTTCGTTACCTTCTTCGTACACTAATAACTTAAGATCTATTTGAATGATATTATCTTCTTCATCTTTGTACGTTTCTATATTTGTACGCTTTACTGTGATTGTTTTGGTCAGTTTCATATTGCTGTGTTATTTTTTAATTTCTACTGCAGGTTCGATAAATTTCTTTTTCCACATTACAGGAACTATAGCTTCCCTAGCTATATTACTAGGACTTATAGACTCTGATTCTAAAATCTCCTCAACTAAACCAGCACGTGTAAGTTTACCTTCTGTTGTAACAAGTCCGTTTTCAATAGCTTCTTCAGAGGGATCTTCGATAAGTTTGTCTATCTCGAGGATTATTATGTGACTAGAGTCTTCCTTAAAATAGACAAAATAAGAATTAGTTAACTCGAATATCTTTACATCATACTTGTAGTAGTCTTTCCTCGGATGCACACATTTTGCTGAGAAAACACGTTTTCCGAAAATGTGATACTCTTTGTGCGCTTTGGGATCGTACAGTACATGTTTCTCGTCTCGATCTTCCCAATATCCACCGATGTATAGTATCAGAAGAGGTAGCCCTACTATTGCGATTATTATAGACAGTGTAACTATTAGCATATTGTTGTGTTAGTTTTTAATTTCTATTACAGGGTCGATAAACTTCTTCTTACGCATTACAGGAACTACAGCTTCTTTTGCGTCTCTATAAAGAAAAATAGAGTTAATCAGTCCCTTTCGTGTAAGTTTACCATCTTCATCAATAATACCAGTCTCAATCGCATATTCGGTTGGAGAGTCTACAAATTTATCTATTTCTTGTGTTATTACGATACCACTACTATTCTCCTTTGTATAAACGAAATAAGAATTGGTTGTATCGAATATCTTCACCTCAACTTTGTACCAATCTCTTGCAGGATGCGCACACTTTGCGGAGAAGATAAGTTTTCCGAAAATATGATATTCTTTGTGCTCAGAAGGATCGTACAGCACATACTTACCAGAACTATTAACCTTACTAATCCACGCTCTTAATGAAAATAGTATCAGGGGAAGTATAAGGCCTGAGAGCGTTAGTATTATCAGTAGTGTACTTAGTGTCATTACTTATTGTTGTTTGGTTATAATAATTACTTGTCTTTAATACAAAAATCCCGATCAATTAATCTTGATCGGGATTTAAAAATATCGCGGTATTAATAGTTTACGAAGAGAACAGTTCACTGCCTAGCATTCCTAGTCCGGCACCAGCAGCAGCTGTTCCAGCCAAACCTACGGCACCAGCTACAGGTTTTCCTATTTTAGAAGCTATACGGGCTATTCTTGCATAGGCTGGGCCTTGATTTTTTGTAAAGTGCGTCACCCAGTCCATTTTCTTACCATTCTTACTAGATTCACTTAGCAATGTTAACTCTATACCTCGAATGCCTTTTCTTAATGCGCTTCTCTCATTTTTATCAGATGTCGTATTATAGGCTTCAACCAATTTATTATACACATTGCTTATACTAAAGTTATCCTCAGTAATTCCTAATTTTTTCATTAAGGGTGATAACTCTGTATGTTTACCTTTGTTAGCTAGTACTTTATCTGCCGCATTAACTTTTAATACTTTCGGAGCATTAGCCACCTCGTCTATAATTTTGTGAAATAGTGTATCTCCTTTGGTTACCTTTTTAAAACTACCATGTCCTTCGTTGTAAATTTTCCTAGCAGAGTCGTCAATCATCATATCTAGGAACTCGTCACTACCTGGTTTGGAGTTTGTTTCAAAGATGACATTTTTAGTTGATTCAGGTAAAGCAAAATCTCTCAAGAAGTGCGCTAGAGACACCTGCCTAGAGCCGGCACCCTGGAAATGATTATGCTGACCGCCGGCAAAATCAAATATTCCAGGAAGGATTAATGGTTTTTCTTTTGGCATCCATCCCTGTACGTGCCCTCTTGAGTGTAGATAGTCGGTCGGTATATTATATATACTTTCTACCCTGGTTCCTAGGAGTTTATTATTAAGTACATTATTAGTACCTTCGTGATATAGAGAGTGGGCTAAATCAAAATCTTCTGGCGATCTTTTCAGCAGCTTTCCAGATAGAGGAGACTTAAAAGTATATGTTCTGTTGGAAAGCACATCGTCGAGTACTTTTCCCTTTGCGTCCCACGCGTCAGCTGTATTTTCAAGTTTGGTAAAATCCAAAAAAGCTTTACCTCCTACACCAGCCCCAAGAGCACCGCCACCTGTCAGCAACGAAGCGTCCCGTATCGTGTTGTCTTCTGGTGCAAAGTATTGCTTTACTTGTTCTAAATAATCGCGCATAAAAGTATTATAAACTACAAATAACGCGAGCTCAAACGCAGTCTAGCCTGGATTCGCGCCAAGACAACTTATTGTCATTGCTTATTTTTGTTTGGTCTATGGTAGCACTTATCGTATTGCTCCAGTAAATACTTATATCCAGGATCCGGAGGATGCGGTATCTCATACGTCTCTTTTTTACGTGTTGGGTAAAAAAGGAGGGCCATAAAGACAACAAAGAACAAAGTTCCTGCGGCTGCTGTAGTTAAAATAACAAACTGTATTGATGTCATAATCTCAATATTACTTAATACAAAAAGCGTCCCATCTAACAGACAGGACGCTATAGTCTCGCCTGGATTCGAACCAAGACAGAGGGAATCAAAATCCCTAGTGCTACCTTTACACCACGAGACTAAAAAATACCACGGGTAGGATTCGAACCTACGACCTGCCGCGTATGAAGCGGCCGCTCTAACCAACTAAGCTACCGGGGCATTTACCTCCCCAAGATATACCCAGGGAGGGGGTGCAGAAGTTATCTGCACGGATTACTTAAAGACGGGTTGCTGAGGTGTCGATCCCCAATGGTGTCATCCATCCAACTGTTTTCAAGACAGTGTTCGTAGCCGTACGAATTAACAACCCATTTACTTTTTATATTACTGGGAAGAGGTGGATTCGAACCACCGTAGGTCGTAGACCAGCAGATTTACAGTCTGCCCCATTTGACCACTCTGGTATCTTCCCTATGTTACGTGACATTATGTAAGCCGGCTCAGGGAGTCGAACCCTGCTTAAGGCTATTAACCCGTTTGCCATATTACAAGTATGGTGCCTAACCGATCGGCTTAGCCGGCGTTAACTCTGGCACACTCGAATCGAACGAGCCTCGTCCTCTGCCCAAAAGAGGTGCATACCCAGCCTGCCCGCGCCAGCTTATTACTATACTATATAGATGGAGCAGAAGAGACTCGAACTCTCAACCTTCTGAATGCAAATCAGACGCTCTGCCAATTGAGCTACAACCCCGTTATGTAGCAATAATATACGCTATATAAAAAATTAAAGCAACTATATTTTTGCTACATGTAATAAAAAATTTATTTAATAAAGTTTAGCTGTAATCTTACCGTTACTGTTAAGCATGCAAGCGTACTTAGTACTATCCATGAACCGAGCCATACTATAAACGTAGTGTTCGATATTGTACGCCAGCTCTCTAACCTCTCTATTATACCCGTTCTTCAACATTTCATTAAGGGTGTCGATCATTTTAGGAAGATGTTCCATACATTCCTTTAAAGCTAAAAGATCGTTGCGTTCGCAGTTAAGTGTGTGACTACGTGCCTTGCTAAACCACTTTTCTGTGTATGGCCTATCTTCCTCAGGCGCCAGAGTAAAAGATGACGTCTGTTCGTGAAATAACTTATGAGCTGCTCTAATATACTTTGCTCTATCTTCTGAGGTTTGTACAAAAGAAGGCATACCGCCGATATACCCACCAGGACCTTCCTTGGTTAAGAATGCTCTATGAACCTCGACACCATTTACTATTACTCTGAAATCTACTCTATCTTCACTAGGCTTACTGCTACGTTTCAGTGTATATTTTGTTTCTGTGTTCATATTATTTGTCGAATGTAATGATTACTTTCCAATATTAAGGGCCATCTCAAGAAGAGCAACTCCGTCGTTTAGTAATGCTGTAAGTTTTCGAATGTCTATAAGTGTAGCTTTATCGATATAAGGAACAATCGGTAAGTTCATTTTTTTAAAATTTTATATTTAATACCATTGTCAGTATATTCTGCTGTAAACGGCGTATAGCACATACCACATAAAAACGAATCTTCTAGGTCGTCTTTAGATTTAACGATGCGAGCTTTCATTAACCGTTCGCACCCACACGAAGGACAAGAGACAACCTTACCAGCTTCGCGAGCAGAATTCAGCTTTCTGTAATACTCTTTTATTTTCTGTTGTTCTTTGGTCATAGTGTTTAGAAACTATATTTTTTCTACCTGTAATAAAAAATTTATTTAGCTTCTTGCTAGCAGGATTAAGATTAACGCGCCTGTAGCTAAAAAGAGACCACACCCTATGAATGCGATAAGTCCTATAGTACCAATGATATCTATATAACGTTTATGCATTTCAAATTCCTTATCAGCCTCTTGCAATAATGCAATCGCATCTTTTAACTTTTCTTTTTCTTCTTCGGTCATTTGTCGAATGTAATGATTACTTCTTTATCGATAGGTATTTCCACATGCCTTTCACCGTTAATGAATTTAATAACTTTATCTGAACTTATCTTTGGAGCAGTGGAACATTTATAAATCTTTCCATCATCCACCTTTATATTACATTCCAGGATTCTGTCCTTACCCCAAATCGCCCATGATACAAGAAAACCTAATATAAATAATCCTATACATGTTACTATACCCCCTAAAACATCAGCAGTATCCATATTAAGTACAGGTTTAATATTAATAATTATTCTTTATTGTGTATTTTCCATTGCTAGTATATTTGGTACCAGCTACGTCAAAATACAATATTCCGTCTTTTTCTTCGTAGTAATTAGAGTAGTACGTATCTGAAAAAAGACCGTTATCCACTTCAATAGTATAGCGGTACGTCTGTTCTTTTTTATATTTATTGTCGCAAGCCGAACAACCAAAGAAAAAGACACCAAACAAAAGTAGTAATTCTAAGAGGCAACCCATATAAGTTAATGTGTGATTTTATATTCTTTTGTGTAAATAAAACCACCGCCCAAGCAGATGCCTGGGCGGTGACTATCTTTAATACTTATCAATAAAAACAACGGAGAGTACTGGAGTCGAACCAGTTCGACCTTTCGGTCGGCTACGGTTTAGCAAACCGACGCATTACCGTTCTGCCAACCCTCCGTACAGGAAGTCAAGGACTCGAACCCTGAAAATTATCAATTCAATTCTGTAAAGTTGTCTTTTTACAGTTTATTCTATTCGTGAGCTCGTTATAATCAAAAGTAAGTTTCATCTTTTTAGGACACTTCTTTGAAGTGAACACAAAATCGATCGTTACTTCACTCTTATCATCATCGATCTCGTTCTTCTCAATGATGAGTTTACCTTCTTTTATATCTTCTTGTAAAATGTCAGTTACAAGCCTCATATAGTCTTTAAGAGTTTTCATAAGCTTTCTAATAGAGTACAGGAAGTCAAGGACTCGAACCCTGATGACCGGTTTTGGAGACCGGGATCTTAACCATTAGATGAACTTCCTACGATGTTAAACAACACGCCAGGTAGGACTCGAACCTACAAAGACATTTCCAATTACCATAGTTTTACGTCTCGTGCTTAGAAGGCACGTTGGTTACTGGCGCATTAGCATTATAATACTCTATATTATTGCCGAAAAAATTATTACTAATTCTCTACACAAAGTAAAATATAATTTTAAGCGTAGTACAGAATATTTTTTTCTTCCTCTGATAACTTAATGATTTTGGCTTTCTTATCTTTGTGTGAAATTTTATTAGCTCCACGATAATGCTCAGTCTGACCGTGACAATTAGGACATAAAATTTGTAAATTATTCCAGGCATTATCATGATGATTACCATTTACATGATGTAACTCTAACGGAATTTCTTTACCTCTCCATTCGGATAAACCGCAACATTCGCAGCGTTTTTCTTTTAGGCCAAATTTAAATAAATAGCCTTTAAGCTTATAGGCGGTAATGTAGTGTTTATTTTGAAACACTAGTTCTAGTTTTTCTTTAGTAACCGTTCTATGACTCTTCTTGCTAGTACCTCTACCTCCCTGATTGGGCAAAAAACAGTTATATTTTTTAGCAAGACGAGCATATGCATTGTACGATATGCCCATTACGCGCGCCGCTCCTGTGATAGTTTTTGTAGAATTATATGCGGCCTCTATCTCTTCTTTTGAAAAATTATAACTCATAATCGATAGACACTTTATAATATAATATTTAGTGTTTGTCAATTATGAGTTATAATTTTTATAGCACGGACGGGACTCGAACCCGTACAGTCTAACGACCGGGAGATTTTCTTACTACTCTCAGTTTCCTGAGCCATTTATGTTGTAGTCTGGACTATATCATCATCCTAAAAGGATGTCACGTGCATAGTCTCTGAACCTTCCTCATTTTACAGAGGCTTGGCTGCGAATTACCCAATCTCCAGATTTTTAAGAGCGTTCGCATTTATCGTTTCCGATTGTGCTTTAGCATCTGAAGCTCTAAGGGCTTCCTCGCAATTCGCGCGATTCATTCTATATGTTACCATATAGACGCTCAGTATTGGTAAGTCTCCTGTGTCTACCAATTCCACCACCGTGCCTTATTGCTGGATAGGAGCACTGGGAATCGAACCCAGAATGAACGGTTAAAAGCCGCATATTATACCATTTAATTATACTCCCAAAGTTGTGTTGTGCGGTTATTTTACAACTACATATTTTACAATGCTAGCTAAAAATAAAATTTTATACACGAAATAAAAATAATTTTTATACAAACAGGCTGGGGAGATGTATTTAATCTCCCCAGCCTGATGATCAACTCCAAAAAATGAACAAGACCGTTATTGTGTCCGTCGTCACCACGCAGAACATCCTTTTTACGCTACCAACAATTATCAGACCTGGGAGGATGTGACCCTGTGTCGATAACTGCCAACACCATCCGAGCCAACCCGAATGGAATAGGGGCGGTGGGATTCGAACCCACACCCAAACGATTATGAGTCGTCCGCTCCACCTTCGAGCTGCACCCCCATTAAATACCACCAGTCGGACTCGAACCGACACGCTGTTACGCAGAAGAACCTAAATCTACCGGGTCTACCAATTTCCCCATGGTGGCATTTACGATCGCAGATAATAACTACGCTCATTTATATATAGCATATACTACGTTATTTTTTCAGCATCGCAACACTAAACTTTTACTATGACACATTTATTTTTATAATACCCCTATGCTTCTACAAAGCGAGATAGCCGAGGAATACAGTGTAACAGATACACAAGTACTTACACCAAACGGTTGGAGAAAAGTAAATAAGGTATATAAAACAATACCCCTGGAAACAGTGCGTATTGTTACTTCTAATTGTGAACTTATATGTTCGCTCCATCACCTTATTAAGACTCCTTACGGATGGGTACACGCCTATACGCTTTGTCAGGGAGATATTGTACTTACAGAGAACGGTTCTGAGGCGGTACTAATCGCTGAAGAAACAGGAGAAATGGAGGAGCTATACGATATAACGGTAGATGATCCTAGTGGTGAGTTTTACTCTAATGGTATACTGTCGCACAACTCTACAACGTTTGCGGCACGTCAGTTAATTCTATCGCATCTTCTTCCAAACTATAAAAGTCTGTATGTATGCCCTCAGCACGATCAATTAAAGACTTACGCCAGGCGTCTTGCTGAAATGGAAGCAGCTTTTCGTTTCGATAATGGTAAGCAGAACCTGTACAACAAGGTATACGAAGACGGATCTGCTATCGACCTTAATTACTGCTTAACTACCGCTAATGCTGTTCGTGGTAAGTCTGTAATTGAGGTACTGCTAGATGAGGCTCAGGGTATTAATCCTGATATTGTACCAGAACTTCTTTATGTGCAGACTACGGCGCAATATCCTTCCACTATCTTCGCCGGCACAGCCCTGTCCATCGATACTCTCCTGGAAGCTAAATGGCAGGCATCCTCTATGGGAATGTGGCACATACGAGCCATGGACGATGTTCACTGGTTAAACATGTATGATAAGGATACGCTATCGAAAGTGTGTGATAATCCTCAAGGTCCTACATGTCCTTATACTGGTAAATTACTAGATGTTACTCGTGGTTGCTATGTGCATGCTAATCAGAAGGCCATGGCTATTAACGAGATTGGTATTCACGTACCGCAATGCATTATCCCTGATCTGGCGTACAATCCTATCCAGTGGGGTAAGATATATAAAAAAATACAAGACGACGATTTTAATAAAGTGTTACAAGAATGTTTCGGAATTGCAGTTGCTGAGGGTAGTCGAGAAATCACTGAACAAGACCTTCAGCGCTTATGTGTCTTAACAGATAATCACGAAGAGATTAAGCAGAAATGCAGGAACGGCTATTATCGCCTTATTGTTTCTGGGTGCGACTGGGGTGGCTCCGACTACAACCAGGCTATTCAGACTAAGACGTCATATACCGTGCATTGCATTATCGGTGTAGCTCCTGATGATGTTATAGATATTCTTTACTACAAGCGTTATAGCGGTATGGATTACCGAGATATTGCCGAGGAGATTGCTAATACACATAAAGCCTATAATGGGCACGTAGTAGCTTCGGACTTCGGTGTAGGTCTCGCATACAATACTGAACTGCGAAATCGTATTCCTTATGACCGTCACTTCATTATGAATTACGTAGGACAGGCAGCAGCTCCCCTGGCTACTCCTAAAGGACAGCACATGATTAATCAGCTTGCTCTTAATCGTACGGAAGCTCTTACTAATGTGTTTAAGGATGTTAAGGATCCTCATCTAAAAATAAGAGCTGGTAGTTGGGGTTACACTTCCTCCTATCTTCTGGATTGGCTCAACATGTATCGTGTGCCTGTTGATATGCCTAGCGGTCAGACTGCATTCAAATATATTCGAAGCGCTACTAAGGCAGATGATGCTCTGCACGCATTTACCTTTGCCTATGTGCTTGCTAAGTTCTTCCTAGGAGTACCCCTGGTCAATGACTTAGCTTTGGAGCAGAGGTTGAGATCTGTGCTATATGGTCCAGGATCTGCTGGGGTTATAGCTCCCAGAAGCTCTCCTGAACTTGATCGATTACTCAGAGGAGGAGATCCTAATTACGTAATTTCTCTTTAAGTAACACTAGGTAAAAAATCAACATCCTAGCCGGAGACGGGGTGGCGCCCCGCCTCCGGCTGTTTACGTTAGAGGCCTACTTTGGAGAACGCCTCGTCACAACTGAACGTACTTACGTACTTACGTTCGTAGCTTTCGTGACGCTCCTTATCCGCCTTGCGGCGTTTCATTGCCGCTGTGTGATTATCCAGGGCTTCCTGATCCTCTTCAGACCAGGCCTGAACGTCAGCAATGCACTGACTGACTGTCGTTTTTGTCACGACATCCAGGTCAATGTGTTCGGTACCGTCGGGATTGCGTACCATTCGTACTTGCCCTCCGTTCTTAAGGAATTTAATCCTGAGCGCGGGAGCTTCGTACACATCATCTCCTTCCTTCCACTCTACTGTACCTACCTCTTTTATAGGCGCCTCGCTCCACTCGATACCAACGGCCTGCAAACAGGACGCAATCACAGAGAGACTGCGCTTGAGCGTATCCTTCATTTGGGATATCTCTTTAAGTTCTTTACGCAGATCCTGTTTCTTGCTATCCCAAACTCGCCTAACCTCTACTTGTTTCCCATTGAATTCAACGGTGATTTTTTCACTGTGTTTTGACACATAGTGAGACTTCACGCGAAGGGAATTATTATTACTTGCGGCGGTATTACTTTGTGTGCGATTATTACGCTTGCTCATTTTTTACTTCTAGATTTGGAGCACAGGCATCCACTCGACCTGAGCAGATAAGTAAACCTTTGCTCACAAATATATATAACATGAAGTATTACAATATTTCATGAACATAAAAAGTAATTGCTCTGTATCCCTACAGAGCAATTACCCAACAACCAAACAATACAACAATAGAAATGGCACCGCCTTTACCAACCGGTATTAGCAAGAACATTCAGAAGAACATTCTGCGTATCCCTGTTCAGCTCGGCAAGCTTACTATTAATGTTAACACAAGTATCAATGGATTGTCCAGCATTAATATATGACTTGGCTTCCTTGATAATAGAAGCACTCTTTGCTGAGAAGTTCACATCGATGTCTTTGTCTGCAAGATTTACAAAATCATCTACAGGAATGTTTACTCCACGAAGGCTAATGGTAGAAGCTGCAGCTTTTTCAAACTCTTCGAGTGTAGGTCCAGTAAACAGGATTGCATACGGGTCAAGAACACCTTTACCGTAGCGAACGCCTGCCTGCTTATCGAGAACAAACATCTTCTCTGCAATTTCGTTAGCCATTTCGATAGCTTCGTGTACATCAGCAGCAGACGCTATCTTTTCTTGAAGTTCGCTGATAAGTTCATTATGTGCGGCAGACTTACGCATCTTAACAAGAATCTCAGCCGCGTAAGGATCAGGAGTGTTACGAGTACCGAATGCACGAACTTCACCTGTAAGCTCGGAAGGATCTACTCCATAAGAGATAGCAGCTTCAGTAATAGCACTGGCAATCTTACGCATAGCGCTTGAAGGAATCTTACCAGAGTTATAGTCAGAGGTGCAAGAGTCACTCGAAGCTACAACCTCATGCGCGTTATTGATAGGATAGAAATTCTCAACACCCCTGCCCTGGAATCCCTGTAGATCAAGAGTGAGAGCAAACTTCTCCATACGTTCCTCCTTATTCTCTGCGGATGCTACCTTGTTCATTTCTCCCTCGAAGATAGAGAACACTGCAGCAACATCTTCTTCGATTCCATGGAAAGAGGCCATCTTCTCGATGTTGGCCTTTACAGTTTCGTCAGACTCGCCAGATCCTGCAAAGTAAGCTGCTGATTCCCAGCAAGCTTCCTTTGTGTGACATGGGTACAGACGCTCAGCCTGGTTTGCGAAAGCTACTTTATCCAGGCGATCTACTTCATCCTTAGTAATTTTATTGGAAGATAATACGTAACCAGGGATGGCATCTTTTTCCTGAAGATAGCCAAAAATCGCCGGGTTATTAGCTGTTACAAAATCAATGCTAGGCATAACTTCATATTACAGATACATCTCCATTTCGTCAATTACTTTCTTACCCTCTTCCTCTAAGGCTGAGTCAGGAATGATACCTACAGCGGGCATGAAGGACGGTCCGCAATTCTTTATAAGATATAGAGGTAGCGTCTCCATTATGTAGCGTATGTACATGCCAGCCTTTTCTTCTACCTCTGGAGTTTCTGGGTCTAATTGAGTTCCCTCTTCTCCTAACAGTATCATTCCTACTTTGCAAGCCTTCGCCTGACTTCTATTGTATCCCTGAGCTACGAAAGGATATCCCTGTATACAGTCAATCTCACCCATAGCTCTCATATTCTTATTTAACTGTACGGCACGCAACTGTCCTGTATAAGAGAACACTCGTTGTATAGTCTCTCTGGTACACTTATCCCCAGCGTAGGTAACTGGTACAAGTGTGTGTCCTGAATAACTCCTCATAATAATACCAGCACATTGCCAGGCAAGCTGCATAAGGCACATAGGAATACCTTCGGTAAGTGGTGACTTATTAGATTTGCCTGATTCAGACGAAAAATAGCGAAGATAATCTACTCCAGGACGATACATACAATCTACTGATTCAATAGCGTCATCGTGTACGCAGAATCCGGTTCCTACGAACTTAGTTCTTGTTGGATTCCATCCTATGTAAGATGTACCCAGCTTTATAGGAAGATCTGCATAGTTACGCATGAGCCATGTTATAATAGGTCTGCTGTGTACAAAATCAAAGATAGCGGGAGATATTGTTGTAGGATTGCCGCTCAATGCCACAGTTTCTTCTATACGTTCAGAGAATCTCTTTACTGTATCGAAACTGGATGGACTGAGTAGGATGTCTCGAGTTTCGTTACCTACGGACAGTTCCATTGCCTTGTATAGCTCGCCTGTATCGTAACGTACGCTGTAAGTAGGCGTTACTGTAAAGTTAGATACAAGAACACCACCTACACGTCTAGTAGAAGGCTCTTCCCAAAGATATCCTGAAGGCGTGGAGTACAGACAACCTTGCGCATCTTCCCATATAGCACCATCTCTTAATTCTGTTTCCAGCTGATCACTTAATACAAATTTACCTAATGCTTCGAGACGGTCCTTAATAAGCATTTTAACATGGCGGTCTCGTCTGACGGTCTGTAACAGGAACTGAATTTGCGGCGTAAATGCCTCGTGATGCTCAAGTAATTCCACGATAGCATCAGCAACAGCGTCTCTCCAGGTAATACTATTTCCCATACGTACACTATCACTGATAGCCGGATATCTAGTAATAACACAAGCTGATCCATGTCTGACTAACGTAGCTGGAACGGACAACGACAGAGGATTATCGTCCCGTCTTACATAAAAGAAATTCTTAGGCAACCATCCTGAACCTTCACCATCAGGATTAATCATTACAGAGAAAAATGCAGCATAGTCTTCTACGGAACGCTTCATATCTTTAATAACGTCGCTGAGCTGCAGTTCCATGAAGCATTTGTACGTATCTCCTAAACCTAGCAAACCGGACAAAGCTATCTCCTTATTATCTAGCCAGATAGTAGTATTCTCAGCATTTCGTTTACCGTGTATTAGTTCTATACAGGATATTGTATGTGCGTTAGAAAAATACGGAACAAGAAGTACAGAGGAGTTAGGCAATTTCACATTAACACCTATCTTGCGAAGTTTATCCTCTAGAGATACTAGGTCATGCGACGTAAGATAGCTCACACCACCTACAGCCATAAGCGCTCCTAAGTCATTATTAGCCCTCAGAGACAGTCCTCCAGGTAGGTCTGATAGAGATCTGGATTTGCACACACAGGCATTGAACACTCTTCTCTTCTTCAGAGCTTCATCAGCAATCCTATCTATCACAGTCTGATCTGTAGCGCCAGCAGGTAGAATTGTTTTGAACTTTCTTACTATAGCCCCTACAGCCTCTCTATACGTCAGTTCCCATCCTCCCGCGTTTGTACGCATCATAGCTTTCATGTCTATTACAGATCCAGCTTTGATGTTACTGCTTATAATATCATCAGCTACGAATCCTCCTGCATGAATGCGGAATCTACCTACATTAGCAAACGTGCAGTACATATCAGCGCCATTAATGACAATACTTCCTGGCTCTGCGTATGTCTGAGCAAATAGCTGCGGTGTAACGATCTCTAGTACAGTGTTCAAATACATCGGGTATAGTGTAACTGATACGGATTTAGAGGACAAGGACGTGCGAGCTAAAAAGAGAACCAAACGGGGACCGAAGTCCCCGAATGGTTCTGATCGAATCAGCACTCGTTCATCATTTCCATGAGAACGTCATGCAGTTTGTTCAACGCACTCATTGTACGCTGTGCCTCAACGCATGCTACTATGTCGCGGCCGTGCTTGGCAGTAAGCCCGAACAAGTGTACCACGTGACCGTGAACTACGTTGCACCACGCCTCGATATCGTGAGGTGTGCTAGGTGCAACTTTAGTAATAGGCTCAGTGGAATAACTTGCAAAGGTTGTTACCAATGAGTGTAATTGACATACCAGGCTGGATCCGAGCAACCTGGCACCCTTGATGTGCTGCTTGCGGTCAGCTCCGTATGATGTCTTACACCGAACAATCACAGGAGTGAGATCCTGGATGTTCTCTAATATGCCTGTAAGAAGACATACTGTATTAGCGTAAGCATTTGCTTCGAAAGCTTCTGCCGCATTAGACTTATTACCGAAGAGACCAGATACGATATTTTTGATGTTCATTGTATTTAGGTTGGGTTTTATGTTTTGGTTTTATCATAACATCTAGATTAAATATCATGACCCCGCACTATCACTCGATAGTGCGGGGTTTTACCATGATCCAACCTATATGTTATGAACGGCACTTACGTGCTCATATCCTGAACGAGAATCGAACTCATATCTGCTCTTTAGGAGAGAGCCGTTCTATCCATTGAACTACCAGGACATCTATGGGGCGTATAACTACGCTCATATTTATATAACAGGAAATAGGTAATTATTTCACAATAAAGAATCAGCTAAGTACTCAGCGAATGCCTCTTCTTCTAACTTATCCTTATTAACTGTTTTTAGGTAAGGAGTTGTAAACTTTTTTGTCTTAATTAGATCGGCTATCTCAGATTTAAACGCGTCCGTAGCGTGATTGTTATACAGTTCGTGTGCTAATTCGTGAGCTATAATCCTGGATGTGAATGTATCCTTATCTTCTTTGATGTTGAAAGCCTTCATTGGCTCATCCATATTCTCGTTCAGGTATATTTTCTTTTTCTTTGTCCAACTACCTCCGAATGGCAGGTTAAAATCATCCCCCACTTTTTTCCCGTTGTTGAAATATGCAACAGGAGAATCTTCGAACTTCATATAGGATAAATCTGTATCGTATTTATCCTTGTAGGCTTCAATTATACGTTTGATGAGAGCTCGTTTTTCTGGAGACACTTTATCCAGGACTGTTTTGTTATTCTCTAACCCTGCTGTATCAATCTCGTACTCTGTAAAATCAGGAGTTTTATTTTTTAATGTACCAACACTAGCTCCCAACTTCGAGCTAGCTATATTGTTATTGTCTACCTTGTAAATAATAGAATTAATGTCTTTCCTTAATTTAGCTTCCTCTATAGCTTTCTGCACTAATTGCTTGCCGACACCCTTGCCTTGTGAGTCAGGACTTACAGCCACAGTTAAAAACGCTTTATTTTTTTCTGATGGCAGTTTGTATAACTCTACAAATCCTTTATCTTTATTTGCCAGCAGTCTGTATAACAGATTAGGAGAATCTATAAATCTCCCTCTAGGAGCTACTAACAATTGCTGTGCCTTGGGAAGGCTATTGTATATTTTTAATACCTTGTTGAAGTTGTTACTCATACAGTCGACATCGAAAATGTGTTATGTTTATTATACAATATAAACATGCTTAGCTCGTACACAATACAGGAACTTACTAAATATGCCTCTAAAGAGAAGAAGGAAGTTAGGGACTATAAAAAAAAGCCCAATAAGCGTAATAAGAAAAAGCTCATAGAGTCTATTAAGGTCGAAGAGAAAAATCATCCACTGCACATCCAGGGAGGGTATTATAAGGACACAAAGACTTTGCTCGATAGAGCTGATGAGCTAACAGATAGGGGTAACACTGTACGCGGAGCATTAACAAAATATATAGGAGTTCCCGTGTCTGCTGTTACAGAGACAGTACTTAGCCCTGTACGAGCTATAGGTAGGGCTGTATCTCCTAATACAAATTTAGCGTTTTCTGATGTAGAAGATTTGCACAAGATAGATGATCCTGCAAAGCTTACCAGAGCTGCTAATGAACTTCTACGCCTGTATAAAGAAGAACGCCCTGATCCTACTGGTAACTGGGAAGGTGTTAAAAAGCTAGTTAAGAGTGTAAAAGCTACTCCAGCGGAACTTGCCTCTGATGTGGTAGCTCAGGCTGCTACAGGAGGAGTACCTGTGCTAGGCGACGCGGTAACTGACGTACTATCTGTACCGCATACAGCTCTCTTTGATAAGATGAATTGGAACGGTATTTCTCGAGAAGAGTATCTGCGCAGAAAAAGAAAAAAGAAATCGTAACTAATAATAATTAGTAGGTGTGAAGTTGCACATACGTGCGGATTTTTTTTCACTATATTTAATCTCTATTACACATCACATATAAACAACGAACCCTGAGGACTCCCCCAGAGTTCGTTTTATTTATATAATGCAAATAATTACACGTACCTATTAGGCAGTGGATTAGATTTATAAAACGGGTTCATTTCTTTCAGAGACGCAAAGTTGCCATTTGTATGAGCAGCAGCATCCAAAATGGACCGCTTTCTATCTTCCAGTTGTTTCATTCTCTTCAGTGTAGCAGGATTAAGCGCGTCAACTTCTCCGGAACTGATACGGTCAGCGTAACGCATCAACGCTTTGTGCGCCCTGTCGGCGGCTTTGTAAGCTTTATCTCGGGCTAATTCGGCAAAGCGCACTGATGGGGAAACTTTAGAAAAGCTTGGAACTATTATTAGTAATATAGCTGACCATCTTGGTAGGTGACAGAGCTCCGCTTCTAGCTCTAGGAGCTTTAGCGACTATCTTCTGCATACTGCGAATGGTCTCGGCACCTGGCTTAAAGGCTTGATGCTGTTTCTTAACAGTTGCGCAGCTTTCTTCTCTAATCCAAGCGCATTGGATAAGCCGCGCAGGTTAGAAGTTACATTTAATTGAGTACTCATATAAAGAAATTATATATACAGAAAAGCACTTACAGCAATGCCCTATATGCTGTACGTCAATTTATGTATAATATAATCATGCCTATACCGGAAACAACTGACGTAGGAGAACTTATAAGATTCTTCAAAAAAGACAAGCCTGACGCTTCACATAACCAGGTTGTAGCTATTGCTCTTAATGTCGCGAAGAAAAACAGAAAGAAGCTTAAAAAGAGTGAAGAGAAAAAAGCTTCAGTGCGAATGGTCGATACAGAAGAAGACGACGGCCCTCAGACGGGACCAGAAGCTATTGCATATGCTCTGTCTAAAATTGATATGGAGCAAGTAAAGAAAGAAGCTAGGGAAACTATTAAAGAGGGTAAGAAAACAAAGCGCCCTGCTGCGGTTGCTCTTTTACGTATTGCCGAAGGCTTGGAAAGAAATGGACTGGAACCGTCAGATTATATGATCAAAGCGGTACCAGTCATTCCGCCTAAGTACAGACCCTTCTCAGCAATGGGAGGAAGCTTTATTCCTGGCGACGCCAATGTGCTGTATAAAGATCTTTGGGACTTAATGGAGGCGCATAAGGAAGAGAGATCTATCTTTGGGGATAGTCACTCAGGACAATCACGTCTGGACATGTACGATGCTGTGAGAAGTGTGTACGGGTATGGTGATGCTGTAAAGCCAAAAACTAGAGCAAAAGACATTAAGGGATTCCTTAGCGTACTGACTGGTAAGACAGCAAAGCATTCTTTCTTCCAGCGAAAAATGCTATCCAAGAACCAGGATAGTACCGGTCGCTCTACTATTGTTGTAGATCCTGATTACGGCATTGATGATATCGGAATACCTGAGTCTATTGCTTTCAAAGTGTATGCTCCCTACATTCAAAGACGCTTACGTATGTCTGGTATGAGTGACATAGAAGCTCTTAAACATACGAAAGATCGTGACGAACACGCAAAGAGAGCATTGGAGAAAGAGATGGAAGTTCGCCCTGTTGTGTATTCACGCGCTCCAGCCTGGCATAAGTTCAGTGTGCTTGCTGCTAAGCCTAAATTAATATCAGACGGTAACGCTATCGCTATTAATCCGTTTGTTACGACTGGTCTCGGCGCTGATTTTGACGGGGACACTATCAATGTACACGTACCGGCCTCTCCGTCAGCTGTTAAAGAAGCTAAAGAAAAACTTATGCCATCTACTTTCCCATTCTCTAATAGAGATCAGGATAAGTTAGTACCTTTACCTAAGCAGGAGCAAGTTCTAGGATTGTATACAGCAGCAACATCACCTAAAACAACTCCTATTGATTTTCCGTCAGAGCAAGCTGCAATGGCTGCTATCAAGAGCGGTCAAATTCCTTTAAGCGCGGATATAACTATTAACGGAAAAGCATGAAGCTCAGTATACTAATTTATAAAATTAAAATATAATAAAAATATGAGTTTACTAGATAGTATAGAGGATAAAGCAACAGACGCGAAAAATTACCTTTCAGATGTATTCAAAAAGATAACAGGTAATGAATCGCCAGGTATTCCTGTATCTGAGGGTATTGGAGCGTTAGCGCCAGGCTATCTTATTCAGAAACAGTTGCTCCCGGCTTATGCGAAGAAGGTATTACCGGATATGTTTACCGATGTAGAGTCGATTAAAAACATTAAGAATATCGATGACGCTCAAGACTTGCTAGATTCGCTAAAATTTACTGAGTTTCTTAAATCAGAAGGGTATACTCTCGAGTCGAAGCCTTCTATAAGGAATAATGCGTACTTTCAACCTGCGATAAAGAGCACTGATAATATTAAAGGTACTATAGGTTGGGGAGAAACGCAGATACCTCGAGCTCAGGTTCTTGCACACGAGTATGGTCATGCCAAAAATAATGAGCTTTATAGAAAACTTTTTGGCGGACGTATAGGTGCTAATACTTTTCTGATTGGTGGTATGGCTATCCCTGCACGGTTAGGAGCTCCGGCTTTAGGAGCCGTTTCAACTGGTGCCACTCTTTTAGGAAACGACGATGTTGCGCTAGCGACAGGTTTGGCCGGACTTGGAGCTGGTGCTCCACTTGTCGCGGAAGAGACTCTTGCGTCTGCTAGAGGAGCTCTTGCATTAAAGAAGCTTGGTATGGGAGGAAAACTTAAAGCATTTATAGGACTGCCTACATACATAATGGACGCATCTTTACCGGCACTTCCTATATTTGGTAAAAAACTTGTAGAGAAACTTGTAGAGGCTTCCGAGTAAAATATAATTTTGTATAAATAATAAAACCGGCCCTTAAGTGAGCCGGTTTTATTTTTGTTACACTAAACCTTCTCCGGAGGTTATGTAGTCCCACAGTTTTGTTGTTGTATTTTTCATATCCTCCCACTGACCTTTACTGGGCTTATTAGCTTTAGCTCTAAACATCTTATCACCTAGCCTATAACCGACGTCTTCCCCTACAAACAAACCTGCAAGTGTAGGTAAAACTCTAGCAATCGCGTCCGCATCACCTCCTGTTTTCAGTTTCAAAAGTTTCGCTATCACGCTACCAGCCCCGTAACCTCCAGCCAAACCTGTAAGTCCTCCCACATCAGCTACAGCACCTCTACCTGCTGAGCCCAGAAGGCTTATTTGTTCTGGATCTCTAATAATAGGAGCTAATACTGTGTTAGCTACTAAAAAACTTTCCATAATAAGAGTATAAATTGAAATTTACAATAATACAAAAACTCTCAACATTTTGTTGTTGAGAGTTTTTGTAAATTTAAATTGTAATTTAGCTATTAAGAGACTACATCCTTCAACGCTTCCCAACCATTTACGCCAGTGTCTTTGAGTGAATTTAGCATTTCTTTGCTAGAATCTTTAAATTTCTCGTAATTAGACTTTGGACGTAACTTAGACGTTAGGTTATCCCACAGCGATGATGCCTTTCCTCCAGCTACTTCCGCTGGAGATTTTTTACCAACCTGGGCCTCCAGAGATTTAAGAGCTATTTTATTATTTTCTTCTAGCTGGTCCGTTATTCTCCTTAAACCTTTTGTTATTTTTTCTGAGTCAGTATATTTAAATAGTTTATTGCCAGTAGTATGTCCCAGAACACCACCCAGACCCGCACCGCCCAACATGGCTATTATTTTATTCCTACCCGTTAAAGTAGGGTGGTGTGTCAGTTTAGATAAATTATTAAACATGTCAGCGCCTTTATGCGCTAAGTAACCGCCGCCTAGTATACCTCCCAAAGTAAGAGAACCTCTACCGACAGCACCTCTGGAACTTATATAGTCAGGATCATGTAGTAAATAATCTGTAATAGGATCTATATATGCTTTCTTTATCATAATGTTAAGTTAAGTTTGTAGTTATTAGGATTAAATATACTCTTGATACCGTGAATAGTTCCGTAAGCTCCAATTCCTGTCCCAAGAGTATTGCCTATTAACCCTGGTAGTGCTTTTAACTTCGGTTTACTGATATTGTTCTTTAGCGTGCTTACCATATCTTCGGCCAAAGCCTTATGAGCGTCTGTAAGCTTGGCTCTATTAGCCGATGCAGCATCAAATGCCTTTCTGTTGAGTTCTGCCAACTTTGCTTTATTAGAGTCCTTAAGGAGATCTGCTATATAGTCTGTATCTATTTTCTGCTTAAGCAGGTTGATGCTGTCATCAGACGCACCCCAATTTCTATAGTACTGAGCTACACCAGGACGAATGTCTCCTTTGTAGTTTTTAATTTGCTTAAATACATCCGGCATTACCTTATGGTACTGTTGCAGAGTACCTCCGTTCCAGTCGGACAACTGAGGCGTACTTCCTCCCATAGCACCCCAGGCTTCAAGGAAATCTGCAGCACTTCCTGTAGTTGCAGGTTTACGTCCATTTTTACGTAAGATATCATTCCATACATTACGCTGGAATTTCTGCATATCAGCATGCTGACCTTTCAGTCCACTATCCATCCATTCCTCTGGAAGAATTTGTAAATTACCTGCATTAGCGGACTCTGATACACCCATCTGACCTGACGTGGCCATATTTATATCAGATATCTGTTGCAGCAAGGTGTACGTCTCGTTATCAAGTCTGCCGAATGATGTTACGCGACCTTTGTTATCTGCTTTTGCCAGGGAATCTATCAGATGTGCTCTATCATCTGCGTGTAACGTCTTGGATCCTGTGTAGCCTCCCATAAGAGGCACAACCTCTACGTTATTAATTCCCATGCGGTCCAAGGAATCTAATAAGTGTAAAGTTCTGTTACCTACGTAGTCTCCTCTACCAGATCCAGCAATAGTAACAACACGCTTACCCTTTTTAATGGCGTCGTAAATCTTAGATACTTTATCTTTAGTAGCAGCATCCTTCGGATCCCAAGCGTCTATAAGTTCCTTAAGACGTCCTAACTTCTCCTCTCGAGTTACATACTTATTCATGTTATCGAGAGTGGCCGGATTTATGAAAGGTGTGCCTACTACATCAGGGGCCAAATTCTTAAATTTTCCAGGCAGCAGCGGTCTGCGCATGAACAAATCCTGCATATCTGTAGGAATTTTACCATAACCTAATACGTCCTGCTCAGTCATGTATCCGTAACCGTGACCCTGCAGTCTGAACAAATCATCACTAAAACCAGGACCCGCTGTGGCGCCCATCTGTGGTAAGCCTTTAGCATTAATATAAGGAGTATCGGTGATGTAATGCTTTAGGGCTTGAGCATCTCCTTTAACGAGTTTAGCAGTATCACTTGCGTACTCTTTATTGTGGAAAGTATTAGGACTGTGCAGCTGATGAGGTACGGCCTGCCCTAGCCCAGTATTATAAATAATATTGTAGTCTTTTGCGTGATTAGGCGTAATTCCGTGTGCTTTATGCACCAAGTCTTCAAATTGAATACCTCCCTCACGTTTAGCAAAGCCGTACTCGTTTAAGACAGGATTACCATTAGCATCTCGTATAATTTTACCCTTTAGCTCATGTCCTTCGGGTAATTTATCGACATAACGTTCAAGTATCTGTCGTATATGACTTGCCGGAGCTTTGTGACCGTCACCTATCTCAGGAAGAGCTCCGTAGCTAAAACCTACATTAAGATTAGGTATTTTTTTCTGGTCAGCTATTAGCTGCCTAGCGTTGTCTATAGCGTTAGAACCTGCGAAAGAAGTTATACCTGCCCCGGCACCGGCTTCTAAGAATCCCAATAAGCGTCGTGCAGCTTCATCCGATTCCTCAGAAGGCGCACCTTTTAATTTATCTATCAGTCGTGCAAGTTCGGATTTATCTGCAGCTGCGCTTGAGGCGTCCTTAGTTAAACCTCCAAAATAACTACCCAATCCGTACAGACCCAATGCTGCGCCTAATCCTTTAGCTCCTGCTCCTATTTTATTTGCAGCATCCGCAAAGCGCATTATCCTGCCCAGACTCTGCTTATGACGTTTCATCAACCCTGCGTGAAGTGTGGAGTCAGTAAATTTACCAGTAGCAGGATCTATCTTTCCTATAACACCACCTCCTACGAACTTAGCAGCTCCAGGGTGGATATCACTAGATCCTAGAACAAAATCCTCCAGGTAGTTTAATCCTGCCTTGTCTGGTAAAGCTTTCAGTGCCTTGTACTTGTCTGCAATACTACTAGAGTTCCCTATAATAGCTCTAGCGTCTTCTGGAAGGCTATTGAGGGCGTTGCGCATCTGTTCGCTGTAAGATTTACTTATATCACCGTTAAGTGCGCTGTGGTTAGGAACGACATCTGTTAACAAGTGCGACTTTAGCTCTCCTAAACTTACGTTAGGATTAGATAACTTCTCGTATTTAAGTTTTTGAGCTTCATTGTCAAATGTACCTTCACCACCAAACCATTTTTTGAAGGTATTAGGTACTCGCTTCAGAGCCCCTATAGTCTTACCAAGACTAATTGGACCTTCGGTCTGAGAAGCCATAGAACGTGCGTTTGTTACGTAAGTATCTAGCAGCTTGTCAGCCATCTCTGGAGAAGTCTGCAACCACCTGTTAGTAGCTTTAGAAAAATAGGCCGGGGACGAATCCCAATGTTTTATAGTAGCTTTATCCCAGTTATTTAAAGCTTCTTTGTTTTTCTTCAACAGGGAATGTAGATAAGCCGATCCTGTCAGTGACACACCGCCGGTAGCAGCCAGGGTTGCACTTGTAACTGGATCGTTTAAATCGAAATCTAAAGGCATATTACTATTGTAGTCTATTAAAATTTATAAAGCTAACCCAATATTAAAGCATTACAGGATGACCTGTTTCTCTGTACTTATTTATATACGCCTCCATAGCATACTGATTTCCCATACTACCATTATCTGTAAAAATTAGCATACCCGCAACCACTTAGAGGGATCACGGGTATGCTGTCAGTTACTTACTTATAACAACCAAAATTATTCTGAGTACTTAGCGATAATCTCTTCATCGCACAGAGGACAGTGATCGTGCTGCCCACGGAGGTAGCCGTGCTTCTCGCACACGGAGAAGAGCGGCGTGACCGTGATGTAGGGCATCTTGAAGTTGGTGAGCACCTTGCGCACAATGTCGCGGCAGGCCTCCGGGGAGGAGATAGCCTCGTTCATGTACATGTGGAACACCGTGCCGCCCGTGTAACGTGTCTGAAGGTTATCCTGCATCTTTAGAGCACGGAACAGATCCTGCGTATACCAGGAGGGCAGCTGAGAGCTATTAGTGTAATAGTTCTGACCGGGCTTACCTGCCTGAATGATGTCCGGATAACGCTTGGCGTCTTCTCGAGCGAATCGGTGAGTAGTACCTTCTGCAGGAGTGGCCTCCAGGTTGTAGAGGTTGCCGGTCTCCTTCTGGTATTCCTTCATACGCTCACGAATGTGATTCAGAAGATCCTCCGCGAACTTAGCACCCCACGCCGTAGTGATGTCCTGCTCATCGTTTGTGAAGTTACGAATCATCTCATTACCACCATTCACACCGATAGTGGAGAAGTGGTTCATGAAACCACCAGGCAGGTAGCGCTTTGTGTAAGGATACAGACCACGATCATACAGTTCAGCGATCAGCTTGCGCTTCTTCTCCAGTGTAGACTTAGCCATATCCATAAGACGATCCAGCTCCTTGTACAGACCTTCCTTATCGCCTTTGAAACGATAGCCGAGACGCGCCAGGTTGATGGTAACTACTCCGATGGAACCTGTAGACTCTGCAGAACCGAACAGACCATTACCTCGCTTACGAAGCTCTGTTAAGTCGAGCTGCAAACGGCAGCACATGGAACGTACAGCACTAGGCTTATAAGCTTCCTCGTCCTCTACACGATTGCCATTCTCATCGAGCTTGTACTGAGAGCCGATGAAGTTCTGGAAGTAGGAGGAACCAATCTTAGCAGCGTTCTCGAACAGGATAGGTACATTCTCACCTTCCCAGTCGAAGTCCTCGGTGATGTTCACGGTGGGGATGGGGAAAGTGAACGGCTGACCAGTACTGTCGCCTTCAGTCATCACTTCGTAGTATGCCTTCTGAATAACATTCATCTCAGGCTGGAAGTGCTTGTAAGACATGTCGTCAGGGGATGCTACACCACGCTCCTTAGCCTTCTCGATAAGTTCAGGATCTTCCTTAACATCATCGAAAAGATGCACGCAACCACGAATAGGCATGTCCTCTCTGAGGTCAGCGGGAACCGTCCAGTCAATCGTGACGTTGGTGAAGGGACTCTGGCCCCAACGACTGGGTACATTCAGGTTGTACACGAAACTACGAATTGCCTTCTTCACCTCGGTATAGGGAAGCTTATCTCGGAATACGTAAGGGGCCAGGAATGTATCAAAGGAGCTGAATGCCTGTGCACCGGCCCACTCTGACTGCAGGATTCCCAAAAAGTTGGCCATCTGTCCCAGAGCCTCACGGAAATGCTTGGGAGGACGACTGTTCACTCGACTACGCACACCATTGAAACCTTCAGACAGGAGAGTACGAAGATTCCAACCGGCACAGTTGTGTACGAACACACCAGCCTCAAGGGCAAAGTTCTCGTGCTCGTCCACGGTCAAGCAATACACATCCTGAAGATCCTCAAGGTAACGCTTGGATACTACAGTGTGATTGTAGAACTCTCCCTTTTCGTTACGTTCGCGCTTAGAAGCAAACTCAGATACCGCATGACGCTTTTCTTCGCTTCGATTATACTCCTGCAATCTGGCATTATTAGCGCTCTTCCATACATCTGTAGTCATCGTTTCTGCTAATTCCATAGCCCTATGCTCTCCGTCCACCATTACTTCCAGGTTTTCAGGACGATTATCGCATTTGTTGCCATTTATGTGATGTACTACGAGCCCTCGCATGTCGGTAATACCTTCCTTCCAGGCACCAACGAGACGATGCAAGTACTCTGCGATACCTTTCTTAGCATCACGTACAAATACATACCCTGCCCCCTTCTTAGAGCTGTAAAACGGCATAAGAGACTCGCGAGAACGCAGGTCCTTAGCCTGACGGTAGGAGCCGTCACGCAGCATGAATTCGTGGTCAGGTGTGCATACGATCTTAGCTCCGCCGGAAATAGTAATTTCCATAAGCTCAGCATTCTTTTTAATCAATCGCGGATGGTGCGCATTTCCAGGGACAATATTTCCGTCCTTATCGCGAGAAATAACCCAGAAAGGTTTGCCTTCCCCGTACATATCTACAAGTTCTGTAAACGTGGGGTTCGTACCGTCGAGTAGAGCCACGCGAGTATCTCCAGTAAAACAGTAACCGGTGAGGCAGTCCAGGTCGTGAATGTGATAGTCGCCATTACGGTGAGCTGCACCCTCCTCAGGAGAATAGATCTTATCAAGCCAGTAGTTAGCTACAACCTTACCAGCGGTGTTATTTACCAGGCCGGCATTAGAGTAGGTAGTATTAGCGTTGGCCTTGATACGCCAGTCAGAGAAACCGATATATTCTTCAGTAGTCTGATTACAATCCACCAGAGTAGTACCCTCTACCTTATCGCGATTAATCTTATGCAGGAATCGATACTTGATGAAGTAACGGGCAGTCTTATGCAGACCCTTATCCATCAGCTTGTCCTCGATGATATCCTGGACGTCCTCTACGTGAAGTTTACCGTCGTTACGGGTCTTGAGCTCGCGTAGAACGCTCTTAAGAAGTTTTCCTGTAAATTCGTTAATATCTACATCCTCATATTCTCCTGTAGCACGCAGGGCATTATAGATAGCCATGCTAATCTTGCTTCGATCAAAACGATCCTCAGTACCATTTCGCTTAACGATCGTCTCCGGCAATTTATTCTGTGCAAATGTATCTGTTGTCATAAGTGCTGTTTATCTTATGGCAACTTAGATATATAGCGCAAGTGTCTTTTTATACGTTTATGTCACTATATAAAGCAACCCGCTCTGTGTGAACGGGTTGTATTATGTGTCATAGTAAATTTAATTTATTACTTATCGTTTTGTTTATTAAATCTAAACTTGCTTTTAACTCATCATACTCTTCTATTGAAAAGTATCCATATACGCTCATCTAAAAGAATGTGGTATACTTCGCTGAGATTTATGGTGAATTGAAAAATCCGGTCTGGATATAATGTACTTAATGAGTTTACCATTTGCACTTATCTGAACCTCCGTGTCTCCAGCTGGTAAAATAAACTTAGGAATATTAAGAATCCAGTATACCTTACCCTCTATGGGAGATTCTGTGATAGGTACAGGCCACCCATTGATTATAATATCAGGTATTACAGCTCCGGGCGGCAGTGCAGTTACCTCCTCGTCCAGATAATCAGCAAACTTACTAACTTCGTCTATAACCTCCTGAGGATATCTCTTATCAATGAAATACTGAGCATCCTTAATAAAGCCCCACTTCCACCCAGGTATACCTAATGAATAATAAACCTTTGTCCCAGGTTTACCTACATACACACAAAGTTTAACTGAACCGTCCTCGTTAGTTAAAAGCTGACTCTTCCAGTTCTTGGCTGCTGGTGCCATAAAGCCTGGCAAAGCATAAACACCGTTATTCATAATTAAGCTAGGTAGGTTTCAGATTCTTTCAGTGTAAGGGATGCCTTGTACTCATGCACGAGTGTAGACGTATCTCTCTTTATAACGCTCCACACTCTTTCCATTTCTACCAGATTGTGACAATCCAGCTCCACGCTATTAGTTCTGTAGAATGGTACGTAATTCTCTGTAAGATCTCCATCAACAGGAGTCGGAGCACCTACAGGTAGAGATTCCATGTCCTGAAGGGAGGCTACATTGCTAAACTCATCTCCCTGGATAGGATCATTGGGATCTGCGGCATGATACACAAAGATATTAGCGTCCAATCCTGGTACTGTGGACTCTGCCGTAACACGAATAGGCCAATTTTTATAACATACTGCGTTCGTGTTAACAGTAGTAGCCTCTCTGATTAATTTGATAGTTGGTTTTTCCATATTAGAAATCACGTACCATGTTTTCTTTTAATAACACCACACCTATAGGTAGTTCTCGCTCGATAAAGCGTTCTAGACGCATCTGCATATCACTGTACATTCTGCTATTATTAATGCGCAGTATGACGCATCTTCTAGGGGCCATAGTGTTACGTACATAGTCTATGGCGTTAGTAGAACCTTCGGTACTGACAGGAAGCTCTCCTCCGTTCTGTGCTTTAACAAACTCCAGATACTTAGCCTTAGCAGAAGCGGATCCTTCGAACGCAGGAGAGAATACTCCTCCAGATGAAATAGATATAGTTGAATTTGGAGCACTTAGACCGGATACAGGTAACAAGTAATCCAGACTGACACTACCCAAACCAGAAGGAAGACTTTCCCCAGGTAGTACTATATCGAATAATTCATTACCTCCTATTACCGTGTTTCTGGTAATAACGTCTCCATTACTATAAGGTGTGTGATTGTATGGAGCATCCAGTTTTCCTATGGTGGTGATATAAGCGTAACCCTTGTGAAGAGGCTCTACAGAAGTCACTACGCAGTCTTCTGGTACGACGCACATACCTATAGCCTGTGCGGCCGCGTAATAAAATGTTTTAGGAGACTGCGCTACTCGATAATACTCCATAATTCTATCAATAGGTCCATACACTTCATCTACACCCAGTACAAACGATAGAATGTTTCTGCGTCTTCTAGTTATGGATGCTGCTAGAAATTTACCTTTAGGGAATAAGACGTACGGATTAGTTTTGAATAGAATAACGCCGAAGTGTGCTTCGAAATCTATACCATTAAGTAATAGGGAACCATCCTCAGTATTTATAGACGATACGAATATATCCTTATCAATATACAGTCCATACTGTAAAGAATCTCTAGAAGCTACAGGCATGCCAGAAGAACTCTCATCGCCTGACAGATAAGGGAAAGACAAAATTGACTTTAACCTAGCTTCCCTGTCCAGTTCAGTGAGAATTCTATTATCCTGGTTAGCAAGTGCTACGTGACTTTTGATTGTCAGCTCGTTCTTAACAGGACGTTCTTGAAGTGCTTCCTTTACTCCGAAGTAGTCTATGTCTTTATCAGAGAATTGTATGACAATGCCAAAATCGTTGAAATAACCTCCAGACAGAGTAAGTTCTCCAGCAGCTTTCAATTGTTCAAAAACCCTACAATTAGAATATAACTGAGTGAGTTTCCGAGCAATAGTCATACCGTCAGCAGACAGGTTCTTATAATAAAAAGAACCAGCCCTAGATAACATCGAAGCTACTTCTTGAACGCTCTCCATACGAATTACATTTCTTTAACCTCTGTGAAGCTTATCGCGGTATCAAGCATGTAGTAACGCGTATTTCTGATACTACAAGCATACATAGAAGATGCGTCAGTAGAACTAGAACCAGGGTACTTTACGCGAAGTCCTTGAGAGGTTGTTATTGTGGTGTTCTTTTTAGTGGGTACGGCATCTTCTTTTTGGTCAGATCCTAACGGTGTGATATAGTCACCTAAAGACCACTGAACTGTAGCATACACGTCGATACCTGCCATGTACTTCACACCAGCTTCTCCCATAATTCTAGCGATCTCAGAATCTGCGTAAGCATTAGGAGCTCCAAGACCGTCCATATAACTACGAATATCTTTCTCGGCAGTTTCCAGATCAGGTACTACACCACTCTTACGTACATACCTTACATTGAACTTATTGATGATAACAGGAATGAATCCCCTGGCAAGAAGGCTAACGTTTACTGGTGTGTAATCTGAATTGTATAACGTAGCAGCTATATCTTTTAAGAGAGGATCTGTGTGATAGTTTACAGTAAATAAAGCATACTGCTCACCTTCCGGAGTAGTCTGAATACTAAATACGGATGTATCGTTAACCTTCTGATTAGGAATAGTTATGTACAGTTTTTCGTACTCCGTGTAAGCTCCTCTAGCTCCCAACCCCTTTGTGTTTACAGCAGTAATAGTATGTTCTATGTTATTAGCATACGAAATTCCGCCGGTAGCCTGGGGTTGCGTTATGCTATCTATATAATAAGGCTGTCCTGTATAATTAAATTCTCCCTCAAACTCGTCCTTATCGGGATTATATGTCAGGCGTACAACTTGCTCCTCTTCAAACGCATAGCTCTTAGATCTGACATACACATCCATGCAACCTTCAGCAACGCCCAAATTATTAAATCCTCTGAGCATTTCCATGTCTCCGTCGCGAATAGCATACGTACTCTCTACGAAAGGACAATTGGCTTCAATATAACGAATAGCACCGTTACGAGTGTTAAGTGAAGCGGAATACACTGTATGTCTTGCACGCTCAGCTAGTTCTGCTGTAGAGTTGGTGGAAGATCCCTTATTAAAATCTATCAGTGCGTGAGCTGCACCGAGGTTCTTCAGTACAACATTGATGGCAACTTCTGTACCTGCCACAATATCAACATCAGATTCTATATTGCTAACCACAGGGATGTCAGCGAAATAAGAATCAGAGCCGCTATCTATAAGCACTGTACCGTTTTTACCAACTTCTAACGGAGTACCTACAGGATTTATGTAATATTTACCGTTATTAGGTAAATAAATAGAGAATATAGCATCGTTAATTTTGAACTGAGTACCTCTATCCAATGTATAAGCTTCGTCTTTGGAGAATACTAAACGCACTACCCCGCTGGCACGAAGCTCATAAGAATCGACTACTGCAAAATTTTTTAAATACTCATTAACGAAATCGCAGTTATAGATATTATTTTTAGCAACATTACCCAAGTCCAGGTCAGATAAAAATCTATCCATACCGCGTTCCAACGCAGCGATTTGAAATGCTTGCGGCGTTACTACCAGGTCACCTACAACTGTATTTGGAGCTGTATCTATATCAGCAAACATTGTACGAAAGTAAGTTGCCAGTCTTTCACGACAATTGGCAACTTCCTCCGGAGTAAGTTCCACGAAAGCTGGAACATATGTTGAAATAAAATCTGTAGCCACGTTTTTATTTTAACTTAATGTAGGCAGATCAGCAACGACTTCGGTGGTCGTTTCGTCCTTATAGACTATCTGCACAGACATGTTCAGAGCATGGTCTTTACTGTTATACGAAATACCATCAACGTTAATATCACGTAGTGTATAGTTCTCTTCCGCGATATCCTCAGGATCAGTACTGCGTATAAAGTATATGGTATCTAGAGCTGCGAAATTTCCTATGTGTACCGTACCTGTCCTACTGTACACTTTACCGTTTATAGACTCGGCTAACATTTTAGTACCGCGGCTAGGAAAGATCTTATCAGACCCATTCTCAGTAACCATATTTACGAGTACTTTCTGCTCGTATAAATTCTTATCCTCTACTAGGTAATTGAGATCAATAGTAGAAGCATCTCCATCAAATATAATCTTTATATCTCTCATCGCTCCATCCAATCTAAACCTTCAAATCTTCCCCACGCGGCTCTTGCCTTACCGTTAAGTCCGGCAGTTCGCATATACTTACGGCCTCTCGTTGCGTACACAGCATCTCTGTAGTTGGCTGTAGTAAATATAGCCTTACAGATATCGCCTACTTTGTCTGAATTCTTAGCTTTCTCTTTTGCACTTTTATAAGCACTCTCTATCTCCTTCAAGTCTTCTTTTTTATAAATAGTAGGCTTGATGTGAGGAATTGTACCTGAGGCTATAGCTGTTACCTCCTTAAGTACAGCTTCTTGCTTCGCGCTTTTATCTGACAAAATACTCATACTGAGGATAACCCATCTACTATCTCATTTATCCGCATGGACAATCTTGCCTTACGCCTGGATAACTGTACAGGAGTCAGCTTCAGCTTTTGCATGATCTGCTTAGTATCCAGTGGTGTAGCACCTCCGTACCCTACCGTATACTCTAGAATCTTTTTGTCGTTCCTGTCAGACTCTGCATAAACATAATCCAAAGCATCTTGAGTATAATCTGAATTCTCCACAGACAGCAGTGATGACCCATCTTCACTTTCTGTACCTGCATCCGTCACTATAGGACGCATCTTAGTGCGAACATCTTTAATACGCTTAACTGATAGGTGTGATATATCAGCAAGCTCTTCTACAGTAGGTTCACGTCCATGTTCATCCTCGAATTCTTTTTCTGCACGATATAGTGCATAACCGTCCATCTGTACGCCATCAGGAACGTGTACCATGTTATTACTCTTTCGTATATCTCGAGTAAGCTGACGAAGTTGCTGCGATACCCAGGTAGGTAGCGTTGCTCCTACGGACGGGTCATACGCCTGGACAGCCTTGGCTGCAATTACACGTGCCTTTGCGGCAATTTGAGGATTCCCTGTACCTCCCAGTGACGCCACTACAGAATCAATAGTAGGACGTAAAGACTTAGTAACTTCGTACAAAGAGTCTGCATCTTTATACAGCTGCCACTTCTCGTACGGAGACAATGAACTTACATCATTATCCTCGGGTGTTGTAATATCTTCTAACGGTTCAGGTGCTTCAATACCTACTACGTCAGATATTGACAGTAGAGGCTCTACTACTTCCTCCGTGGGGTATGATTTTACGTCGCTCATGCTCTTCTCGATTTCTATTACTTACCAGGACAGAATATTTTCGCAGCACACGCTGGCGTCCACCACAACAGGAGGACGTTTTATTTAATTCAGCTCTAGCCTGACGCATTAAATCAGGATACCTATCTAACCCTGGGATATCACTTGGCACTTTTTGAGTTCTTAATAGCTAATTTTACGCGATCTGCGAACATTCTCATTATAGCGCCTTTTTCGCAGTCAGTACAGGTACCATCTGGGCCTTTGTGTGCTTTTTCAAGTGCTTCCTTATACTCAGCACGCAGTTCTTCGCAGCCCCCAAACCAGCACGGGATTTGCAGTGTATAAAATCTATTAAGTTCGGCCTCCTCAGGAGGTACACTCTTAATAATAATCCTATTACTAAATACGGGCTGTCCGTGACTATCTATCAGCTGAACACCATCTTTGTCCAGTACAGGCTCTTTAACAATATCATACCCTATACCGCGTGATGTTAAGTTAGCAATAGTCTTTCCTAAAGATGTATTATTTTGCATGTTTGATCAGAATGTTAATAATAATAGGTTCTATTAAAGCACCAAGTACAGCTGTAAATGGAGACACACCAAATATAACAGAATACACCAATGTGCACCAGAACGCCACATGGAACGATAGACAGTACTGACACGATAACAAATCTGCCAAAAGATAATGAGGCCTGTCCTCTGACTTCCAGGATATGGCATCCAGGAAATCTTCTCTGGTAGTAGTACTAGGAGCTATATCATCCCAAAACTTCGAGCTTTTTTTATAACCAAGTGGTTTCAGGATAAAATTAAAAAACAGCACAGGAAACTCTGTAAGCGTCCATGCCATTACTAAAGATGCGGCCGTTAGCGTAGCCAATACAATACATAGTATATAAGATTGCATGGATGTGTTTTAACGCACACCCATGCAACTATCAAGCAAATTAATTAATCAGGAATAAACTCCTTGGCAATTTCCGCATCCACCACCTTCTCCGCCTTCACCGTCCTTACCATCTTTGCCGTCCTTACCAGGAGGTCCTGGGGGACCAGGAGGTCCTGGAGGCCCCGTCGGTCCTGGGGGACCCGATGGACCTACAGGTCCTACCGGACCGGGTGGGCCTACGGTAGGTGTTATTGTAACTATATCAATACACGCCACCATAGACTGAACCATAGCCTGCGCCATAGCGTTAGCTTCTTCCTTAGTCGAGGCAAATACAGCACACCTCGGTAGGTAAGCTTCCGATAACTGCTGATAAGATCCATTACAGCTAGCGCGAGCAGGATCGTTACAATACGTGCATTGTATTAAACTTAATATAAAGTTTTCTGCCTGGTCCAGTGTATCCTGTAGACTGGTCTTGGATGTAAATACATTAGGAGGAACTGTAATAGGCTCACTGGATTTTGTGGAGAATTTAGTGAGTCCATCCGCAGATAATCCCTTACCTGTACTCCAGGCATACTGGTTGAGATACGACCTTGTTACTGGTCTCTGTATAGGTGTTGTAGTACACGCTCCGGCTGTATACCTATTACCGAACACACAATACAACATCGATAGGGCAAACTCTTCTGCCAACTGATTAGCATAAGCCTTAGGATCTCCTCCAGCAGGTACGTCAGATGATGTTACTGTAAATGTCCCCTCAGGCACCGTAATAGTAGCCCCAATACCAGGAGAAGATAGCTCCTCTGATAGTGTGTAGATAAACTCTCCTGATGTAGCGTCGTACGAAGTTACATCAGCAAGAATGAACTCTGTATAGAATATGTAAGGTTTGTTATCTGGAGTTTTACCTTCCACTCTATACGACGAATACATTTCAGGAAGATTATCCGGGTTAGGAGTAGGATCTATCGGATCTTTAGCATAAGGGTCATCTGCGGCACATGCGGCCACTACTTCATCATTAACATAAGGACAGTTTTCGGAAACTTCCAGTACAGTAGTCAGTGACGAAGTAAATGCAAGTTGCTGCGTCTGCTCCCACTCAGCAGCACATACAGTGTCAGCCTCAATACCTACAGAAGCGTTTGTGGACCATTTATTAGTATCCTCAAGTACAGCCTTCCCTGCCCTGACAGACTCGTACGGATTAATTATACCTACTACTGTAGTCTCTGGATCGCTAGAGAATGGATCACTTACCTCGGCATGGATGTCAAGAGGAACACTCAAAGTGTATACTCCTCCAGGCCAACCATCTACGCGCAGACCCCCAGGACTACAGGCCTGTCTCACCCAGCCAGGTACGCACGAGGGTAATATACGCGTGTTACAATAATAACACTGAAGTACACCATCTAGCAGTCCTCTGGCTTGCTCGTCTACAGACTCTTGCGTATACCCGTCGTATGTACATCCTATAACTCTACCAGCCTCCAGAGACATACTGAAGACTGGAGAAGCTTCTTTCGACGGTTGTACAATTATGTCTTCTCCATATTCATCCTTCGGGTATATAGGATTTCCTTCTTCATCTACTCCTAGCGTGTACGGACCACACTCTACAGTTACAGGTTTGCTAATAAAACAACACTCCAGAAGATACGATACTAATTGAGATGCTAATTGATTAGCTTCCTCAGGACTTACCGTAGACGTGAAAAACCCCTGAGGTACTGCTACACTTTGACCTGAAGTTTTCTTAACTATATCAGCAACAGCAGGAGGATTTGTTTCTGGATTTACTCCCAGATTACGAGCTGTACTTTCCTCACATCGGTCGTAGATATAATCATTAATATAAAAACACTCCAGTTGGCGTAGAGCAAAAACTCTAGCCTTTTCGTTAGCATCCTGCTTGCTTGTTGACGATGCAAATGCTCCCTCGGATACGTCGTAACGCCCAACCCGCAGCGGTAGTCCTGGATATATAGGTGCGACGTCATTTGGGATGAGGATTACCTCCTCACCATCTGAGTTTGTGCGAATGTACTCAAACCCTTGATCTGCACAAGTTACAGTAATGTGATCATTTACAAATACACAACCTAATTTGGATTTGGCATACTCAAGGGCTTGCTGGTTTGCCTCTTCCTGACTTATGGACGACTTAAATGTACCTCCGGCTACTGTAACTACAGGATACGCGTCTGGATGCTCTCCTTTGACAGCAACTTCATCTTGATTATACCCAAGTGTTTCGCAAGTTAATGTGACCGGTTCGTTTACCCAATTACACTGTAATAATGTAAGAGCTATTATATCTGCTGTAGCTGTTAAACGAGTACGTACGCTTGTAAGATACTCATACAGCTCCAAAGCCTGCGGATGTGGAATATTAGTAATACGTTCCAGATATTCCAACGTGAGAGCATTATCCCGTAACTTTTCTGATATAAGTACCTCTACTCTGTTTCTGGCGATATAATCCAGTACATCATCACCTACAGTAATAACCACAGGTATCAAAACATCCTCCCTGTAGGTACCTGCTACTACTATAGACGCTTCTCCCATAGCACCTTCGCCATACTCGGCAGAGCATGACTTGGTCACAGACTCATTCCATACAGATATAGGACCTGGAGTCTTTGGCTTTGGTACTTCCTCGAAAATCTCCTCCGGATCCCTGAGTTCCGGAGCTATGCGTTTTTTGCCTGGGATGCAGTGGTCTACTGGTTTGTTACCGCCGAACGTGTCTGACGGTGAGTAGAACGTTATATCATCACAATCACTCATAATTATTCAATGCCTGGTATTGTTGCGCCCTCCATTATAATATGAGAAAACTGTAAATTGCTACCCGCTTTGCATTCAGTATACCCTGTAGCTATAGTATGTTCTACAGAGTTTAAAATTCCAGAAAATAACGCTCCATCGGCTCCAAGAACAGTGTAGCGAGTGCCAACTTTAACATTAAGCATTAACTCTGTATTGATAATAGCATAGGCCTGTCCTAGTGACTGCCAGTAATACACAGTCTCTGCCCACTGTTCCACCACCTTCTCATTTTCTTTGTTTTGCTGCTCCACTCTCTGAACTACAGGTGCAGCATTTTGACCACTCTTAGGTTCGAGCTGATTAGTTTGCACCGGCTTAGCTGAAGAACCGTCATTTATGGGCTTCACTTGTGCAAAGTCGAAGTACGCAGCAGGTAACCACTGAGGGCCAAGTATCTGCATGATAGATCCTCCTGGTTTTACCTCTTTTGGATAAATAACACCGTAGTCATTATTATCGGCAAGAAGATCTATGTCAGGACTAGGAGTACCCACTCTGCGTACAGCTACAGCACGGACAGGAAACATACCAACAGATCCAGCGCGGACGGATAAGCTAATACTTTTCAGATCCAGACTTTCATCGCTTTCAAATAGATTCTTTTTATTTACCAGTTTCCCCACATTATCAAACTCAGGGACATATACGCACTGAAACTCTTCTGCTAGATGCAATATATTATTAAAGAACCCTCCAGCATTAGTTTTAAGAGCTCCGCATATGCGTTTCTTAAGAGCGTCTACGCCTGGCATACCGATCTGATCCTTTACACCATCCCACCCTATAGTTTCTTTAGAGTTATCAAACAACTGAATGGCAAATTTCTTTACCTTCTCGTTTATTTCGTGTTGTTTCTTGCAGCACTCCTTGGTAAGTTTTCCTTGTTTTGAATTTTCTAAATTTTTCTTACCTGTCTCAATAATCCATTCGAATACTTTTTTTATAAACTCTGCTATATTGCTTGGGTAAGAAGAATCTTTGATTAAATCGATATCATACTCTATCGCGTTGTATATAGATAAATCCAAGCAATTTAGAGCTGCATAATCAGGCTGTACATCTTCTGTAAGAGCAACATCTCCAGCAGAGAACGAGTAAGCTGGTGCGGACGTGTTACCTTTAAACGACAGAGATCCCTCAAATGCGTCGGTTAAAGACATGTCTACTCCAGGAGTGTCAGGCGTATCATTGAATGATTTAGTCTGACGTTCAGCCATGGCTGCGAATATATCTTTAGCAGTAATATTAGTAGCCTCTTTATTCGCGTCAGATGATTTATGAATATACGTAATTCTACCCTGAGCCATATGGTTGATAGAATTAATAAGAGTGATATTTGTAGGGTGAACATTTTGTCCCCCTACATTAGCCTGGGCCTTTACCTCTAATGCTTTATCGCTTGCCATACAAATATAAAGTATAAGTAGCTATAGCCAATTTATCTGTAGCACGCTGCGCTAAAAAATAAACGTCATCCATATTATAATCTGCCATTTGTTTTATAGCGTTTTGATTGGATTCTATAAGATTAAGCAGATTATTTATCGAGCCTTTTATATCGCTAGGCACCGTTGGAGTAGTACTCGTTGTAGAGTTTAGCGCAGGTAGAGATATATTAATATGAGGCGTAGCGTACATCAATAATGTCAACCATTGACAGTTATCACTCACACTAATAGCTACCCCTAAAGGAGTATCTTTTCCCTTCAATAAAGTATCTATTACGGAAGTATACATACGTGTAAATTTTAATTCTGAGGAGCGATTAGTCCAGCCATCATATATGCAATCTTATTAAAATTAGCATCCGCCTGACCAAACGTCATCTGTGTAAAGTACGCCTTACATTTATAACCTTTCGCAATAGACACATTAACAGGTTCAGATTTACTAGACAATCGAAGTTTATCAAATGCTTGGGTAACTTTTTGAATTATATTCTCAGACTTCTCTATACTACCCATATAAATAGTACCGTGTACCTGGATTGTGCCGAAGTTTTTACCAAACTTATACAATGCTCTATGATCGTCCACAGCTACAATTGGCGTGGCAATATCCTGCTCCACAGGTTGAATATCGTCTATTGTTATAAGACCAGTGCCAACCTGTCCGGTCTTCCAGCCTTCTATTTTATAAGCTCCAGCCGAACCTTTACCTTTCACGCGAACTACACATCCAGCGCCTGTTAAGAAATCTTTAGCCATATGATAAAATAATTTTACCTTGTATTGCTCGCAATGCGTTCCAATAGTGTTATAACATCTTTCATCTGCGCTTGATTCACAGGTTGCTTGTTATGGTCGATTAAGAGACCGGACATTCTCTTACTTACCTCGTCAACATGACCCATAGCGTCAGTCTTATCTTGTAAACCCTTTATCGTATCTTCAGTAATCTCCTTATCTTTCTCAAGACCAAGCTCGGATATGTCGCGAGTCATTCTATATATGGTCTTACCCTTTTCGTCATAATCTCGCTCAACCAATCCCTCAGCTATCCAAGCATTAAGATCAGTATTCTTGAATACCTCTACGTTAGCCGTACCGTAAGTCTGTTCTACGGCTTTTTGGAACATATCTGCCGTAACATTACCCTGGTAGTCACTCAGCTTAGCTACAGCATTGTTGCTGTCTTTTAAATTCTTACGAGCATCGGCGGAAATAGTATTCTTAAACATATCAGACAATGCTTTAGCCGCGTCCTCGTTACCTGCGGCCGCAAGATCAGATAAAGCCTTTGTCTGTGAAGGGTCGGAAGCCAACTTAGTAACAGCCTCATTAAGACTTACAGTTTCTCCATTCTTGGAGTTCGGTAGTCTCACTCTAGTCTCGTACTCGCCTCTCTCGTTTTGCTCAATATATACAGCATCCTTACCTAGTACTTGCTGCATAGATCTAACCGCATCCTGGTTCATATTAGCAGTCATGCGGGCCTGCAGCTGAGTGGCAGATGCTCTAGTATAGCCTATAAGTCCACCGTTTATACTATCCTGATTCCTGGATGAGATATTTATACCAGCACCTTCCAGTTTCTTTACATACGCTTCAGGGTCAGCTAATAATTTATCCAGCTCCTCCTCGTTATTTATTTTAAGGAGATTCATCACAGCTTTACGCTGCTCTGGATTGTCTAATATAAACGCCCCAGTATACTTACCATTAGCATCTTGCTGAGCTTTACCTATATTGAGGGCAGTAATACCTCTAGAAGCCAATTCTTCCTGGAATAGTTTGTTCTGTTCAGCTTTATCTCTACCTCCTCCAGCACGCTGTAAGGCGGAGGCGATAGCCGTGTCGGCAGCTCCTTCTATAGTAATACCACCTTCTGCCAACATACCAGATATAAGTCCAGTAATAGCAGAAGCTTCCGATGTGTTTATTTTGTCTCCACTCATTAATTCTGTCATGAGTGCAACATTTCGTTCTGCCTTACCGAATTGACCAGGACCCATCTGTTGCATGAATCTGGAATTAGTCAGAAGAGGATTCCACATAGCACTAACAGTACCTCTGCCTTGAGACTGTATTGATTGTACAAAGCTGTAAGCCTCCTCTGAAGACATACCGCTCTTAGACAACATCTCGATGGCCTCTGCTGTTTTTTCCATACTTCCAGAATCGACTAAGTTAAAGAATTTATCCCTTGCTGTCTGGTTATTACCAAACATATCAATTAACTTGTTGCCAATACTTTCCATTTGCGTCTTACCGGCCTCGTCCAGATTATACTCCTCGCTCATGTTATTGACATGAGTACGGACGTTTGCTCTGCGTACAACTTCAGCGTGGCGTGCCTGATATTCGCCAGAATAGTTAGCATTGGCAAATGCTCTGGCTTCAGGAGAATCTACAGCCTCGTCTCCGAAATGCTTTCTAGACCAACTCTCCATCTGCATACTTATAAGCTGGGCCTTCTCGTTATCTCCAGCCGCAATAGCTGCCTTATGAGCTTCGTTCATAGAAGTGAATTCTGCTCGCATTTCATCTGTAATGCCACCTACCTTATCCTGCTGATTAAATATACTGGTAGTTATAATTGCGCCAGAATATACATTCTGCATGTTAGCTATAGATCTCGTAGCGGCAGCCTGGGCAGCTTCTCTCGTAAATACACCCTCTCCTTTAGCCTGAGCTCCGGCTATACCAGCATTCTGAACTACATTGATAAGGTCTCCTGATACAACTCTACCCCCGTACATAGCAGACATACCTGTAGCTATCTGTACACGCTCAGCCGCCACTTCCTGAGCTGATCGACCTGTTATCGCCGCTGTTACAGCTATATCGCGCATCTGAGCTCTTACTTCATGCGCTTTAGATTTATCAAGAAAATTACCTATACCAGCCCCCTTAGCGTAATTTCTAAGTTGGTCTAAATCCTCAGTCTGGAATAGATTAGATAGCTCCTTTACATTATCAGCAACATCCTTATAAGCTTCCTTCAGTTCCTGATTGAGTTGTTTTGTCTGAGTTTGGAAATTGGTATTCTTGCCTTTAATCTGAGCAACTGTCTGTCTAATTACAGATTCATCAAAATGTCCTTCTAAATTTTTAAATAAATCTGCTTCTTTCTCAGACGACAGGTTATTACTGCCCATCTTCTTCTGCAAAAACGTCATAGCTTGCTGTACCTTCTCAAGATTACGCAGCGAGGAGTCTTCTACATTATCCTTCCTCATTTGCTGTATTCTCTCTTGCAAGGCAGCAGCTGTATTAGCTTTGCTTAAATCGTACGATAAAATATCACCTTTATTAATGCCACGCTCTTGTACAAGATGCGTCAATAAACTTGTACGCAAATTATGAGAAAGACCCATAGTTTGACCTACATCTACCGCCCCTGACTTCGTTCGCATACTTTCCTCGAAAGTACGCATAATAGATGCGGTAGCAGCTACGGACACATTACCTGTACCGTAACTATTACTAGAAGATCTAGAGCCGTCTATGCCTATCGTAGTGACAGGCATAGCACCGGCGATAAGAGCTCTATTCATAGCGACAAAATCCGCTACAGGAGTACCCATCCCTGGAACACTGTTCTGTAGGGTGGCCATCACCTTCGCAAGACCTCTTCTATCAGCCGGATTAAGCCCGTTAGCTCCTGTATTATACAGTAGGCCTGAGGCTACATCCAACAGCTGATTGAAATGAGGATTATTCTGCTGGAAAGCTGACGCCCCTTCCTGCAACCTGTGAATAGCCGCTCTGTCGTTGAATAAGCTGTACATTAACTTTCTTCTTGTAAGTCTTCCACTGCCTTAGCGGCAGCCTTTCTGAACTCTTCTATTATACCTCGCTCTGTCAGCATATTAAAGGCCTTGACCAGGTTTACAGAGTCTCTCTTGATAGCTCTAACCTTACTATCCGCCTTAGGAACGTCGTCACTGTACTCTTTAAAGTATGCGACTTTTAGCAATATATCTTCGAAGCTGTTGACGAAATCCACAGCAGCGTCAGGACGGATAGCTGGGGCTAAACCCAAGCACCGCAACTGAGCTGATGTTAGCAATGCGTCCGCAGCCTGTTCCTTGTCCAGCATTTCGAGAATCATCTTCTCCCTAATCCTGGACTGCAGCCCGTACTTATAGTCTGGCTCTAAAAGTCCCCGCCGATACGCCAGTAACATTAACCTAAACCGGCGGGATACCAAAAATCCGCGTTAAATGCAGCCTCGTGCAATTTTCCTAACTTATGCTGGAATACATTAAGCATTCGAACATACATACCATACACAGGACCAGGCACGTCGAGTACTTTCTGAGAGTTTTCGAACAGATCTTTCACATGATCATCGAATGTTCCTTCTCCTCTAGTATATGTGAGATACCCAAGCGGACGTCCGCAGTACTCTGTAAGCTGCATGGCTACACGATATTGCTGAGCTAAACCGTCGTGGAATCCAAGCGGAGTACCTGGGTATTTTGTCAAGTAGTATGCCATTGCTCCTGCGGCAACATCGCCCTCGTACACGGACAGAGATCTGCACTTTCCTTTTAATCCGTTTTGTGTAGATATCTCAAGAACAATAGGTATGGAATGCAACAGACCCTTCATGTATATAACCTTATCCTCGTCCGTGATAGGTACGTCGATATCTCGTACATAAACATGCATATTGTCGAACATGTCACGTTTATTCTTATCGAACGATTCGTCAGGCTCTATCTCCACTCGAGTTTCCTTTGCAGGCTCGATGTCGGTATCTTCCTTAAGAAGTGCCTTAATATCCTCCGGTATAGCTCCTGGAGACTCCTCTGCTAGGAAGGAGGCAACTTCTGAGGGATCTATGTTGTTATTGTCGTCTTCTGTAAATAATTCTTCTGTAGCCATATAAATTAAACAGTCTCTTGTTGGACGTAGAAATTATAGTCAATTTTCTTCATCTTGGAAATTCCTCCTTTAGTTGGATCACCAGATTCCACTTTAGCAGGTTCGTGTAAAGCTGGGATATCTTTGCCGTCAAACTTCCAGATACTGCAATTTTTTCCAGGCCAAGGATAACTATCCGCGGAAGTCGTCGAACTAGAGCTCTTAAGTCCGCATTTACTCCATTTCACCTCACATAAAGTTTTGCCCGGACCGTCTGGACTTGTCTCCGCCTCTAAAATCATTGGAGGCTGCTTGTATGTCACCCACTCGTCTACCTGACCTTGACCCACATACCACTGATTAAATTCCCACATGTAATCAGACCACACCTCATCTACAGTCACATTGACGGTTCTATCTCTTGTAGTTTCTACCTGAGCCTTAAGTGTTGCGTATGTTTCTTCTTCCGCATCTCCAATAGGTATACTTGGATCAATTTTGTCCATCTCCTTAGGAACTCCAATGCGCTCGTTAGGACCCATGAATCCATTTAACGCTGTGGTCATGTCTGAGCGTACCAACCCGTTAACTTCTATTGACGCAGGTGTAACAAGGACGTTGTCTGTTATTTTAGCTGATAGACAATCAAACATTACAGCAGGAGCCTGTACGCCGTAGTATGATCCTGAGCTGACAGAAACTCCGGTTAACGTATACATATCAATAGCCCCCTCGCTATGAATATTGATAGGACTATTAGGCATATCTGTTTTTAAATACACAGGAGCTGCCGGTCCTGATGTAGCAGCTGTAAGCTCTTGTTTACCATGCAAAGCCAGCCTACCTTCCGCCGCATCAATACAGATAGCATACATACCGGGATGCTGCGGGTAAGGCGGTGTGCCGCCCTCCACAGGATAATCCTCGTTGGGAGATTCTTTATAATCAGACTTTAACCACATTAATCCAGCTTCGCACAGAGCGTTCCAGGCAGAACGGGCTTTCAACCATAGGGCTCCGGCTATTGAAGTTATTTCAACATGGTCCGTAGCTTTCATGGCTATATTCTTCGAGCTAATAGATAAAGTTCCTCCGCACTGAATATCTATATTTCCCGGAGCGGCCAACTGTATGTTACCTTGGTTCATGATAACAGACGTGGTTCCAGGATAATCCTTTGTACCATTAGCAATCAGTGATATTGACCCTGATGGGTCGATAGATAAGATAGCCGAACCAGCGTACGGAGTGTCGCTTCCAGGATTAACCTCCTCTTTATCCTTTTCTTTTGCCGTTGGTGATGGTTCCTCACTAACTTCATCCTCTCCTAGCACCTTGCAATACTTACTTTTACTGAGAGCATTCCAGCGTTCGAGCGAATGCCATAATGTAATATAGCGTGCCCAACTTCTCATCTGCCAGCAGGATACTGTTAGATCCCTCCAAGAGTCTGTACCATTTCCCCATAACTTCAAGAAACTCTTATCCAGATCTTTAAATGCTTTCTCAATATCAAACTCAGGATCGTTCCAGTTATGTTTTACTTCAGGAATAACAACACAAGGCGACACCTGTAAATGCACACCTCCTACCGATTGAACCATGAGCATACCGTCCGCTCCTACCCAACATCTGTATTTACCAGCACGCTCTGCTCCATCAGCATAATTACTAAGCGCCTTAGTTGGATCTGATACCCAAGTATGAATCATATCCCCTAAGAAACCTACATACGTAGACTTTCTCCATCGGCCTGTTGCATTTACAGGGTCATCTACCTTGGACGGATCCACAACATTAGAGTTGCATTCTATAAGTTCTGCGTGCTCATCATCCTTACCTTCAGCCTCAAACCCATAACCTGTGAAATGATCTTCTTCTACACACTTACCGTCTGCGGCCCAAATTAACTTATCTCCTCCGACGTTATGGTGTACGAAATAGTTATCTACAATACGCACCATGTCGTTCATCAAGCCCACCTCAATCTTAGCAAGCTCACCTGCAGATAATTGCGCCATATTTATAAGCAGACGTAACCATACACCCATATTGTTAGAGTATTCCTTCTCGCCAGGAAGAATATCTTTACCTGGGGTGTATCCGCCTGCTGTTGCTAAGGCTGCCTCACCGCGACGAACACCGTATGCTGGGTCATTGATTACTTCAAAATTAATATCACCAGAAGCCGGTACAGAGAAAGTTGTAGGATTATCTATCACCTCAGCGCCAACACCACCGATCACGTAGCTCTGGTTAGGAGTGTATACTACAAGCACTTGAGCCCCGACTGTAGGCATTGCAGTCTGATTAAATCCTAGCATCGAAGCTAGAGAGTCTGCGGCGAATACGCAATTATCTATCTGATAGCCGTTTAATATTCTAGCTGAAACTTTTCTAGTAACAGGGTCAGTTCTTATAACGCTTCCTGGATATACTGCGAATGCTGTAGGGCGCTCCTGCTGTGTTACTGCAGCTTGTTGCGATGAGGTAGCTGCTCCAACATGGGAATCTTTAATTGCTGGTGCTGTATTTGCCATAATAAAAATAAACTGTGGTAGAATTTTAACTCTACCACAGTTTAGAGTAAATATTATTAAATACCTGACTTAGCTTGACAGGGATCCTACCATCCACTGAGCCTGGTCTGTTACTATGGTGGAGCCTACAGAAGCTTGAACACCTACAGACTGAAGGATGCATCCAGTACCAGTAATCATACCTGGATCCATACCGCAAACACCATTACCCTTAGACATAGCAAGTGTAGTAGTGTCGCAAGCATTACCTGGCTTGTAGGGCTGCAGAAGGCCTGTATCACCTACAGCACGAGTAATAGCCCAAGTGCCGCCGGACTGTCCAGCTACCATGTATACAGAGTCTGAACCGACTTCGTACTGAGGAGTAATCTGACGCTGGTAGTTAATCGTCACCTGCTGGGCAAGCTTTACTGAGCTACCTCCGATGGCTACGAGAACCATAGAAGTAGACACGATATTACCGGGCCCCTTAGCTGTTTTATTATAACCGAAATAATCTGCCATATTAATTAAATTCTATATTTTAGTTAATTAGATAGACACAGTAGCTACGTAGGCCATAGCATACAGCTTGATATTATTCAGAGGAAGAGGCAGGTACAGGTTCACATTGATAATAATGCGATCCTTGAATTTAGGATCCTGGTACACCTCTAATCCGTCCCAATCTACGAGAGATGGACCTACCATATCGTCTGTAGAATTCTGCGTAAACTCGGTCAGAGCCGCAGTGATATCAATCTTGATAGAACGCAGGGCAGCTGTGGTTACGTTAGCCTTGCCGATGTACTTGTTCACAATATCTGCAAGCGCGTATGAGATATTGTCGAGGTTGCGTGTGCAGGATTCCTCGAAGTACAGGTTACCCTTATCCATCTCGGTGGTAAGCTGATGACGGATGTAGCAATCAGTACCCTTAGTGTCCTGAGTTACAATAAGAACACCGGAAGCTGCGATATCGTCAAGCTGAGCCGTAGTGTAACGTGAGTACATACGAGAAGCCTTGTTGATACCCTGAATCACGGTGTGTGTGATAGACTGCTGAGGTACAACTGCGCTAGAGATACCAGCGATCTCAGCTGCAAGGAATCTGTTCGGAACTTCTACCACACGATCATCTTCTGTAGTAGTACCACCGTCACAGAACACAACAGAAGCACGGCGTGTGGCATACTTGTGTGCCACTGCTCCAACGTACTCGATAGTGTTAGCTACCTTGTCAGCCTTGATAAGCTCGATAGCTGTTGCTGTATTGATAGATGTAACCGTACCAGACTCAGCATAAATCTCAGCATCCGTCTTGCTGGTAGTACCAACAATAGTATAAATAGCACCAGAGCTGACAACCTTAATCTTATCACCAGGACGCATGGCGACGTAAGAATCTTCCAGTGCTACGGACTGCAGGTCTACATTGTTAGAGGCGATTGTGATACTTCCCTCCTTAGTACTACCATCCTTGACACTAATTGTAGCAGTAATATTCTTACCGTCATCTCCTGTAGAGGCTAAAGTGTACTCACCGGGATTATCGACACCTACCAGTGTGCGACGCCACATCTTTACATCAGGCTCGGACATAGCGGCATTGTACTTAACAACAATGTCAGCCACGTCAGGATCTGAGGTAAGCGGAGCAAACGAGTATAAAGAAGAGTCGAACTCTGTCTTCTTCATGGCCAGTTCGAAATCTCCAGCCTTGTCTCCTGCGGTACGAATAGCATAAATAGCGCGACCAGCTGAACCACGAAGAGCGCAGTAACAACCGTAGGCCAGATCATTCTCGATAGCGATGGTACCGAAGTTATTCTGAATGTCCGTGATGGTAGTAATTTCAAAGATATCCTCATCGGCATCCTTAGAAGACTTCAGTACGCGGAATTCAGGATACAGCTTACCTACATTTTTGAGCAATTCGTACGTATAAGTTCCCTGTGTAATATTAATAGCACCCGAGGTCTTGATGGAGTATTCCCCTGATATCGGACCATCGAGCATCCACACGGTACCCTTATCCATGTATCCACTGGTGGGAGTAGTTACGACAAATACAGAACCTCCTGTGGCCGGCATATTAAGAACAGGAGCATCCAGTGTGATAGTGCTGTTTACAACATCAACCTCGATAATAGTACGCTTTACCCAAGAGGCTATATCTGTAGAAGTAGAGTCTCCCTTAATATAGACAAAGTTGCCAACAACAGGCTGTCCCTTGGTGAATACCGTAGTATTTGTAAATTCTGTAGCGCACTTGAACTTTCTAGTAGAGTTATTTACTGCACTCAGAGTAGCACTTCCGTTCTGATCCAGAATAACAAGCTCTACATCCTGTGCGTACAGTTTTACAGACTTCTCATCTAGAGTGTAATTCATTAGCAGGTCTTTGTTATACTTAACAGCCATAGTCATGGCAGTTCCAGTATAAATGTACCCCGTCACATCCTTTTCGATACCATAACGGTAGAGATCATATGTAGGACCAACGATACAGGCCGAAAGGTGATCACCAGTAGCCTGACGCGTGACCTCCAGAAGCTGATACACTTCCGCTAACGGTCTTGTATAGTTTTTTGCCATATAATTATTTTCTTATTTAATAGTTACTTTGTCAACGAACTCAGATTAATGTGGACGCCGTTGTATCCACAGAGAAATCCTTTAATCTCTTTGATTCTCGAGCAGTAAATACTCTGTACTCGTACTCTATTTTAAACACTAAGGTGCTCTCATACCAGTGAGTATCATCATTACCTTCTGCTGTCTTCTTTGTAGGCTCCGATTGTGCTTGTAATTGGTAAATTCTTAACCAACTCCACGTATTAAAAAGCCTCTCAGACAGAGCAAATAAAAACATAGCACACATATCAGCCATGAGGCAACTTATGTGCGCATCCTTATCCAGGCATTTAATCGTGATATTAGTAGAAGCTATAGTAGCCAGCTCTGTAGTAGACGTATCCGGAGATTCGTTAAGATAAGGTTGCATTGCAGGCAGCTGATAAGCCACACCTTCACCCAAACTAATATAAATGCCAGGAATTAGTTCTGTATCACCTGGATCAAAATTTGTCTCTGGGGATATAGTTAAGATATTATCCGCACCGGGCGTGTTGTCATAAGAGTAGCAAGCTAGCTCTTCTCCGAAATCCGCCATCTTTTCAGGAGAAGAATACGCCCATCGCAATAATGAAGTAAATGCCCTTCTAAGCGTATTTAACGTAGGAGAAGCATCCTTATAACATCTGTGCCAGTCTTGCCAGCACGTACAATTTAACTTACTGTCTGCGGCCATGTTAATCTTCTTATCATTTCTGGATAGTTATCAGGAATAGGTACAGCATAGCACGGATCGTTATGTGCCTGCAGATTAATTACAGCATCGTACGCAACAGGAATTACAGACTTAACTAGCTGAGCTTTTACGTTATTACTTACGATCCATCTACGGTCTGTTGACACGTCTACAATCATATCCCCTGAACGAACAGGAGGGTGTGCTAAGAATACCGCATTTTGTACAGATTCGTCGTACAGACCAACGTCTAAAATATTTTCTCTCACTAAACGAGATCCTATAAATCTCACATAAGTAAGAAACGGTCTGTAATAACCTCCAGCGTAGTACTCCCCATAGTCAGGCTCAGAATCAGGATCACTCCCTTTCCCGTCCAGGCATGTAGCTGTCGTGCGTTGTCCTACATCATCTATATTACCAGATATAGGTCCGTTCTTTATACTAGGATAATACAGAACAGGAATACCATCCTGTCTAGCCTGTAGATATAAGGATCTAGTTATATTGTGAGCTATCCCGAAGGCCTTGCGCTCGGTAGGTGTGAATAAGCCCACCTCCTCACTCTCGTACTCCTTCTCTTCGGGAGTTCCTTCTCCAGTTATAGCGAGAAGCTTGTAAGCAGGTACCTGAATTTTATTCTTAATATTAAATCCTGTGTCGGCGTACGTATTAGTACCTTCTACCGGTGTTGTATTAAGTAATTCCCACTCAGCTCCACCATCCCACTTTCTATACACGTAGAACTTAGCGCCAGCAATAATAGGATCAACAATCCAGGATACTATTGCGGTGTGCTTATAGTGAGAAGGAAAAATTCTGATATCCCTAAATACGCGCATTAATAACTACCCCAAGCTAAACTTCTATTAATCTCGGCTTTTCTGTCTACAGCATCCCTTCTCCACTGTCCAGCGAGCTCCGCTTTAAGGGCCTTGAAAGCCTCTAGACGTGTTCTTTCTAGGTCCACCCTAACATCACCAGTCTGCCAACTCATAAGGTTCCTAGAGAGCTTGTGAATGGCTGTAGAGTATAAATTAGAAAGTACAGCATCTAGGAAAATAGATGTATTGGCAGGTAGAGCTCTGCCAGATACAAATTCCACCTGAGGAGGCAATTGATTGTATCTGGCAGCAGCCCTGTCCATAGCATGTAAAATTTCCTCGTCAGAGAAAAACTGATCACAATCTATAGAGTTATCTCCAGGAAATCTGTCCTGTAACTCTTCACGCACTAATTCAATTGTGATGTAGTTAGGCATAGCGATTTATTTAGTATAAACGACCGCCGGTCAGTCTCTCGATATCAGAGGTAGCTCTTGCTATATCTATAGTCTTTTCGTCTCTACGCTTGTTTAGAGCATCTACCTCTCTACTAAGAGATCTAAGCTCATTTGCGCGACGTACAGCATCGGCGTCAGTATCTCGTACACCTAAGAATTCAAGTGCTGAATTAACCGAATTCTCGAGAGCGTTCCTATCAGACCCATTAAATCCTATTCCTGACTGGTACGTGTCCTGACGTCTTGCATCCGATAGACGCTTAGATGCATCAGCACGTGCCTGTGCTAGTTCTTGGTTATTTATACCCACCTGACGGTTGTGAGCGTTAAGAGCATCATTAATTTGTTTATCTAGATCCTCTATCTGATGCCTAATTTCACTAGCACCATCACCACCGCTGCGAGCTCTTAGTGTAGCTGAGTCCGAAGAAGCTGAATTATCTCTCAGAGTACGCAACGATGTCATAAGTCCTTTACGCTTTTCTACAAGAGACCGTACGCTTTCAGGTAGAGCTGCTGAAGATCCTGCTGAGCCCGCCGCGCCTAGTAACGCAGCTTCTCCTGGAGTATAACCTGCGGTTCCAGGAATATTGTTTGGTGAGGCCGCGGATGTATACGAGCTCGAACCCCCAGGAGTGTATATGCTGGTAGAGATACCTGAGCCTGATTTACCTCCTTTACCGAATACTAGAAGTTCTGGATTACCTAAGTAGTCATTAATAGCATCGGCTATACTGGAATCGCTATTTGAACGCCAGTTCTGGAATGCGGTAAATCCTAATGCAGGAGGTAATGCTCCAAATACACCAGCGTGAGTTAAAGCTGCCAGATAATTTTTGTTCTTGGTGTAATGCTTAATAGGCTGAACCATGTATTTATCATTAATCCAGCTGATACCTTTACCTACTGGCCTGAGAACCGAGGTTCCGCTGCCAAATATAGCCTTACCAGCACCACCTACTACATTACCTGTACCTTTTATAAGCTGGCTCACACCCTTCCAGAAAGAAGGAGCTGCACTTTTCTCCATAGCAGAACTTTCAGCAACAAGATCTAACATAGCTGCTGCCTGCTTTTCATGAACACCGGCCTTAAAGCAGGTCTCTACAAAACCTTTAATATAACTATCTGTTAACTCTGCCATATCTATTGCATATTTTACATTAAAAAAATTATCTCAGCAAACCATTACAAGCTTGCTGAGATAATTAAGATTAACGGTTAGGTTAATTAGTATGCACCGATAGCACCGAAGTCCTTATCAGCTTGAGTAGCCTCGGCTCCGTTCAGTAAGCGGTGGTCACCACCAACACCAGCAACACCATCAACTAGCTCATCGAAGGTTACCTTCTGAACACCAGCCATATTGGCGATAGAAACACCCAGGATTTCCTTGCAGCTGAAGCGCAGAATGTCCTTGTCCTTCTTCACATACATGGTCGGCTTCTGGAGAACACCAGCGCGGCCCAGGTAGTTAGGTTCGGTGAATTCGTAGATGGCACCGTTAGGCACAAGGTCGGACTTCATGGTCACGATGAACTTGATGTCGGAGAATTCAGCGGTCTCGAAAGCACGTGAACCCTTCTTATTCAGTTCCTGTGAGAAGTCACCACCCATTTCATTACGACCCCAACGACGCAGTTCAGCGAACGTACGACGGTTGCAGAGGAATACGCCGTTCAGAAGGTCGTGGTCACCGAGCAGGAGGGTAGAAGATACCCAGTTGTTACGGTTCAGACGGCCAGCGTAACGTACGTTCTGCTGCAGACCAGTCAGCGGAGAAGGAGCACCGGCAATAGAACCTACGATCTTATTTACGCCAGCCATGAACTTGAAGTCCTTCTGACGAGACAGATCGCGCAGAGCGTTGTCGGTGATAACTTCGCGCAGGTCCATACGATAGGTGCGCAGGAAGTTAACGTCCTTGGTGAACTCAGGAGTAGTATTGCTGTAGAATACCAGCAGATACTTGTCACCGTAGTAAGGAGCGGTGTCCGGAGTATCGTCGAAGGAGATGGTCTTAGCACCCAGTGAGTCGGGTTCCATCTCGCAGATCATACCAGGATCTTCGCGATCAAGGAAGCGGTCCAGATCGGCGTTGGTAATGTCTTCGTGAGGGATGATAGCCGGGCTGAATGCATCTTCACGCAGCTTGCGGCGAGTCATCTTAGTAGCGGCCTCAGAGGCTTCTTTCAGGATACCATCACCGTGAGCGGCGAGGGCGTCACAAAGCTGCTGATTGAAGAGCTGAGGATTATCAATTTCGTTAGCCATAACTTAGTTATTTCTCTTTCTATTTGTTAATTTACTCAGCTAATTTTACAGAGCAGAATCCCAAATTACCATATAGGCGTTCGTGAACTTAGAGGTAGAGTCCACAGCCTTACCGATAGATTCCTGATCAGCGCGAGCAGCAACTTCACCAGTGTAAGCAGCCGCACGGTTACGACCAGAGTGAGTCTCGGCTACATAACCGATAACCTTCTCGCCCTCTGCAGCTGGACGGATAAAGCCCTTCAGGCTGCGTTCTACTCTTATGAGAGCACCTGTCGAAGCGTTAACGCCAGTCTCAGCCCATTCTTTTTCAGTATCAGCGCAGTAGGTCAGCGGAGTGCCAGCCTTATAAACAGCAGCTGTACCGGTAATAGCACTTGTGCTAGTAGCCTTAGTATAACGAGCGAAGAACGGAGTTGCGAAACGGAACTTACCGGAGCATAAGAGCCCGACAAGAGAGTCGGCAGCCATAACATCCCAACGCTCTACACCATCCTGGGCGAAAGCGATAAGGGCGTTATCAGCATTAGCAGGAGCACCAAGTTTCCAAGCATTGCCTTCAGTGTTGGTAGAAATGATCATACCGGGCTGAATTTCGTCAGGCATACCTTCGGTGTCCTTAACGACTGGGAGCGCACTAGAGAGCGTGGTAGGATTCTGAGGATCCCATCCGCGCATTACATAACCGCGAGGATACTCGCGCTTGTACGTACCAAGAATCATAATTATTTAGTTCTTTCTTATTTAGATCTCGTTGATTTTTTATATGAAGCTAAACTACGAGAGATTGCTTAGTTCCATAATCCACCTTTAGCAGCACGTAACCAGGCCTCATTTTCATCAGACTCTGTTGCGTTTAAGCTGTTAGAGGCGCTCTTAACACCCTTACCCTGACGAGCAGGTGTGTCAGAAAGTCTAATAGCATTCATAGCGATCTTGAGCATCGAATCAGGATCAACAGCACAAGCAGCGTATTTCTCGCGGTCTGCGGCCTTGATAATAGAACGATCCACAAGCATGTCTACGAAAGCTTCCACGTTTTCCTGTGAAGCTGACGCGACCTTCTGCAGCTCTACCTTCTCTACTTTAGCAGCGGCCTCCTTTAGGGAGGCACACTGCTGTTTGAGAGATTCGTTTTCTGCAGCAACCTTCTCACAGTAATCCTTGAGACCGTGGAAGGTTTCCGAGGCCATCTTCAGCATAAGGTCAGTCTTATCTGCGGGATAGTATTGAGTCATATGCTGTAAGATTTAAAATTTAGCCGAATAGATAACCTACGACGGAGGCTGCCTTAGCTACGCCCTCCTCGACTGCAGGATCCATGGGAGCTTCTTCGGCAGGCACCGGCTCTTCAGCACCGGCTCCACCGTCCATAATAGCCTGGGCGATAGCAGCGGCTTCGTCCTGACTGATCTCTCCGGAGGCTACAGCCTGCTCAAGATATGCTGCGATTTCGTCGAGAGTCACCTGACCGTCCTGCGCGGTAGCAGCTAAAATAGCTTCTGCCTCCTCAGGAGCGATCTCGCCAGACTGAACCATTTCCTGAATCACCTGGAGTACATCTTCGTCAGACATACCAGCTTCTTCAGTACCGGGAATCTCAGGGGCAGCTCCGGCTTCCATAGCCTGAGCGGCCTGTTCTCCGTCTACAGCACCCTGAGCGTAAGCCTGCTTCTCGATAGCGGTCTGGAAGTAGTTAAGCCATGCATTGTGAGATTCAGCACAAACGCTGGCCTGCTTAGCGAAGACATCTGCTTCAGAATCCTGAGCAGGTGTAGGCTCCTCGTGACTGCTTTCCTCTTCCATAGCGGAAGCCATCTTGATAGCCTGTTCGCGTGCGGCAGTGATCAGAGAAGCGGCCTCCTCCTCACCACAACGACGTTCCAGGACCTCAGCTACAGCCTGAGCACCTTCCTCGCAACCAACCATCATAGCACCAATACTGGCAAGCTTACGCATGATGTCTTCGTTCTGAGTAAGGTCAGAGGGCATGTCGAACTCGTGGGCTGCTTCCTTTACAGGGGCTGCAGGTTCAGCTACAGGCTCAGCGGCAGACTGCAGAGCAACTACGCTCTCACGAAGCATGTTAGCGATCTTGTCAAGGGGAGCGGTCGGAGTAGTAGCGGCCTTATCCTTGGCATCACCGTTAATAGGAGTGATGTAGTGTCCCTGACCTACGCCATCGGGGCTAGTCTCACCCATCAGATTATGACCCTTATCAGCATCGCCAAAATTGCTCTTGTTAGCGGGAAGCTGCAGCTTAGCACGATCGTTACCGTCGTGATGAGCCGGAGGAGCAACCACGCCCTGCTCGTTAGGATCCTTGATGCCCGTGAGTGCTTCTTCGTCGGCAGCCACCTTCACAGAAGCGCTCTTGACTCTCTCTCTGGCGGAGTTGAGCCAATCATTGAATAGTAGTGTATTTTTATTACTCATATTAGTTAAGTTTTGGTGGCTGCTTAATAGTACAGCCTGCTAAGAATTATTTTATATATATTTTAATCTCTGTCAAATACCAAAACGGAATTTGCACCAGCGATCATATCGTAAGTATTATCGTTAATAAAATCAGCACCTTTACGGTCTCTAATGTCGCATAAAGCTCTTACTTGATACTGTCCATAAGCATTAGCAAGAGCCGCGGCATCATTATACGAGACATTAGAAGCTGCAGCCTTCTGGAATTTATCTTCCACAGCACCTGGTATAGCGATCTTAATCACTATTGTCAACACGCGTTGCTTGACAGGTTCTGCCTCGATAGAGAATTTATCTTCTGCCTTATCCATAAAGTTCTGTACAAGATCTGCTCTCTTAGGATCCTGACAGCATACACGATCGCTAGATCCACAGAATTCAGACATCATAGAATGACAAGGCATCATAGTACTCATCATATCACGGAAGATACTCGGAAGCACTAAAGCTGCCTTCTTACACAGAGGGGACTCAGGAGCATTAACATCTCCAGAAACATACTGACAAAACGCAGGGAACGAAAGCACACATGCACGTTTAGCCATCTCACCGAATAAAGTACCTGGATTTACTGAGCGTACAAGGTCGAGCTCATCAGATGCTAATTTCTCGAGCATAGCAAACGGGTAACTTCCGTAACAAGCATTAGCTCGAGCGTCTGTATAGAAATTATTTGCATTCTTTACGTCCGCAATGTATTCCTCAGCGGAAGCCAACTTAGAAAGCACAAGATGTTCATCCAAGGCAAGAGTATTACCCAGATTTACACCTTCGATCATGGCTGCTACAGCACCAGGCACGCATACGTCAGAATCAGCAGAGGCAGCCTTGCACATGTGTGATGCTGCTTTTTCAACTTCACCACCATCTGCAAACATATACTCCAGGTGTCGTGCTATACGGTCAGCTGGATTCTTTACACGGGAGATATCGAAGAAAGTAGGCTCGTCATTATAAGCGAAAGCATACTTATTAAATCCTTCCATGTACTGCCCCATGTGATTCTTAAGACAGTCGCAATAATTAGCGATGGTCTTAGCTTCATTACCGCAGCAAGAACAACGATCGTTAGGAACGCGGCAAGACATAGAGAAGTTAAGAGCATTTCCCTGCTTGGCCATTTCGTATTCCTCCTCGGCCTTATTCTTATCCATGTGTACAAGAATTTCTACACGCTGCATACCCTTAGGATCGTAAGCTGCATACTTGATTTCACCGATAGACTTCTTAGGATCCTTATTAGCATGCTCACGGTACATCTTCCCATGCGTTACGAATGTATGAGCGCGTTTCTCTAACACATCACCAGAGAACCAGTCACCATTACGGTTAAATCCGTACTGATCTGAGTTACCCATACCGATAAGGTGGATAAGAACCTTACTGTCATCGGTAGGACGATACTCTTCCAGGAGACTCTTGTTTATGAGCTGTGAGGCGGCAGACTTAACTCCACTTTCAAGTTCGATGAGGTTTACCATAGCTTCGCCGTTAGCGGCTACAGCATTCATAAACTCTTCGTTACTGTCCTGATAAATAATTTTATCCATAACTATTATTCGTGCAGAGAACTACCAAACAGACTACCTATAGCACTACCTGTAGCATCAGCAATCTCTGGAAGAAGTAATCCACCTGCTGTTAATCCTAAAGCTAACTTATTCGTCTTAGCTCTGTGAATATACTTAGCAAGTGTATCTGGATTTACTTTAAGCTTATTAGCTACAGATTCTACATGCTTATTCTTGCCGAGTATATCCCTGATAGCATTAGCTGTATCATCTATACCAGTTAGCTTGTTATCCTTGATAGCTGCCGGATCTACACCTGTATCTGTTATCCATTCACGAAGAGCCTTTGTATCTTTACCCCAGGCTTTTTCTATAATCTCCTTTTCTGCTGCGTTGTTGGTAGGATCATTCAATACCTCTATCAGACGCGTCTTATTCATAGGAGTATCACCGAATACTTGCTTTATAGCCTTATCGTTCTTCTTATTCTGCAGCATGATACCTCCTCCAGCACCAGCTGCCAGGCCTAGTGTGCGCACAGGAGCCGAGTGTATAGCAGCATGCATAGGCGACTCATCATCTTCAGGTAAAGCTGTTTTGAGTTTATTAATACCGTAACTACCAGCTCCAAATGCAGCCGAAGCTAATCCGCCAGTAATCAAAGCATTCTTGAGGCGCTTCTTAAATTTCTCTGAGGCAGAATCGGTTTCATCAACATCAGTAAACGCAGCGCCACCGAGAGCTCCCAGACCACCAGTGGCAGCTAGACCTGTAACAATACCAGGATTTTCTTCGATGAAAGCTTTTGCTTTGTCTAGTAATTGAGATGCGAGCTTATTCATATTAAAGGCTATATTTATTACGTTCTACGTTAGAGCGTGCGAGATCATTACTTAATAACTGTCCTTCTAACTTAGATACGTCAGCTAGAATATTAACGGGCACTGATCCATACTGCAAGGCTTCCTTAAGCGCAGGTCCCATCTTTCCTGGATCTGTGGCCAGTGTTGGGCTTACGCTAGCGATAGTGTTGAATAATTCGCGCACCTCTGCAGGATCAGCCTCTGAAATAACGTCGTCAGACAGCATCAATTGCTGTAGTGTGGTATCCATCTGAGCCTGACGTATTGCATTGTCGATAGTCTTTGCGCGAGTGTCGCTCTTAGGTCCGATGTAGTTAAGAAGTGCCTCTAATTCCTTTACAGGTTTAGTATTTAAAATATCTTCCTGCTCCAGTGCAAACTTATTAGCACTCATAGCATCAATAAGGGCGGTTATATCCTCGACAGGCTTTGGTGTATAGTCTTCACCCTCGTCCTCTTTACTCTTCTTAGGAGCATCTTTGTCATTATTCGTGTTTGAAGGAACAGCATTGCCGCCTGCTGCCGGAGCATTTCCCCGCTGAGCTTGCGCTCTATTTCTATTACGTCTATTAGGCTGTGCTACAGCAGGAGGAGTAGCTGGTACTACTACAGGGGCAGCTTGAGCAGGTGCTGCCGGTACAATTACTACTGGCTGCTGTGTAGATACTTTTTCAAACATATCCTGCAACTCTGCGATCTCTTTGGCTAATTTAATAATGCCGTGACGATCGCAGGCAAGATTTCTAGTAAAGGCACGCTTAGAGAAATCCTCGTAAGTGTCGTAAGAATGATGTACATTTTCAAAATATTCTTCTACTGCAGCAATTACGGCAGCAGACTTCTCTCCTAATATATCTGTGATATCTTCGGCAGCCTCAGCCCAACGTCCGTCATCAGGTGTAAGTTTATATTTGATGGAAGCGCACTTCTCTGTGATCTCCATAGGAATCTCGAAAAGAAGCTGATCAATAGTATCCTGAGCCAGTCCCATCTCATAAGTTCCCTCTATAAGAGACTTAGTAGAAGCTGACTTATTCCACTGCCAAGTATTAGATCTATCAGAAATATCAATCTGCATTTCTTCCTGGTCCGTATCATCTACAGTACCGCTAGCTATCTGATCGAAAACAAGCTTACTCAGATCAGGTAAGGCACTAGCAGACTTAGTAGTAGTTAAACAAGCTCCCCAACCGTCCGCATCATCGAACAGGCTATCAACCTTTTCGTGAACTTTCTTTGACTTATTAGACAGAGTCTTCTCCGGGGAGTACGTGGCGTACTTAGAGATTAGACTAGGAACGTCTACAATTTTGAACGAATCGCCGCGATTAGCCTGTTTCTCTAATCCAACGATAGTCTTCGCCGTGTTAAAGGTCTGACCTAGTTTCTCCAACTGTGCCGGGGATAGATTGTGTGCCTCAGCGCACTTCAGCATTGTTCCTTCCGGATCCTTAGAACTAATGATATCCGGCATTATGGAGTTAAGAAGATTGATAGTTTCTCTCTGATTCACAATTTAATTATGTTTGATTTTAAATCCAATATCAAATTAAGAGTTATTAACAGGTGTTACAGGTAATACATTCATTGCGCGAGCCGCAGAGATCATCTGAGCCTTCTGCTGACCCAGACGAACAAGTTCTCGATGTACAGTATCGCCAAGTGTAAGTGTACCTGCATTTCTATTAATTTCTCCATTACCCATTTTAGAAGCCTGCATGGACAGACGTGCATTAGTGATCGGTACAGCATTTTGACGCTGATGCATCCAACCATAAGAAGCGTACAAGCATCCATCCGCCATAAACATATCATCCAGCATACTGGCACCTTCGGCTGCAGATTTACCCGCGTAAGGATTAGGACCTAAACCAGCAGCGTACAATACATGACTATAACCATGCACATAACCAGCACGAAGTAAAAGATCAGATAATCCAGTATTCTCCAGGTAACTCTCGAATGCTTCTGTAATACGACCTTCAGGGAATACGAGATTTGCTATATACGAGTGATCTTTCTTTCTATCTATTACATTAAAGAATAATTTCTCGTACGCTTTAACTACATCAAGAGGTATAGATAAGTTTTCAGCAACAAACTCACAATCCACCTTATCTGATATTAAAAGAGCTCTTACCTGGTTTCTTGTATTAGCCCTTGTATCCGTATTTAGAGAAAGGGCTCCAGATATAACAGGATCGTCTGCTCCTAAAATATATCTGTAAGCCCTCCATACTATTAAATCATCTCCTCTAAGAATTGCTGGAAAGGGAGTATCCGCTGCTGCCATATCTGCTGCAAAATCCCAACCAAATTGCAAATTCTTATGACACTCCGCGTAGTGAATAATGTCCGAAGCATTCTGTGGAGATAATCCTTTAATATCCGAACAAGCACTTAACCTCGCCGCATTCTTGCTACGAGGTTTATACCACGCTAATTGCGCTATAGTTTGAGCCTGCATTAGATTTAGTCTAATGCAGGCTCAGATTATGTCAAATTAATTTACTGATTTTCGAACTTAACGTCAGCCTTCTTGTTCTTTTCTGCCTTTCTGATCAGTTTAAGAAGTAAGGCTCCAAGTTCTTCGAAGTTAGTGTCAACTTCTGCTTCGAGACTAGCCATATCATCTCTACCGTATGCCTTCTCGAAATCGTCAGGTCTCCAATGAAGAAGGAACTTAGTACGACCAAGCGCGTCCACACCCTCTTCCAGCTTAGGAATATACTTATCAATCATAGTGATAGCGTTAAACGTATCAGCTAGTGTACCGATCATTCCGTGCTCAAACACGTGTGGCAGGTGATAAGTGTCAGCCAGTGCGCGAAGATCTTCTGGAGCTGTAGTAGCTACCGTAAGATCTGGTAACCCTGTAGCTGTAGTCGGATTCATCATATCTCCTATAGCAGATGCTGGAGACATTTCCTGATCTCCCTGTACACGAAGTTTGTACTTCTTAGTAGGCTGCATAGGAATTCCAAACTCAGAGTCGAACTCATCGTCGAAAATAGGCCTATCGACTAAGGTGAGACGGGAAGCAATCTTCTCTGTAGGTTGTAAGTAGAACTCATTAGAGCCAGCCTTATCAACATAATCAAGCATTGTGTATGCGGTATTTGCTGACATTCCCATATCACGTGCCATCTTTACGAGAGCCTCCAAGCGACTCATACGTTCAGATTTGTTACCCCACGAATCACTGAACACATATGCTTTCTTCTCCTGATTCACCGAACTCTCCACCTTAACCTTTGTGGCGTGGAACTTGGAGAACAACCAGTTGTTAAGTGTACTGTGAGATCCTATAGTTCCAAGTTTATCAAACTCGTAGTGCCCTCCCTTACTCCATGAATCCATTTCATGTCCAAACTTTCCTGATACACGCACAAACTTGGCGTCTGCACCGAATACACCATTAACAATCTCAGACTTATCGATATCCCTGTTAATAATAATATCCTTTGTATCGTGCTTAGAAATGTACATTCCTGGAGTCCAGTAGCGAGTAGATACTATCTCGGCCTTAGTAACACCATCAACAGTCTTTGTATTAAGAACGGCAATAGGTCCTACGAACTTATCGTTTACGTATACAAAATACGCATTACGTGGTTCTACCGTGTTACGCAGCACTCCGCTATCTTTAAGTTCTCCTGTATAGATACCGTATACATTCTTATTAAACTTAGTGATCTTACCATCCTTAATAGCCACCTTATCAGGAACTTCTCTATTCCAATCCCTACCACTGCAGCGGCAGATAGCTGGCCTATCACAATAAGAAATATCGTCATCCTCCCCAACAACAATATCGCTGATAGGAGCAACAATAACATTGTCGATGAAATCTCCATCGGAAGTAAGAAGACTATATACACCAGGAGTATCTGGAGCAGTTACATTACCAGGAGCTTCTTCGTAAACTACGGACATTGTCTCTGCTGGACGAGTATCCTTGATATAGAATCCGTCTGCAAAGTACTTCATGCTAACGCTAGCAGACTTCTCTAGTTCATCTGTAGCGTAATGAATCTCCAGACCTCCCTCTTCCGTAGAGGCTTGTTTCTCCTCGTAATTGGAAGGGAACAGGTCGGCAGGGTTCGGATAGAGGCCCGCAAGCGCGTCGGCAAATTTATATTCAGAAGCAGCCTCAAGAATAACCTCAGAGGCAACCTTACCAATACCAGGCTCTTTGAGGAATTCCTTAAGTAGTCCTTCAGATGATGCCTGCTTCTCTACAGCATCCAGCATCATATCCCACTGTGAGGAATTATCTGGAATATCAGTAAAGAAAGCTTGCTTAAGCATCACAGCGTAGTCTTTATTCACATATACTTCCAGACCTTCAGCTTTAATAGTAGTAGCCTCCCCGCTCTGAATAGCTTCGGCTGCTTGTTTTGACAGGTAACCAACTTCCGCATCATCGAGAGAGATACGGATAGTACCGTCGTCAGCAGAAGCCATCTTAAGGACGCTGCAACCATTACTAAGCTTAGGTTGCTGACCTGGTTTGGTATCCAGACTCTTCTGAATCTCATACACTCCGCGAATTTTATCGCTAGCTGTGGTTACAGGTTTAACCTCGCAGCAGCAACAAGTGCAATCGTCATCACAACAAGTATCGCTAGAAGCAGCTTTTCCCATACCCTTGGCTGGATTGAAAGAAAGACGTTGCATCTGTACCAGCGGAGCTGATTCGTTCAGTGATGATTTAGAACGACTCTTTCCGTCTCTACGTTCTATAGACTCAATCAGATAAGAAGCCCATTCCTTATCCGCAGGAACGAACATCTTATTAGCAGAACGATAAAGAAGAGGTCCTTTAATTTCTCCGTTAATAAAGAACACAGGAGCAAAGATGAGATCCTTATCAACTCGGAAGGCAAATACACCAACCATACGAGTATTCGAATCATTCTTCTTAACAATTTCGAAGCCGATGCGATACTCGTCCTTCATAAGATCTCCCACCTTATTTTCTACGAAGCCTGATGCCTGGTCACTGAAGGCTTTCTCAATGTCCAGGTCATTGGCGGCCGTCATAGACGCCTGCTTTCTCCAATCGGAACTAATAAATGGATTCATAATTTAGATTTTAAACTGTTCTTAAAATATCAGCGAGAGCTTTATCCTTATCGGTATCCCCAGTACTGGTAAGAGGACGCCCTAAAGTTCTAGCAAGTTGATCCAATGCTTGAGAGCGGTACCTAGATGCTGCTGTATCAGGAGAAAACAGATAACCTAGACGATCAGTAAACTTCATATTAGCCAGAGCATCAGAAGTAGCGTCAATAGCCGACCGCGCTCCCTGGGCTGCGGAATCAGCATAACCTTTTGCGATGCCCTCCATACCTTTACCTACTCCTGTCATTGCGAGACCCATAGGAGTCGCATAACTAAATGCAAGGTTCGCTGGAGAGTATTCATTCATCGTAAAATGATAAAACGGATTAATAGCGTTAGCACCGTGTAACAATTTATACGCAGTAGTATCAGTGCCTCCGTCTACCATCTGAAACGGCATCTCTAGCATACCTCCGCCAAGTCCAGCATACGCCGTATACTTGAGACCCTTAGAAACAGCTCTACCTGGTTTGTAGGATGGGAAGGCAGCATTTAACTCATTCGTACCGTACCTGTTAAGTTTAGCGGCCCAACGGCGCATAATACGTGAATTATTATACGCCTTGCCTGCAAGATCCCCTACTTTTCCTCTGAAAGTGTCAGAGCCATACCTCTTATAATGACCGCCGAAGCCAGGGTCATCAAGTACGCCTTTGTATCTTTTGCTATAGTTTACAACACCGTCAGGGTCTATATATAGCCCGTCAGGTTTAAGAGCCTTGGTGGCCTTGCCTGTTAACCACTTCCACTGAGATCCTACGAAATCGTCCGCAATATTAAGTGCTCGACCTAGAGCCTGCGCGCCGAGACCTACGATACCTCTGCCAAGCGTCCGCATACAATACCTATCAATAGTTAACCAATTAGACCACTGAGATCTCCTGTACCGAACAAGTTACCTAGACGAGACAGGAAACTGTCATTAGCACGCTGCAAGCGTTGACGGTCCAAAGCTTCACGTAATTCATAATAACGCTGAGCTATCTGAGATCCCTCTTGCCTACCAGATCCGTTACCTATACCATAACCTATACCAGCACCTCCGGCGGCTCCTGCAGCTACTCCTCCACCCACAGTAAGATAAGGATGCTCCTTCATCCACGCTGTTATGTTATTCCACATACCAGGTTCAGAGGCAGCGTCAGCTACTTCTTTGGCAGCGTCAGAAGCCTTACCGGAAGTAGAAGTATTTCTTACAGGCTGTTTATATTTAACAGGGCGAACAGTTCCTGCCGCACTGCGTACTTGCTCCATTGTTTCAGGTACTGCCCCAAGTTGCTTGTGTGATTTAAGTCCTTTTGCTAACTTATTTTGCACAATTCTAGCCGCCTGTGTCGGATTATATCCTGCTTGTACAAGCTTATCGACCGCCGCAGCATACTCCTTCTTACCCATAAGTTGCTCGGATAAAGCTGCAGATTGTGCGGCGTGCTGCTTAGCATACCTTGCGTTAACAGTACCGCCAGGAGCGCCTGGGCTTCCTTTCGGCGCATGTTTAGCTACATTTTTATAAGAAAACATTCTAGCCCCAGGCTTACCTGCGAAGCGTCTGACAGCCTTCTGGATCGCCTGCTTCTCCATGCAATGCTCAATGTAATCCAGACGCGGACTAGCGTACTTTAAAAATTCCACAATGTTATCTGACTGAGTCATGTTTTTATTTTATATAGTTTTAGTAAATGTGTCGAGTTGGTTTAGAACTCGCCAGTAGTCGTTACATTCTTACCAAAATTTTCACCAACTGCAAGACGAGGACGGAAGTCAGGATTAGATATTACGTTAGTATCATCCCCTCTAGTAGCACTCTCATTAAGCTGCTTAGCAATACTAGATGTAGCAAGAGATGCCATCCAATCAGGATTAGTATGAGAAGCTGTACGTAAACGTACCATATGAGGAACAAATCCTGGAGCAATATCATCTACTAACAGAGAGTCGTACTTATTCTTTGCCAGTTTCTTCGCCACTGTAGGCGTTACTCTCGTGCCTACGGTGTAATGCAAATACGGTTTCTGTAAGTATTTACCTACAGCCTCCTTAGGTGTAACCTCTCTAGCCGTTTCCGGTACTTTATAAGTATTCTGCGCAGCATTATAATCTACCACATCGTCTGGTAGATAAGACCCCATTCCTTCCGGATCAGTAATCTTGATATGGCGAATAGCTCCTCTTGCAAGTACCTCTGTGTTACGTCTGTCTGTTCCAGCACCAGAGTCCTGCAGCATCTGATGAAGACGTTCTGCGTAATAAAGCTTGCCCTCTCCTAAACCCTTCAGGCGTACAATATCCTCCGGATCAACAAGTCCCTCCGCAAGCTGATCTCCAGCCTCCACCGTATCTCCAGGTTTTACGTAAACCTCATGTCCTGGTAATACGTAGTGCTTCTTATCGTCAACAGTAACGAACATACCTCCCTGAGGAGCTTCTTCTACGCTTGTCACCTTTCCGTCAATTTCGGATACAGCACCACGATCTTTGAAAGCTTCAGGTGACTGAGTGAACTGAATAATAGTACCGAGACCAGAATAACTCTTCTTACCTGCAGACATACCAGCTGTGTGTTTTGCAGAATTGGATGTGATAATACCACCAGCCAGCACAAACAGGTGATCCGAATGGTCTACCTCAATATCCCGGCAGTGTGTATCTTTTTCCGGGGAAATAGATACAATAACACCAAGACCTCTATCAGTACAGAGAGAAGTGGAGGGAGATTCCACTAATTCCTTTACAGGCACAATGTCTCCGTATTCATTGAGGAATTTATGGTCCTTCGTACAGCTCACCTCTACTTCCTCAGTGGTCTCGAGAAGCTTTATAGTGTACACTCTGGTCTTACGAATACCCTGATCGTAGGTATTAAGGACCTTCACAGGGAAGGTATGGCCTGCTTTGTCAGCCCCCAGTACCATATCACCCACCGTGATATCCTTAATGGGCTTTACAGAGCCATCAGCCATGCTTACAGGTTGTAACTCATTGATACACAATGCCATCTGTGTAATAGGCTCGCCTACCGTCGAACTGGCTAGAAGACCTATAGAATCTCCTACTTTGGGCATTTTACTACCGTTGTAGAATCTACCTACACAGTGAGCGCATAGACCATTAGGTACACTACAGGTCTGAGGCGATCGAACAACGACGCTGTCTGCTCCAGCTTTCTTAAGTTTATCTAACTCATTACGACCAATCACTGTACCTGCCTTAAGTCCGTAAGCATCCTTAGCAAGTACACGTCCACGCATTGATTTGTCGTCTATAGACAATTCAATACCATTCTCGGTACCACAGTCCTCCTTACGAACAACCAGGTCAGCGGACGATGACGCTAACTGTTTAGCTAAGTCTCCTCCCTTGGCTGTAGAAGAGTTGGATGTAATAAGTCCGTTTGCGAGTACAAATAGATGGTCCGGATGATCTACCTCAATATCCATGCAATGAACTTTACCTGCATACTCCTTCTCAAGGAACATGGCTTTGGCATAAGGATTGTGGTCCTTAATAACTATCTTAGATGTCTCTTCTACAAGTTTAGCCCGCTTAATCCCGGGAATGTAGTCTGCAAAAGTTTCACAGAACTTAATAACATCTTCTGCACGCGAGATTTCTAGAGCATACAATGGATGAACACGTTCCTCTGTAGAAGAACGGAACCCTCCTATATTAGTAGGCTTCTCAAATCGGCTGGAAATGCCAAAGCCGTACATTAGAGCCTCACGAAGATCCTTTAAGCAGTCTTCGCTAGTCATTCCAAATGATATGCCAACCTGTATTCGATCTTTTCTACCTGACAGTGTTGAGAACACGCTACCGTCGGCTGCAAACAGACCAGCAATAAGATTCTTCATGGACTCTTCGTCCCATGACTGCCAGCCCGCGGGGAATCGCTTCTCCCAGGCATAATGTCCCAGAAGGCCATAATCCCTTAGCATTTGGTTTCTATCCATCAACGAGCCTGCTACGAACCCTTGCACTCCTTTAACAATGCTGTTATTCTGCGTAGGATTGTAATCTGCCTTAGTAATATTCCAGGTAAAATTATCACCGCTTGCCTTCTTAATCTTCTGTCCTAAAGCCGTCAACTCAGGCGTTATTTCTTCGATAAGTTGAGGATCAGCACAAGAAAGAGTACAATGCGTGTGATTACCTGTCAGACAACCGTCCCCTATAAGTAGGCCAAGTATTCGAGCCCAAGGTTCGTTCTTGTTTCCGAACAGACCTCCTTGTGGTAGAAGAGGGTTATAATCGCTTGCACGAGAAGCCCTTTTAAACTTAGAGGCTGTATGTATCTCCTTGTTATGGCGATCCCTCCAAGTAGGAGCAGGACCATTACCTCGACTATGCAGACTTCTCTTCCTATTATACTCACGAGAAGAAATGACCAGGAACTTGTGATCCTCTGTGCAGATTACATGTACATCATTTAAAGCGATCTTAGAATTGGAGTAGCGGAATGTGTACTTATAGCATTCCTTCTCCCCCTGATCAAATACATTAAGCACCTTTACAGGGAATACATGTCCTTCTTTGTCCGCCCCCAGTACCATATCACCCGGCTGAATATCGCAGAGCTTCTTTTCGCTAAGATCTGCCATCTTCACAAGTGATTGATAATCAAGACATTTGGTGCTAATTACCGAACTGCGAGCTCCATTGGTACTAGCCAGGAATACAGCAGGACGAACACCCTCAGCAAACGACTCCTTAGAGAATACAGGGACAACTCTACCCTTATAGTCAGAGAATGTTCCTGGAGTAGCCACCATGGCTTTTAGCTGAGCACCCTTACCACGAGCACCAGACAATACCGACATAGCGATATTATTACGCTGCTCTAGCGAAGACTTAGCGTTAGCTTTTTCGATCAGGTCATTATACTTCTGCATAATGGCTATACGATTACTCTCAAAGTCTTTATTCTTAGGTAACGCCTTAATAGCAGCCTCCATCTCCTGGAAATAAGGAGTTCTGTCGAAAGGAGCAGTGAGATCGTTAAGAGTAATTGTTTCTCCCTGATAATAAGAAGCTTTTCTTCCTATATCAGAGATCTTTTTTTCAACGTCAGCAAACTGATCTGGGTGCTTAAATGCTACAGCATGTAAGATTTTATTCAGACTCTTGATGTCGTAAGTCTGATCGTTATTACGCAGATCAGGAGGCAGGACGCTGTTGACAAGTAAGTGAACTGCCTTCATCTCTTTGTAATTTTAGTAAGAAGCCTTGATGCTCTGCAGATACACGATAGTATCTTCTGCCACCGCTTCAGGGAACTTAACACGAAGCCACTTAAACGGAGCTGGAGCGCAAGATACGAATTCACCAACACCAATATTGAACCAATCATCATCGGTGTCTAGATCTGGCTCTGTAACATTGCTCACCTGGACGCACATAGTGGAGTTACTAGGACAATGCACGGTAGTCATGTAAAATGAGCTGCGGAGAATAGTAGTGCTGTACTGTTCGCCAGCTCTAAGCAGGAACTTCACCTCTTCTTTAGGCGCCAGAGTCTTATTCAAAATATTTTTAGGCATGATTTTATTATATATGTAGATTGCGAAAATAGAATATCAGAGATTAACCAAGCTTAAGAGCATCCTCGGTCCCTAGCTTATACATAGCACCGAACGTACGTACAGCATAGTAATACGTATTACGCTGAATAAGATTGGCCCCATCCTGCTTCATTATATTTCTGAAAATAGAATCGATCTGCCACCACTTAATATTTATAGGCAGACCGCATTTCTTTACCTGGTACATCGCATCATGGAAGAGACTTGCTCTCATATTCCATTCTGCGTCCACCGCTTTAGTACAACCGTCCCAGCTATAACCCTTCTTAATGATAAAGTAATGTCCTAACGCTTCCACGTAGACCTTACCGTCTTTAGTACCTACCGCTTTAAACTTTCCGAAGTCTATACTGGGCACGTAAATATAAGCATCATCTGTCAGAGTATATTTATAGCGGAACAGCTTCGAGCTATCCTCGTAAGAGATTCCGTGATGTGATACTACTTCTGGCATAACATTAAATATTGTATACTTACTATTATATGAGTTTTTATAAGCAATTGGCTAGATTCGAGAAATTGATCGAGGCCGGGGAGCATCTCCCAATAAACAACAAGGCCAAGGTCGCAGTAATGAATGCTCACGATAACCAGGCTGCAGCAAAGAACCTGGTAAATCTCGTAAGCAGGCCTAGGGCGCGTAGAGAGCTGAAGAGCATAATGGATAATAAGCCTTGGTGGGAACGGCTATTGTATCGATTAGATCCTTACTCTCATCTGAACGAGCAGTACAAAATTATCAGACAAAACAACACTCCAGCTATCCGAAATTACCATCGCGATATCGAGGGTGTTAATAAAGCCATAGAGCACTACAACAAGCAGATAAACAATATCTTTGATGTTGTAGATGATAAAGCTATAAACTCTCTTGGTAAAAATCCAACAAGATTAAGAACGCTGAAGGTAGGAGAAGAAGTTCCAGGAGTACCTTGGTGGGGTGCTATTGAGGTTCCAAATCCTAATATGGTTGCGAACTCCAAGGAGTTCCTGAATCTACCTAAATATCTACGCAACGCTTATGACGCTGGTCATTCTGTAAATCCAGCAAGCGGTTACAGGATGAAAGATATAATAGCTAAAAACTATAACAGGTAAAACAAATAGGGCGGCCAAAAAGGTCGCCCTGATAGTTTCTATAGATACAGTAGAATTACTTCAGATCTAGCCTGTAGTACAGCTGGTAGAAACAGTTAAGAACATCGTCCTGCAAAGATACAAGCGGAGAAATATCTCCCACAAGACCGTCGCTAGCTTTCTTAAACTGATCTTCTAACTCTTTAATAGCTTCGAATACTCCGTCATCACCTGGCAATACGAAGGATACCTCCTGATTTGCTAACGAGAGTTGATGTCCGAGTTTTCTTCTATAGTAGCCCTGCACGCATTCCAGGAATGAATCCAGCGACTCGTTGAGGTCATCAAAGGCTTCGTCTAGTGCCATGTGCTTGGCATAGCTACGAGTCTTTACGTGGATTGCTTTAATATTAGAAGCGATAGATAAGATTTTGGTAAGCTGAACCTTTTTAGAATCAGCTGCCTGCTTTTCTACGCCACCATCTATATATGTAAGTTTGCTAAATAGATTTGTCATATTATTTTAAAAATTATTTATAATCATCGCTATCTCCTGAAAAAAGATCGCCAAAATAATCAGGCACCCACTCTCTCCAAGCTTTGCGTATATCATCCCATGTAGAATGATCTACATCTGAAGGTAGAGTACCCTCATCTTCGGCATAGCCAAACTCGTCCACAATCTCGCCTCTACTATTGATATAATAACCAGGTGCTCCAGGTAGTGGTTTAAATCCTAATACTGCGGCCTCTTCCGGTGTAAACGCTTTAGCACTGTCCTCCTGATAACGTTGCTCTATATTATGCTTTATGTCGTTACCGTTAGCGCCGAACCAATTAGTGTCCGCGCGAAGTATCTTAGCGTCTACGATATTACCTCCGCGAGTACGCCATGGTTCTCCATTACTCTTATAGAGCGTACCACTCATGTCGCCAGGTTTATAATAGATACCTTCATAGTCCTTAATTGGAACAAGACCGTCGGCTACTTTATTTCTATTCTCAAGAGCTCTCGATCTAAAATCCCATGCAGGAGATTCTACGGGAGGCTCTTCGGTAGTTGATCCTGCGGCGGGCGCGGTGGCGGGTGCTGCAGCGGGTGCAGCTGGAGTTGTGTTTGATGTGGTTGGTGCTGTTGCGGGAGCAGGAGTTACTTCTGGGCTAGGTGAAGAAAGTTGCTGAGGTTGTGCTGCCCCGAGCGACGGTAGCGTAATAGCTAAGCCAGGATTATTTAGCAGTGAGCGATCTGAGGTACTAGTGGGTAATCCTAAGGTTGGTTCCCCTCCGAGTGTCAGCGGTCTATTACTTGGCGTACCAGCAACCGATGCTATATCTGTTGCACCTAAAGCCGTAACTGGAGATTGTGCGACAGACTGCGGTGCTGCGGTAGGTTGTGGTGTTGCAGTAGGCTGTGGTTTTGCGACAGGTGCCGGCGTATCTACATGCTGCCATCTATTAAACGCTTTACCTCCAGCCGCTAACTGAGACTGATCAGCTGCCCATTGGTTAGCCAGTGCAGTAGCTCTCGCTCTCGCTTCGTTTAAACTTACACCTTCCTGTTGACGTATAGCTGTAGTAAGAGAGGATCTTACATTATTATACGCAGCATACTGCTCATCAGTGAAGTTAGCACCACTAATATTAATGTGACCATCTCCCTTTGCAGACCAATCCACACCATTTCCTGTATCGACCGCATAACCTCCCTTAAATACTGTAGGAGCAACGCGCCCATTTCTATCTCTTCTTACCAATTTAGGACTATAAGATGTTGTTTGCGTGGAAGCGGCTTGCGCTGGCTGCGATGTAGAATTTACGTTAGGGTTGCCTGTAGAGGGGTTGGCAGTCCTGGCGCTCCTGGCATCGCGCCGAGCGTACCCACGTTCTGCTCCGCCGAATGTAGTGTTTTCACTAAAGTCTCCATGGCGGAAATGAACAAGCCCATTATCTCCGTGCGTTGCCCAAATTCTCGAACCGCGGATTCCTTGCCTATCCGAGTCTGTATGATCTCCGTTATTATAAGTCGTTAAATAATTACTATGCCAAGCACGTTGCTGATCTCGCACACTATTTATAATATGCTGTCTAGCCTTGGCGGCTTGCCGGCTGGTCATAGTACCTCGTGCTACAGCGTCGTCAAGATCCCTTGTAAAATTATCGTAAGCAAAATTATATTGATCTTTACCTGCACCGGCCTGATCGGACAAATGATTATTAAAATCTTCACTCCAACGTTGCTGGTCAGTCATACCTGCTCTGCGCTTTTGCTCAGCTTCATAAGTAGCATTTGCCCTAGCAGCTGTTTGCTCCTTCGCCCTATCGGCATCAGGTCCTGTAACAACACGTGGGCCGGCGGCCGTGGTCTGCACATCTGCGGCCTTCGTAAAAAAATTAAATAAACTTTGCGATCGCATATTCTCAATTATAAAGATGTGCTAGCTAAAAAGAAAGACACCCGGGAGGACCGTAGTCCTCCCGGATATACTGATTAATAAATCACAGGAACAATCTCTCCGATATCGCATACACGACACCTTACACCATCTACCTCGAAGTCTTCCGAACAGTGATAATGCCCAAAATAAATACGCTCTGGCTCAATATCCTTAAGAGCATTACTCCAGTACGTCTGTTCATCCTCAAGATCCTTAAGAAGGTTCTCATCCTTCTTGCAGCAATCAGCAAAGAACCCACAGTCCGTTCCAGGATCATCTGTGATGTGTGGCGGTCTGGGTCCACTATGACTAAAGATAATAGAGTACTTCTTCTTATCCTCTAACTTATCCAAAGATGGTGTGGCCTCATCAGAAAACCAACACCAGTTACGCTCCCATCGATAACTACGATCAATAGATACAGCGCCAGGTATAACGATTGCCTGTTTACCATTCGGGAATACAAACTCGTCAAGGTCCTCCATAATATAAACATTACTTAACTGAGGATCTTCCTTCTGCCAGTGATGACTGTAAGCTTTAGGGTTGTCGTGATTACCTCGGAATAAGTAGATACGAATATCTCTCTTAACGGCCTTCTTATTAGCAGCTCGATAATCATTCGGAATTCCCTTGTTTACAATACCACAATCTCCCAGGAGAATAATGTCGGAACCATCCGGGAAGTACGTCTTGGATGTTGATATCGACAGGGAGTGCATTAGAGATTGCAGATTACCGTGCATATCTCCAATCACGAATACATTGTCTCTAAGTTGAAATTTCATAACTGTAGTTTACTTGGTATTTAAGATATGACAAATAAAAAAGAGTGCCGGTCGCTTTCTTACCGACACTCTGAATGCAAGAATAAAGCAGCAGATTAATAATGTATTATTCTGTTACTTTTGATTTGGTACTCGGGATAGAAGACACCCTTTCTCAATTATATATAGCACACACGCTCAAATAATTTCACCCTATCGGACACAACCGATAGGGTGAGTGCTTATTTTTAACTAGCAGATGTTAATTACTCATCAAGAGCATCATCTTTCTCTTCAACAGACTGAGTAGCTGCGCCAGATCTGAATCCTGCTGCAAGATAACGAAGTTTAGCATGGTAATGCTCTTCATTCTCACTCACAGAATGAGCCTGGTTAATATATAGTACTGCAGCCTCTACTACCGGTTTGACGTCGGTAGTGGTGTACTCCTTAAGAGAAGTACTTACTAGATCTACAAGTGTCTTTGGATCGGTTGTACGTGCCTCGATAGCAGCATCGATTATATCAGCGGCCTTATCGAACGCTGGAGCTAAAGAAGGATTTAATTCTACAGCTCCTGTTACAGTCTGGCTGGCCCCAATCTGGATTAACGTATTATTTACATTATCGTCCTTGATTATACCAGTTGCTCCGAGAATAGCTAAACCTACACCCAGAACAATACCGAGCACCCAACTCTTCCAGGTAGATTTCTTATTAGTGTCTGTTTCCATACTTAAATTATACACTAACCATTCATTAATTCACCTTCCACAATTATATAATTGTGGCCAAAAATTTTACCTGATGCTCTGGCGTACGGATACTCTGTAGCATTCTCCGGAAGAGTTTGTCCTGGACTACAGTAGTTCCATTCGGCATTTTGCAATACTCCTGATATAGTTGGCAATGTGTCTCCGGGCATCTTGTAGTGCGTTACTATCAGCTTGGTCTTTAACGAAAGAAGTTTACCTGCGCCGGCTCCATCTTTTCTCCAAATTCTAACGTTTCTACTAGTGCCGCTTTCAGCTGTAATTGTAGGGCCTGAGGATGGTTCTCCTGTGCTTCCGAGATCTATTGATCCGCGAAGTTTCCCTCTACACCTAAGATCAGCGAAAGGTATAGCGTTACTGATAACTCTACCCCTAAAATTAGCAACAGGATAAATACTTATATAATTGATTCGTATTCTAGCATAATCAGCACCGTTATATATCTTCTTAACTGTAGAGGAAGTTTGCTCCCAGCGCAGTCCCATTGCTGTCAATTGACGATCTATCGACTTAGGAGTCTGAGTAGGTCCTACTTCAAAAGTATCAGAAATCTTAACAACAACTCCAATATCTTCTATAGGCATCTTGATATTTTTAGTATACGTAGTTTTGCCTTTCTGACCTCCATTATCGGAACTATTATAAATAATCCCTAAACTTAGGTGATTCGCTCCTGAGGAGGTTAAAGACGTCATACCGTAATACATCGTACCAGCTTTGCATTCTTTTCCTTTTGGATAGCTGTAAGTTTGAGGACCTCCGTTCATAGTAAACGTTACAGGGAAAGTCATTTCTCCAGCAACTTCTGCTACTCGGGCACCTGCACCCTGCACTTCCACATTATTAGCCACATCGTTAAATGATAGCTTGAGTCTGTGACTAGGCACAGAGAATATAACTCTATTAGATGACGCACTGCCTCCTCTAGTACCAACAATCTTTGCGTCAACTTTAGTGTACGTTCCTTTGAGTGCTCCCTGCACAGAGTAAACGTACACTTGTCCCTGCGGAGTATACATGTGTTTACCCTCACTCTCTGGAGGAGACCAATCTGAAGGCTTACCTCCTGTGGTACCACCACCGCCTCCTCCGCCTCCTCCGCCTCCCCCACCGCCGGAGTCATCGTCATCTTCGTCGTTATCTTCATTATTTTCGTTACCGCCCCCATTATTATCCCCGCACCCTGGTATATTAGTGGCACCATCAGGACAAGGTCGAGGAGGTGTTCCGCAGTTTTTATTACAGTTGGAAGGATCGGTTTCGCAACAATCCGTTGGAGTAGGATCGCAACATGTTAGAGTAGTACTCTCCACCTCATAACACGTATTATCTGGATCGTTTACATCCTTAATGAAATAACTTGATAATCTGTCAGCATCTGTCCATGTAGTTAAGTCCATATAACTATCATTCGCCGCAAAGTCCACATTACCCGTAATGATGTCTTCTATAGATGAATCTATAGGTGCAGAATCACTACTCGTGCTTGTTAACGGATCGTACCCTGCCGGGGTCTGGAATACAACGCTACCATCAACTGTTCTAAAAAATCTCACAGGAGCACCGTCCGGAACCGCATCTGTAGTTATTAGCTCGGAGTCTAATACCACGGCGTTTGGTGGAGTTGGCGGATTCTCCGGAGTGGCATTTCCCTTAATAGCATAGTAATAAGCATCGTCGCCTGAAACAACAGTAATATCTCCAGCTGGAGGAATTATAATTCCTCCCGTAGGTGCCTCATCAACATATACTTTTGTACCTTCAGCAACTAGTTCGAAATTATCCAATCCGTTATAAAGATTAACAACAAACGTAGATAGCAAATGAGCGTCTACTGCACTGATAACAGTACCTCTTATAACTGTTCTCTCAACGTCAAACATCTTATTAACAGTGAAGGATCCAGCTGTTGTGCAGGCCGTTCCGGATGTAATCATATCTAAGTTAGCACCATTACCTATCACCAACTTATCGGCAGCTATAGCGATTCCGTCTGTATCAGAGCTTAATGTAGAATTATTCTCTAAAATAACAGTAGATATATTAATACTATCTAGGTCCTCCCGTCCTGTGTCCCCCCATACTGTTACAGTACCATTACTACTAAAACAATCCGTAATACGAGAAGAACCTCTTACGGCTAAAGATGCACCTGTGTTTGGAGAAATCTTATAAGCATCGGAAATATTAAATTGCGATATACCTTCCCCCAAATAATACATTCCTGTAAACTGTTCAGTATTAGTAATCTGCAAATGGTTAGTGGATTCAGTATCTTCAAAATAACCGTCAGGAACTACTCCTATTCCTACAGTACCCGTACCCTCTAATGAATCTACAGTAATTGTGTTGTGACGTCCTGAACAAAATGCAAATTTGCCAAATTCATCTACGTGAAGAGTTTCTATGTGTATACTACTACCTTCGGTTACTCCTAATAAACTATCAGCATAGTCAGCGTAATTAGGGCTATTAGCATTATAGTTAGCCTCCATAAGAATATTTTTTACAAATACAGGAGCACCACCAGAATCTAGATCAGCGGATGTAACAAACAACACTAACACCGGCGTATTCTCACTGAGCTCAATCTCTTTAGGTATCTCAATATCCACAACAGTATGTAGCTCATCTTCATTAAGCAAGGTATTATCCACAAGACACACAGACTGAGGACCTTCGCTACCACTAGCGTCCACAGAAGAGGGCAACCAAACAGAATAGCGGATAGGGTATACAGTCGTATTAGGATACTCAGCGTCGAAAGACAACCTTAATTTACTTGCACTACTTAATGCAGGTATATTGTAAAAAATACCAGCATATTGATTATTCAATCTAGGACGGCTAGTCAACTTAAGATACGCCTTAAGCCCAGTAACGTCGTTGTCTTCTGTTATTAATAATCCAGCCTCAGTATTAACTTCAGCACCGTTACCTTGTCCGAATACAACCTTAGGATAAGAATTGTCTATAGCAACATGCTGAGCGAACGCATGCACAGTTCTACCGTTGATAACATCTCCAAATAGTTCAGTACCACCCGCAGCCAAAGTAACCCTTATAGGCTGAGTTACATATGTAGGTAAAACATCAGACGCAGGATCACGAACAGGTATGACAGTCTTCAACTCTTCCGGGAAAGTTAGTACGCCTAATGTATCATTCGGTACAATAACACTACCAAACACAGAATCCTTAATAGGATGAATAACTGCTTGATCCAAAATAACGTTCGAGAACGACGTAAGATTTATTGCAGGAATATTTCTACCTTGTAGTATAAGTGTACCTGTATAAGTAGAACTTGGGAGTGTTGCGGATCCGTCTGCGTATAACAATACGCCGCTCTCCTCCCCATCAACAACCTTACGATCACTCAAGACAAACCCAGGAGCTATCAGGTTAGGGGTATCGTATGATACACCATCCATCAGAACGATCTTCTCTATGCTGTCATACACAGTACCCGTTACAGCAATATTTCCGTCACCAATATCTCCCTCGAATACAGAAATGTCAGCAATGTTATATTCCGGAGGAGTATCGTAAGCAAAAGTAGAACCTGTTAATACAGCAATACTCTTAACCTGCACTGGAGCGGCATCTATTTTTTTAAATACCGAAGAAGAATACTCCACACTTCCAGGTGCAGAGATAACGTATATACCGTCGCCTACTATACTATCTCCTGACCCATTAACAGAGTTTACCAAATCGAATGTAAGACAGCGGCCTGATGCGCTAAGTACGAACGTACAATTAGTGTACGAGGCGTACGACTTACTATATCGGCTTCCTATGGGTAAATAAGCCTGCGTGTTGAATCGTAAACCTTCTGTCCTACCTATATCCGCCACGTAGGAACTGTCAGTATAAGGCAAGTACTTCCAGGTATTATCTACATGTTGCCATCTGTACTCATAGTCAAGTACACTATCAAAAAATCCCCTATATCTCTTGTTACGATTGTTAAATAGAGAAATAGTATTATCCTGCCCAAACGCACATAAAGGAACGTCGACAACGTTACCCTCATCTGTATCTACAACACTATGAGCCTCCATCCACCTGGGACTAGGGGTAGTTTTGCATCCGGATTCAATTAAATCATCGGGTATTCTGTAATAAGCGCCCGTGACACTGTGTACATAGTAATAGCCTGCCTTAAGTTCCTCAGTGTCCTCCGGTACATGCACCATGTCATTGGACGGAGGTAGTATAAAATTAGTGTACAACCATATACGGAACTTATCGTAACTTACCGGAGGCTTACCTTCGCAATATTTATCCAGTACCTTGGGAGGTGGTCCGTACAACGCATAAGGATCAGTGATATCTTCTGGAACTTGCCACGTACCATCCATTTCCCCCGCAGAAAGCTTATGCTCTATAGCTACAATATTTAATGCATCATTTTTTGTAGAAGCAAACAAAAACCACACGGGAGATACCTCTTGTACAGCTTCGTAATAAGACTGATTAGAAGAGAAATCACATGTCTTATCGCAATCAGGATCATCTACTACGTCATACACTATACCTGCAAGATAAGACATAGAGAGGTTAAACATACCTAAGTACACAGGCTCGCATGAAGCTCTAAGCTTTCCGTCTTTAAGCATAGTCTTCTTACTTTCCTCTTCCCCTGCCCAACGTAATATAGGTGCAGAAAATGAGCCTCGTGTACTAGCAATACACTCTATGAATCCCTCTAAAGGACTTGCCGGAGAAGAAGGTGCATCGCTATCACTCGGATCAATGATTACTACCTCCCACTGCCCTGTCGCACTATTATATACAAGTTTCTCATATGCATCAGCCGTTGCAGGAGTAACGGCAGCGGACACAAGATTACCAAACTGCCATTCCAAAGCCCCATGGTGTACTCTTCCGCATAACGTATACTCATTTCTACTATTAGGTCTTATCGAGCATACGTCCCACTCCCAATTGGCAGGCAATTTAAATGTAAGAAGCTTACGCCAACCCTCTTCTACGTATAAATTAGGAAATCTACCACTTTCAAGCTGATCAATAGAAGCACTAGGAGTTATTGACGAATAAACAGCAACAGCACTAGCATTAGAAGAATGCAGACTGGAATCAGGAGCATTGTAAGTAATAACACCAGCGTCAGTATTAACAAATGTACCGTAAAACTTAGTATTACCAAGTACACTGACAATATATTCGCCTATTTCATCATACGGAATATACACAGCGGCACAGTCTAACTCACCGTCATCAGTATACATAACACCAGGAGACAGTTCCACATAAGGCATCTGAGTACTTTCCGAAGTTTCAATAAGAGACCACGCTGTATCTACCGTATGCTCCAATACCGCCCCATTACGCAAAACTACTTCTAATGCGCCTGGACTTGGGTAACATTTGTGCGGAGGTATTTCGTTATAGAAAGCAAAGATAAAGCCAGGATCTTCTGATCCGACTTCTACTACATCATTGGTTTTATATACCAGTTTGGGAGTATCTTCTGTCGCTTCTGCGCATGGAAGAAGATAATTACTATATGTTACAAGCTCTCCTGTTGCGGCATTATATATACCCAGATACGGTATAACGTCCGGGATAGTGTCTACTGTAAAACTAACTATAGACACCCTAGGTAGCATAAAGTCTCTCGGCAAACAAAACGCTCTTACAGCGCTCGTTCCGAGAGACTCCAAACCTTGCTGAGCTGTAGATAGAACAACTAACTCTTTATAACTTACCATGGTATTATAACATTAATCCATAAAAGGCTTACATGTCAAAACTTTAGTAGAGCTGTCGAGAGTAAGTTTGGCCACAGGTTCGCCGTCGTTATTTATAAATACTTTAAGACTAAGCGTCTGATTATTCGAAGGAGTTATTACTATATTATCTTCCTCCGTTATAGCTTCTATATTAACTATGTTACCATCGTTTAACTGAATAGCTCCTCCGGTCATAGTCACTACGTAACTACCGTCGGCGCCTTCTACTGGAATAAGGGTAACCTGCAGCGCAGCGTCCGAAGTCTGTACTATGGTGTTCCCAGAAGATACTCCTTTAACAGCCAGCTGACCGTCACTTGTACGTCCTACTAAAGCAACCGTCGGATCTGAAGTGTCAAGTACATTACCTCCAACTTTAACTACACCATAAGATTCGGATGTAGCAGCAGGCACAGCAAGTTTACCATTTGTATCGTCTACACCTACAACACCGAAAGTGCCAGCAGCATATGTGTCAGGTGTACTAAGTGTGACAGCACCGGCGAGAGTGAAAGTAGCTGTTGACATACTTGTAGACGTACTAGCCACGCAAAGCTGTCCGTTGGCGTTGACTCCTACACGCAACCCGTTATCAATAACATCATCCTGCCCAAGCTTAACAACGCCAGAAGACTCTGCTGTAGCCGGACCTACAACAGTACCGTCACCGGTTGTATTAATGGCTACACATAGAGTACCGCTTTCATTCACACCAACAGGGAAACCACCCTCTACTTTGGTAGAAGTGCCTAGTCGTACTACACCAGGATATGAGGCGGAAGCAGCAGGCACGAACGGCATTCTCCATGCATCAGAATTATAATAGTATACAGGAGAGTACTCACCTGGTGATGGTTCGTCTTTTTTATAGAAGTAATAATTAAAATCGGACGTAGAACTTCCTCCCCCAGAGATAGATCCCTTTACACGAAGCTGTCCGTTCGCATCAACTCCTATCCCTGGATTAGTTGTTGGTAATACTTCTGAGCGACTTACACTTAACTGTACCAATCCAGGTCGTACGGTTGTGGCATAACTGGATGGATTGGTTGCGTCCACATATATAGCACCACTCTGATCAGATCCTATAGGAAGGCCATATCCGGAGTATGAGTTACCTACAGTATTGGACGACGACAGAGCTACCAGACCAAGAGTGTCTTTTGCCGCAATACCTATCTCGTCGGCAATAATATCAGATGAGATTGTAGTCTTCTCTGCTACAATCTGCCCATAAGCATTAACACCAATCTTAGCTCCATCCTCTATTACATCCGGCAGACTTAACTTTACTGTACCGTATCTATCTATCTTGGCGGTATTTAGTTCTGGAATATTACTATTAATTAACTCTAGAACCCTGCTCTCTGTAGGTACTGTAGTACTATTTATGTCATTTACAGCCAGTGAAACATATACACCTCCAAGACGTGCTGGTGTAGCATTGGTTATATCCAGAACACCAGTATCCTCATCTACTACAACACTAGATCCTACGCGTATGGCTCCAAGCGTAGCTGCGGTAGCTATAGGAAGTGATTGAGATAAACTAGAAAGTTTAGTCTCTACATAGTCAGTTACAGCTTGTGGCGTTACAGCTGTACTTCCTGTGTCTGTATTAGAATAATTCCCGTCAGGATCTAACGAACCCAGAACAGTAACAGCTCCTGGATAAGTTTCTGATGCGGTTCGTACATCTATATTACCGACACCATCAATGGTAACAGCCGTATCTCCAGGCACACGAACCATGCCAAGGTTAACACCTGCTACCTTATCGTATACTTCGTTGACTTTACGTTCCAGTACAGTATTAACAAACCCTACGGAAGCAGCGTGAGAGTCCACCGCATTGTCGATATCTGTACTCTCGTCTAAAAATACAACACCTGCATTTTCAGACGTGGCACTCTTAATAGATAAAGTTCCTGACTCGGATATAGTGAGTGCAGTGCCTGAATCTATAATTACAGTACCTAAAGAAGTTTCCGTAGCAATAGGCAGTGTTACATTATCTGCATAATTAGATATAGCCTCTCGGACATACTTCTCAGTAACGGCATAAGTTCCATCCTCAGTGATATCCGTGCTATAATAATTCTTCAACCTGACAACACCAGGAACGCCCTCTGGGGAGGCTTCTTCTATGGGGGTTGCAAAATCTATTACAAGTACCCCATCGTTGTTTATCCTTACAGAGTTAGCTTGAACTGCATTAACTGTAGTTGGTAAAGCCTTTACTAAACCAAGCTCGGTGTCTGTTGCCGTTCTCAGCTTTAACGACGTCCTAGCGTTGCTTACCTCCTCGTCAGTCAACTCCATCGGAGCATTGACCAGAAGAAATCTAGTGTCATCAGTTAAATCTTCCCAGTTACTACCATACGACGGTGCCTTTCTCCACGCGGATCCGTCGCTAATATACAAGCCCGTACTGTCGGCAGCAAAAGTAATATATGGAGCATTGTTAGTAATTCCTGGCTCTCTGGGTATATCCTCTGTCTGCGAGATGTACTTGGACGTGAGCGATTCCCAACTTACACGAACAGTATCTATATTATTAACTACCGAAACAATATCAAACGAACTAGAACCGACTAGCGGTAAATCTGTAACTAGCTTAAAAGGAATAGAGCCGGTAGATGTATTTACAGTATCTATTCCTGTTGCAGAATATGTTTCTGGGGTGTTCGTATCACTCATGGTCGTATGTTATAAATTAATCAAGTGAAGAGATATAACGTGGATGACGTAACGTACCATTAGTATTTCGAGGTTCTTCGATCGAATGTTTTTCAGTAGCTGCATTGGCAATTACTTTATGAACATTACTGTTTCCCTTCTGGTCAGCCTCTGTTACCACTCTGTTCATAAGCGCAGTTCCACTGATAGGAACTCTTGGCTTTAGATATATGTCATGAGGATTAATCGCCTTGTAAGGATTAATAAGACCTCCTGTAAAGCTGCTTATGAGACCTCCAATAGTCTTACCTAGCGAAGAATATGCAGGATTATAATAAGCCTCATTATTCAGATTATGAGCGTCGTAATATCTGTTCGCTGTCTGCGCTGTAAACACATTAGCACTCTTTACCATACGAGGAGCTTCGCCAGGAATAGGGATCATTGCGGACGAAATTTTAATCATGTCTGGATTGAGTTCTGCTGTATAAGGATTGTAAGCCTCGTAATTGTGTGCGTCATAAGCCGTGTAACCTGCGTCTGCAGCCTGAAGACCAGTCAGTATAGGATGAGCTTTCACGTAATTAACCGCTCCTTGACCTAATCCTCTAGTAACATTTACTGCTCCGCGTCCCATACTTCCTATAGCTTGCTTGGCTCCAGCTCTCAGCCCTTGCTTAGCGGCAGTCTGGAGGGCGCCTTTAGCTCCGGCCTTAAGTGCAGCCCATCCCGCAGCGCTAGCTCCTCCTGAGAACGGAATTGCCGCAAGTGACGCAAGGTCAAGTCCAACCATAGCGCCGTTAAATGCTACGTTACCTATATCTCCTGCGAGAGAATCGCTATAGTTGTGATTTTGCACAGCATGATTATATGCGGCACGCATGGAGGGATCGTCAAACGTTGTATTCCAGAAACGATTAGCTCCGAAGTAATCTGCATTGCGCATATTAGCTCGCATATCGTTAACAGAATTTACCATACCAGCATAAGTACCTCCAAGTGTAACGTCCCACAACTTCTGATACCACTTACCGCCACCGTTCTCTGCATGCTTCTTCTGAGCGGCAGCATCAGCGTAAGCATTAGCATCACGGTCAAACTGAGATTCTGTAGTGTATCGATCCTTGTGAGAAGACCAATCATTAACTGTTGTGCGCTGATCGGTATAACTCTTATATAAAGCCTGGTCTACCTTATTACCGGTACGCTCACTGTTCTGGTAATTAGATTGAGCCATGAGCTTTGATTGCTCCAGCATCTTTGTATAGTAATCAATAGATGCCTGGTCATTGTTCTCTTTAGCGCGAGCCAATTGATTACTAAAATAAGCAGCGCCTCTCATGGCATCATAGGATCCACCACCCTTGTATACGCCATGATTAGCACGATCCCACGCTGCCGCTTCAGACGCGTCAGAGCGAGCCTTGGCACGCACCTGCTCATTCATGCTACGAATCCACTCTTCGCGACTTGGTGGAGCAGAAGAAGATGCTCCTGAAGTTGCAGTGTTCGTACTTCCTCCTGCTGCCCCAGTAGCCCCATTGGAGGCGGAAGTTGTACTAGGTACAGATGTTTTCGGCGGAGTCGTTTGTGTGGGTCCTGTTGTTGTTGTATTCTGGGCCGGAGCTCCTGTAGGATTTACATCAGCCCACTTAATCATAGCAAGTTTAGTAAGATCCGGAGGAGTTCCTGGTTTAGGAATGGCGAGTTGCTTGGAATGTACTTTTTTAAATCTGCCTAACGAAGCTATAGCTCCATCTAATTGACTCTGAAGTGCTGGAGATATAGAAGGGTGCTCTTTGTTTATACGTGCAGTAGCATCGGCGTAATACTTATCAGATGCTTTACGTGCTTTATCATTAGTAGCAATAAGTGTCTGAGCTTGCTGTCTGGCAATATCAGCCATCGACTTGGCCTGAGCTTTTGCGATATCTGCTTCTTGCTTGTATGTAGCCTTATCGAGTGTAGCCTGATGCCTCATTTCTTCCGCCTTGAACATATTATCCTGGCGGGCCTTTTCCTGAACAAGTTGCAGACGCTCCTTCTCTAACTTCTCTTTTTCCGAGCGCAACTTAGCTTCTTCCTGACGTGTACGAAGGTCTAGTTCGTAGCGATTAGTCATTTTCTCTCGCTCGACCTTCTCCAGTTCTAACTCGTGCTTGAGGCCTCTGATCTCATTTTCCTTGGACTCTAGCTCCTGACGTCTCTGCTGTTCTAGCTTTTCTTGCTCGCGTTGCTGCTGTTCAGCACTTAATGCGCCTTCTGCCGGACTCTCTTCTTTAATCTCCTTTGGAAGAGGAATGCCTCCTGCCGGCTTAGCGGCCTGAGCGGCGGCGGCCATTGCTTGGGACGCCTTGTCAGGAACCTGACCCGCAGATTTAACTAAAAACTTTAACTGATCTATATCGATAGGCATATCTTTATTGTAGTACGTCTTCAAAACACAAGCAATGCGCCAGGACGTTTAACCTGGCGCATTGTATAGCACACGGATGGGGATTTTAGCGTTCGGTAGGAGCACCTTCTCCTGCAACTGGACCTGGGGCTGAAGCTGGGGTACCGCCTCCCTCAAAAGGAGCAGGTCCCTTGAGAGAAGTTCTGAGATTGTTAATCTCCTCTTCCATAGCCAGCATGCGCTGAGATAACTGATCTGTCTGAGACTGCTGCTCCTCTACTGTCTGAGCTACAGAATCCATACCTCCGGCAAGCTGAGATAAAGCTCCCTCAAGCTCGGGAGGAATACCACCAGCGGGAGGAGGAGGTGCCATACCAGGATCACCTGGAGGAGGCATCATGTTTGGATCTTGTGGTGGCATTGCATTAGGATCTCCGGGCGGGGGCATCATATTTGGGTCCTGCGGAGGCATTGCGTTAGGATCTCCTGGAGGAGGTCCTTGTGGAGGCATAGCATTAGGATCGCCTGGGGGAGGTCCCTGCGGTGGCATTGCTGTAGCGGGAGGTGCGGGCGGAGCTGCTGGTGTGAAAGCAAATTTCGTCAGCGCTGCGCGGCCCTCATCGAAGGCAGCTACGATAGCTTTAATATTCTCAATATCTGTCATGACTCTTTAATTATAGAACGAATTTATCTCTTTGTCTTTTTCGACTGTGCTTCTTTTAATGTCATCTCTCCAGCAATCACTTTTCTCATATCAGCGTTAGTGATGCCGAGTAACTGCTGTATCTGTTTTTCAAATGCAGGATTAGGCATTATCGTGGGAAGCGTAATCTTGCCCCACTTATTACCTGCTACAATAGAACTGTCAAACAGACCTCCCGGCTCAGGTTCAAGTGTGCCTATATTTACTGACTTGGCATTCTTCAATTCAACAGGATTAAGCTTGGCAAGATCCTTATCGGTGAAAGGAGACAGTCGAAGTGTTCCCTTGCCTAAATCTCTGGCCATATAACCAGCCCCATTCAGTAGTGCCTTAAACTTATCCCACACGAAAGGTTTGCCTGGTTCTGCCGGGGTATAGCCTTGACGTACTAGTCTCCAGTAGTCATCGTTCTTCTGACCACGCAGAGTAGCCCCTTCTCTTAATGTGGAATAAGCTCCATGCGCCATGAGAGCTGTTGTTTCAAGTCCTCCTAGACGTTTAGCCTGAGCACCTTCTCCACCACCTTTGACGGGCTGTTCGTCTGCCGAGTAACTGCCCTGACCACGAGCAGATACCTTAGAGTCTACCACGTGGTGAAGTTTGTAGAAGTAACCAATACCAGTAGTAACAGGCTTCTCCAGCTTTCTATTGGTCATCGGATCAAAGATTTCCTCTGTATCAGTAACACCACGTTTAGCCAATTCCTTCTTTACCTCTTCCAGACGAGATGTACCAGCCTTATTGAATGCAGGAACCTTAACAGGCTTTCCATCCAGGCTAGCAAGCTTGCCTAAGAGAAGTTCGTACGGAGTAGCAGTATTTACACGCGAAGGAAGAGCAAGAGGATTAAGAAGAACCTCAAATGGAGTACCATCAAGACTGCGTGGCATCTGCTCGTCAGGAAGGATAAGAGATACAATATCCTTCTGACCATTACGCATAATCTGCTTATCACCTACTTTGAGAGGCACATCAGCATTTACGAATACACGAGCATTCTTCTTACCATAGATGCTATCAGTAACAATACCGGGATAGTCGTGATCCCATACCTCTGTAGCATCTGTACGCATCTGACGGAATGTCTTTCCGAGCTTACCTAGGTGAGAATTACTGGAGATAGTCTTGGGCTTAGTAGCGAGAATAATAGGATCACCCTTCTGAAGTACTGTACCAGGTTTAACAATGCCATCATCATCCAGATTCTCTAGCTGCTCCTTGGTAAACTGTCTAGGGAATAATGATGTGTAATGAGTCTTACCGAACTTTAGATCACCTTCCTTAGATAACTCGTGTGCATAATTGTGTTCACTTGTAAGACGCTTAGCAAATGATTCAGATACTACAATAGCATCGTCCATTGAGTAACCCTTGTACGGAACCAGAGCTACTCTGGCATTAACACCCATAGAAACCGTACCGTTATCGTCAGTAAAGTTAGAACTTGCCAGAAGTTGATTCTTCTTAACCTTATCTCCGACCTTTACTACTGGCTTATTAGAGAGCTGAGTCTTACGATTAAACTGGAAGTTATTATAGAGATCTACATACTTCTTCTCGCCGTTAGGCAGCTTAATCTCAATCTCCTCTGGTGTTACATTCGTCACTTCACCCTCATCGTCCTTGAAATAACGAGCTCCCATACGCTCACCGAACTTATCCTCGAAAGATTTACCATCCGGATCTTCAGGATCGAGAGACTGAACAAGAGGAGTCTCTCTGTTCTTAATAGGCATAGCCTGGTTTACGAATCGTGCCGAATAGAACAAACGAGGAGACTGAGCATTATTGAACATAGGAACAATATTTGCGTGTGTTCCTACAAATCTTGTTGGAGACATAATCTCCACATCTACATCCTTATCAGGGGCAGTATCTATTCTACTATTTCTAATTACACTTGGCATAATACAATACTAGTATAAATCCAGATAATTACGACAGATATGTGATATCAGGAGTACGTCTATCGGAACTAGAAGATATCAATGTTGCCCACTTTGCCGCCATAATATCGGCGTCTCTGCGAGGAAGTGTGACCATATAACCTCCCAATACACATCCTCCTTCACTGGAGCTATACAAAACTATAGAAGATATTATAGGACAGTCACCTTCCGGTAACGGTACGGCCAGCGAGTCCATGGTGATGTTTGTAATTCCTACGGAATACTTATACACATATGTATATGAATTTCCCTGATCGTCTGTAGCCTTGCACGACGAGGACTCTACAGCCCTGAGCATCATTGTGACAGGTTGTTCCGGATTAGTTTCAGCTTTAACTATACGTACCTCATAATCCGCCTGCCATACGGTGGATCCAGAGTACGCGTACCCGCCTGTATTATTGATCACACCTCCGAATATAGGAGTAGCAGCTGTAGCCACAAGCTTGATTACCTTCATACAGCAAGAACTATTTCCGACAACATAATTTGTACTGTCTATTTCATTCTCACTGTAGAAAATAACTCGCAACTCCTGTTCGGCGGATACGTAGAACGGATCAAACACATAATGCAAAGTATCACCTACATGGTGTACTTGATAATTTTTACTCAGAGCTAGCAGGCTCTTGTTACCGCTAGAATCTACACCCCACACCTTTACCCATGAAGGGGTTCCTGTGTTGGGGGCAGGGTTACCGTTCTCTCGACACTTGACTGAGATAGAACTAAGCATCCCAGCATGCTTGGTTTTAAAACCGAATCCGTGTCCAACATATGACGAAGTCTCCGTACCGTTAGGAGTATCTACACTTACAAGCGCAGAATTTAATGCCTCAACAGAATCTATTACAGATCCAAGTCTATCCACGCTATCTCTATCGATTGGCGTAAGGTGTAGTGAATAGTCATTAGCGTGCGCCTTAGTATAAAAGTTTACCAGAACAACCCTATCGTTATGCCAAGTACCATCATATCTCACTCCGCAGTTTGAAACAACAGTAGAATTATGATACGCCCTAAGTTTGTGATAGTCAGGTCTATCAACATATGAGAATCGTATGTCGTCTAACTCAATGCATAGATAGAGCTCTAAATAATTATTATCTGGTATAACAATTGCTTCAGGGAAATCCCACTTGACATCATCGCCTGTGGTCCAGGTTCTTCTCTGCGCAGATATGTGCTTTGATACCACTACACCCTGAGCATTTCTCACGAATGCTACAAGATACAACGGAGTAGTCATATCGTTAAGAGCTTTAACAGAGACACTGCCTAACTCTACATTGTGCGGAACTACAGTAGCCCCAAGTCGTATGGCAGAAAAATCTCCCTCAGCATCTACACCTGTTGTGGATGTGTATTTTTCTCCATCTAGCGCGTTAAGGGCCGGAGCTACCAGTTCAGTTTTCTCCTCTGCTGTAAGATCCTCATAAGTAAACGCCTCTCCAGCAGGACCTTGTATACCCTGAGGTCCTGTGTCTCCTTGAGGTCCTTTCAAAGATTCAAGCCACTCCTCTTCCGTACCTCTAAATCCATTCTCTACTGCAATAGTATAAGCGGAGAGACCTACAGCTATGTTATCTGGATTAACAGACTTTACATAATTCGTGACATACTCAGGAGATGCTGCATAATTTGTAGGATAAGACTTTGTAGAGTCTACAGCTAACGGCACTATGCCAGGAGTATTCTCTTCAGCGAGAGGAAGCCTTTCACGAAGCACATCCTTTTGTTCTGCAGTAACAGTAACATTACCCTGGTCAATTCTAAGATATTCAGCTCCCCAATCTAGATCTCTTACAGTCTTACCCCACTCACCATTAACGTAAGTATATACGGCATCTTCAGTAACACTAATATCCCCTTCTGTTCCATTAGAAGTAGGCGAGGTTGGAACTGAAGGTATTGTCTGAGAATTCTTAAACTGATCAAACGGAACCCTTACAGTCTCGGTATTGTTATGAACTACTAGAACCTGATCAGTATTGCCTGATAAGGTTCCTGTATAAGTCTTAAGATCTGTTACTAATTTTACAGGATCACTCATTGTCTACTAATTTCTTAACTGCTTCCAATGCCTTCTTTCCTGGAAGGTTGATACGTATTACGCGTACCCATTTATTCTTTTTGATGGCTGCCTTTACGCGGTGATGCCCGTCAATAATCCAATTATCTTTCGAGATAAGTACAGGACGTTTTCCTTCCTTATCCCAGTTCTCTACGATATGGTTAAGTATACTTTCCTTTATACCGTCCTGAATAGGCTTCAGCTTCTTAGGATCTACGAATTCCAGATAACCTGTGGGAATATCCTCTGATTCTCTTACTTTCTTTACATCGTCCACCTGAGGCATGTCTTCACGAGACTCAGTACCAAGCTTGGCCATCTTAGAGAGAGCTTCCTCTGTCATTTGTTTCGTCCGCTCTCTGATCATGGCCTCCTGAGCATTTTTATCCTCCTTCATAGCGTTAACCTGACGTAACGCTTCCTCGAAAGGAATACCCTGCTCCAGCGAGATCTTAGTCGCTGCAGATGTACTATCAACAAAAGAACCTATAGGAAGAAACTGCATAAATTCAGTTGATTACGTGATCGATCACTACAGATGGTTTAAGGCCGTAAGATTTAACGTAACGGTAAAACTCTTTATCCTCAGTAGACACCACGCGAACAGCGCCGTTGTCGTTCTGGAATACTACAGCAGCTACACCGCCCTCATCGTCGCATATCTCAACGAAGCGGGCGGCTTCTGCCATCTTATAAGCTTTACCTTCTACTGTTCTTACGCGAATCATCAGAACTCAGAGTGAACATTAACTCCTAAAGAACCAGCAAGAGCCTGGGATGGGGCATTATGCTTCATAACATAAGCTCTCACCTCATCTACAGCTGCCGACTTAATACGGAGAATCTTCGCTACAGCTTCTTTAGCAAATCCCTTCTGCCTATATTCAGGAAGAATTCCAATAGAGTAAGAACCTATTCTCTTACCATTCTCGATCTCCTCCTGCCAGCCTACAAAACCTGCAGCAGCCTTGGTCATATTATCGCGGATAAGATAAAGACTCTCATGACCAGGGATATCCAGTCCGTATGGCCAATAAGAAGGATCTTCGTCGTAAATCTTCTTCATTATACCACGTGCTTCTTCTCTGGCAGACATATCAATGGCAGATGCCTGCTTAGTGAAAGGGTATGCGTTGCGCTGGTACAGCTCGATGGTATAAGGCAGTTCTGAAGCAGACTTATTCAGTGCATTTCTGAGAGACTGTGCGGCCAGGCGGATGTTCTCTGGACCTGAACCTCCCATACCTACACTATTGTGTCTTTGTTCCATCGCAGGAGGGGGTGTATCTCCTACAGGTCTAGGGGTCTGCTTGTTAGCAGGAGGTGGAGGAGGAGCTCCCTGAGGACCTTGTGCTGGAGGAGGCGGTGCTGGAGCACTTGCGTACTTGCTAAGATCTGCTGAATCGAATGCAGCGTCAGATGCAAGAGTATTAGCAAAAGATAATTTATTCTTATACTTATCAGGATCTTCTACCTGAGTAAGACGACGCTCATTCTGATAAGCAGCGTAACCGGGTACGAGATATTCCGCAAGTGGGGAGTGCTTATCGTGAATGTACTGCTCTGTGTCCTTACGGTTCCACATCAGATTCGACAGAAGGCGTCCTAGAAGAATCGGTCCTAAACCGCCAATGGCTGCGCCGCCAAGGCTACCTAAGAGTGCGTTCTCAGGACTCACCACCCTGCTACCGATAGCGGATCCAATACCAGCTCCAGCTAGACCTGTTAGCATCTGTCCGGCACCTTCTGCCCACTCTCTAGTAGAGGCTTCCTTATTTAAATATTCTGGATCGTACATAGTATTTTTATATTTTTCTTCCCACTCTTCTATTGGGATATTTTTTCCTGTCTCAGGATCTCTCTTCATAGAGTTAGCACGCACATTCTTTCTAGCCTGCACTCTAACTCCTCTATTAAGACCCTCCAGCAGAGAAGGACTCATCTGAGGCATGTCTATAGGAAGAACAACCTCAGCATCAGTACCAGGCTCTCCCTTCTTACCAGGAAGCTTGAGTTTGATTGATCCCATATCTGTCTTGGGATCTTTCTGTGTAAGATATTTACCGAGACCGATAGCACCCAGACCAAGAGCACCAATACCAAGTCCTGCTAGCAGCTTATGGTTACTGTCTACCTGATCCAGAGTCTTGTTCAGCTTGTCTGGAGTATCCTGGAAGTTAAGAATGAGATCCTTAGCAGGAGCCAGGGATGCCATACCTGTAGCGCTGACGATATCCTTAGCTTTGCCGCTACCTCCTATGAATCCAGCGCCACCACCAATCATGGCATTGAGAATGGCGTTTCCGATGCGTTTCTTGTCGAAGCTTTCTGCTGAGAAATCATCATGCTGAAGGACATCCATACCTACAGGAAGTCCTAGAGCGCCAGCGAGAGCTGTAATTATTTTTGCTTTACTTGACTGCTTATTCATTACACGATTGCCTCTAATTTAATCTCAGGAAAGCCTGCTTCAGCGGTAAAAGTGATAGCTTCGCTAGGAACTACAACTACAGAAAAAGACGAGGAAGGAGTTACTAAAATCATAATTATAGTTTAATTTGAAAGATCACTACCAGCAAGCTTAGTAGGATCTACTCCTATCATGTACAACTGTTTTGCCAGCTGAGCAGTATTCTCACTAATAACTCTCTCAAAGTAAGGTTCATCAAAAGCTTCATCAAGCTCATCCACATCATCCGGAACCTCTTCCAGGTCTTCCGCTACGCTGGCTATCATATCTCCAACATAGCTCATTACGGACGGAGAGAACATCGATTGAAACTCCTCTGACTCCTTAGGCTCTCCGATAAGTAATGATACTTCTTGTACAGCCCAGAGCATATCACCTACATCAGGAGTCTCTAGAATACCTTCAGGAATATCTCCAATGTCACCTTCCGCAAATGCCAGGGTGATAGCGTTGAACATGTTCACATTAGTAAAGAACAGATCTGTGGTCATAGCAGTAATAGCTGCATTAATTCTGTTCTCAGACTCCTCAGAAAGATGACAATCGAAATAATCCTCAATATCAGCAAACAGGATAGAGCTGTCTTCGGTGAATAAATCATCACCGAAGACAGGAAGAAGAATTGTCATCAACACAAAAGCATAAGTATCGTCGCTTGCAAGAAGTTTAGCTGCTTCTGATTTTTTAAACGGATAGGCCATAGTTGTATTATACAGAAATACCCGGTATTAGTTAAGGGCTCCCTTATCTCCTGGCTTGATGATATGGGCCATGATCCAGTCTCTGAACTCAGGTCTTCCCTCCTTCTCCAGCGCTTCCCACTTCTTATACGAATCATAGTGAACCATTATTCCACTCGAAGGTTCGTATGTATACCTGTTCCCTGATCTACAGAACGTAAATCCTGTAACGAAGTTATTATCATACGTCAGCTCCCTGATAGGCTGTGCTGCAGATATCTCTGGTGAGCACCACTTTGTATTCATAGGAATATACATACCAACCTCAGCTCCTGGAGAGTCGGTTACGATGGCTACGTCCATACCTTTGTATTTGCTGAAACTCTCACGAACTGTAGATAACATATCTCCTCCTGCAACACTCTCTAGGGTATCAAATACACGTACATAGTACTCGGCAGCTCCAGGGCCGGCTGTAGCGGCAAATGCTCCGAAATTAGATTTACCTGTAGCGTGAGCTGATCCTTCGTAATTAAGAACAGAGAATACAGAGTTATTGCGTCCAGATAAGATAGACATAAATCTCCAATACTCGTATCTATTCAGTCCTAGTTTACTATGACTGAGTGTTCTCATAGGTATAGCATCAGAGGCCTTACCTGATGTTGTATATACTGTATTGTTCGAAGCTAGTCTTATAATGTGATCTATCATCACTGCAGGGAATACTAATGTATTCTCACATGCTCCTGTTTTATCATAGCGCACAATAGACCTGTCCTGGGACTCGTCTCGCATACACACAGCAACACCCATAGAAATACCACTTAACGTAGAGCATATATCTGATGGAAGTCTATCGTGGTAAGACATTGTAGATGCTAGATACAACGGATCATAGAAGTCATCATCGTCCATCTTCAGGTAAAAATCATAACCTTCGGGTACTTCAATGAAATTAATCACCTGAGATCTATTAGGAAGAGATGTGACCTTATGATGTACTGAGGTCAGCTCCAGATCAGCTCTGGTTTTAATAATATCGTATGTAATCTTGTCACATCCTCGTACAACTATATGTACAGCAAGTCTGGAAGTATCCTTTACGTAACGCAACTGATCCTTTAAAGAAATTATCTGGCTTAGAAGTTGCATAGGACGGTTATAGCTAGACAACTGTATGCAATACCTGTAACCGTCTACCTTCTTCTTATGACCTCCTGCACGTACAAAGGCGTTAAATGACAGTGTGCGTACCTTTAGCTTACCTGTAGCGGCAGCATATTCGAGAGCAGTATCTACTGGCATCCTGGTAGTACGGAACAGCTCTGACACTTTTCTTCTGGAATCATTAGATACAAACATAGCGTAAGTACCATCACAATAAGGACTAAGTCTGGTTCTCTCCTTACCAGCAGGCAGCTCTTCACTGACATTATCAGGAAGCTCTGTTATACACTCCTTGTCGTAGTCAAGATCTTCCAATTTATATCTATCATATGTATGTGTGTGAAATAGTCTTATTACGTCTGTATCCGGGTATTCTGTGACTACTTTCTTAATAGCCCTATATAACAGCTTAGCGTCTACCATAGGTACAGCCCTACGCTCACATACGATATTGCCTTTTAAATCATTCTTGCAGATATGCATAATATCAAGAGCAAGCATCCAAGACATACGCAGGGAACGGATCTTTTCTTTTAATCCGTAAGCCTCTCCGTAATGCAGTTCTTCCGGTATATAATTACCACCATCGTCAGAGTCATTAAGTAAAGACGCATCTGACCTCTCTGTGTATGGTATAGTAGGTACTAGTATAGGTTCGTACTGCAGCTGCTTATACATGAACACCTGCTCCAGACGTTCTCCTTCGCTTACTAATATAGTTACAGGAAGCCTAGGTTCCTTGGCTTTCTTCTGTACTTCTACAAAACTATCTAATGTATTGAGGTATTCTTTCGCTGTATATAAGTTTGGCATGTAGTAATAATACCACATACCATTAACTTTTCTACAACTATGACAAAGAAATCATAGTTTATGGGAGGTGACTAGATCTATTAAATATATCGTGGTTATAGTTTGCATACAGCTGTCTGAGCATTTCCTTCTCAACATCACCGGCGCCTACCAGATTATCTATACGTGCCATACCATCCGCATTAGCATTAAGATTCCATCTTGCTAATCTACTAGCATCCACAGATCCACCTGGGCCTCCTTTCAGCATACGGTATCCGTCCGCTAAGGCTTCCTGCATGAGTTTAGGATTGTCCCATGGAATATTAAGACCATTTTTCACACCAACATTCCTTAAACGTTGTGCAAGATCTCCGACTACAGCAGCATGCTCTTCTGGAGTCATTTTGTGAAGCGCTGCATGAGAACTCTCATGAGCATTCATATGTGCGTAACCTTTAGTCTTAGGACTGACCATAGTGACACCAGCTCCAGGAAGATAGCCAGCCTGACCTCCTCGTTCTATTAAATCTACGTAGGCGTCATCCCTTCCAATTACCTTATTAACGAGTCCTCTGAGCCTAGGATTATTACTAGAACGCAAGCGAGTATACAAAGCATTGGCCCTGGTACCTGGTTCTAATATGTTTTGCCCGTCCAATCTGGATAATGTTGTCTTTATAGAGCGTGGCGTTTTTTCGAGTAAACCTTGGGAGTCTATATAAGTAAACGCATCTCCAGGTGCATGCTGTATGTCGTTTGCTGCAACTCTGGTAATCTTATTGTTCCTGGCAGCTCTCCATGTTCCTCCGTTATCGTATGGGAGAGATCTCATAGCTCCAACCATACGACGCATATAATCCATGCTAGGTAGCTGCTCGTCTTTTTTACCACCGCGCATGGCTTTAGCTGCAGAAGCTGATCCCGGGTTAGTTGGTCGACTAGGGAATAAGTTAAAATAGTAGTCGTGAACAAGATCTCCCTCGTTCAAAGGGGTATTCGTAGCACGGTGCATTGCTATAAGATCATCCCTGCTTACGACGTTGTGAGAATCTGTAGCTCTAGCAGGGAAAAGAGATCTTTTAACATCTCTCCAGTGCGCGCCGTCAAGCTGATAGCTACTGCGCAAATCCTTAGCGTCAGTCGTACCTTTAAGCCAGTTACTGTTCTGGTATCTCCCTTTAGATCTTATCGTAGGAGCATCTCCAAATACAGATTTAAGTCTGGGCTGTATCAGCGTGGCGTAACCATCCTCATACGCGATGCCTCTCTTTTTCGAGGCGATATTATCTATCTCACTACGAATGCGATCGTACCTGGCATTTCCGAGTTTCTTTCGTGCGAGATTTTCTGGCAAGGACGCTACAATATAACGCATCCTTGCAGCCGATACAGCTTGTTTAGTAATACCTACATCACTATCTCTCATAAATGAAAGTATACAGTAATTACCACTTATACAAAAGAGAGGATACGTTTCCCAACGTACCCTCTCTGTAATAAATTATGAGATTAAACCTTTACTTCTTATACGGATCTACTGGGATGATGGTCCAGCTAGCATTGATGGAGCCATCGGCAGACTGAGAATAAGAAGCTGTACACCCTGTAAGAGTAGCAAGAAGAGCTACTGTAACAGAAGCTGACACTGCAAAGCTTATAGTAAACCTTAGTACTCCTGCAAGTATTTTCTTTGTTTTATTTGTCATAATGTTTATGCGTGATGAGAGTTGATATAATCTTCCAGAGCAATATTTACTTCTTCCTCAGTCTTCGCTGCATCGATAGCAGCCCAACATACCTGCTTTCCTTGCTGTAAGGCAGTCTCGTGAGCTGCCAAATCTGCGTAAATTTTCTGAATATCCTCAGTAGATAGAGGAGCTACCGTCTGACCGTCGGCAAATTCATAATAAGTCAAGCCTCCCATCAACAGACCAGCAAGAAGATAAATATTATCCTTCTCAGTGTGCATCACAGCATATCCTTCCCTATAGCTAGGAACATCTACTCTGTGTGTATGCTTGCGAACGTAATCGAGATGTGCCTGTGCTTTATCCTTAGCGGCCTGGCGACACTCCGATGTTACATAACCGTAATACGCCTCCGGATCTGCCAGAATAGCATCTTTATCGAGCACGTCTGTCTTCTCCCAGAAAATATACTGGTCGCCTTCCCAACTCTTGCGAGGAGTTTCTTCTTCGCCAGATGGCTCTTCCTGGTGCTCGGTAACGTTAATAGTAATAGTAACCTGAGTACTACCATTAAAATCGTAGAATACTACAGGTGCCGGCTCTTCTGAAAAATTAGCGTGCTGCTTGCGCATAATGAGAAATAATGTTTGATGCTCTACTGAACGATTTTATAGCATTAAGAGCTCTTTGTACATACCTTGTCGCAGCCGAATCCATGTATCCTTTATACGACATAAGTCTAAGGGACTGTCTTAACGACATAACGCCTCCCTTAACTTTAATAAGTAGCTTTCTTGCCTTTCTGAATATATGCTTGCGCAGCGTAACCAATCCTCCTGGAGATACTCGGAAACCCATCATGTCTACTGGGTGTCGTTTAGTAATTCTATGAATCTGCCACGAAGGTTTTATCATTAGGTGTAATACAGAGGCCGCTCTCTTGGTAATAGCTTTTATCGCTTTGCACAGACTCCTTTTATTTGTACCTATAAATAGCATGTCGTCCATGTAGAACAGAGTACGCTTTACCTGGTTATTACGCTTACAGGATCTCTTAGTAACACACTCCTCCTTTGCGAAGTGATAAAGATCAGACAAATATATGTTAGCTAACGTCTGGCTAAGAAAACTACCGATAGCCATGCCCCTTGGTACAGAATACACTAGCTCACGTATAAGCCACATTAAGCGATCATTGCATATTCTTTTCTCCAACCAAGCCATCATGCAATCCCTATCCACAGAACCATAAAAGTCCTTGATATCTAATTTAGTAGCGTATAGCTTATGATCCGAACTCAGCCACTTCTTTATAAACTTGATACCATAATGAGCACCGCGTCCTTTGATACTACTGACTTGAGTTACACCTATGCGCTTACATACCTCATCAAGAGCCAGAACAGCTATATGATCAAACATAAGCTGTCTTATACCTAATACAGATATCTTTCTAGACTTGCCGCTTCCTGGATCTATTCTTATTACTTGCTTGGGTGTGGGTAGGCCTAAATCCTCACCAGACAATAAAGTATCCTGTAGATCCTTGGCTATAGAAAAACAAGCATCAAAGTACTGCTCGCCTCTATGCTTAAGAATGCGAGCTACTTCTTTTCGCGAACAATTTGGTAGATATTTCTTAAACAGATGTACCGTATCGTGTCGCCGCCTTTTTCTGCTAGGCGCAAAACACTGAAGCACTGCTCTGAGAATAAGGTCCCCATCGCAAATATCTACATTCTTACACTTACGTTTCATTCGTTAGTGATTTTGACCTTCAGAGCTTTTCGCCTGAGCTACTAACCTCTGTGTCCATTGGTCATTTGTATTTTGACTCCGTTCGGAGGGAGGCTGTGACTTTTAATGTTACAGGCGGAAAGAATAAATCTTTCCCGCGATATGACTCCATAAATTACAGGACAAGTCCTGCAAAACTATTTGCAAAATTGCGGGCGCAGATGTTCCAGTTCGCGTTCCCAAGACCGTTGTTGAGGTTCAAGTAAGCAGATCCAGCGTTCGTACCGTTGTTCAGGTTACCGCCAGAAAGGAACAATCGCTTCGAAATCATATCCCTAAAATTTTCTATATCCTATTAGTAACTACAAGTGGATCCTCTCGAGGGGTAGGAGCTCTGCCCCTCCCCCTCGAACTCCCCCACCCCGATGGACTAATCACGGGCGCAGAAGTACCAGTACGCGCTCCCAAGACCGCCGTTGAGGTGCAAGGAAGCAGATCCAGCGTGCGGACCGTTGACCAGGGAACCGCCAGAAAGGAACTCCTTAGCCTCATTAGTACTCACGTAGAACTTATCACCATGTCCCTCCTGATCAGACGAGCTACCTACCAGTACAGGATAAGCGACACCATTCCAGGAGATAGTCTCGTTATAGATGAATTTATCTGAAACAGTACCATCCACTACTCCAGAAGGCACATATCCAGCCGTTATCCATGGGGACAATGTATTAGATGTACTGCTCAGTCTAGCTTTACCATCAGGACATGTAAGGATTACCATCTGACTTGTTGCTGGAGTGATAGAGACTCCATCAATAGTAAGAGCAGTAGATCCATCTCCCTTTACAGCTACAGTATCTCCTGCGCAAATGTAACCGCCAGGCATGTACTCTGTACCTTGTACGCGATATGGATGTTTTTGATTTGTAAGAGATGTTACAGACCCGTCGTGCATTCCAAGTACTCCTGTTCCGCTTACACCACCATTCATCGTCTCTCCACCAAGAGAGAATCCTTGACACGCATATGCACAATACTGAACATCACTACCCAGGGCGTCCTGATCTGCCTTAGTAGTAACAACAACGAAAGGTTTGACAGGGAATGCTGTATTGTTGGCAGGATCAATTCGCAAGCACAGCTGTCCTGAATCACTCTTGATCTCTGCAGTAGGATCAGTCAGATCATACTTAGCAATTTCCGCAATACGCACATACTGTGTAGCATTAGTAGTCGTATATCCGAATGCCATAGCATTTCCGATAAGTGCAGCGCTGCCAGCAGAATTATAGCCATTCAAGCAGACTGTACATCCCACCTCGAATGCTCCCTGACTGGAGATAGGGAACAGATAACTAGGGGTAGTAATAGCCGCAGCAGCCTTCACAGCGTTTTGGTTATTCTGCGACATACCAGTATGGATCTGCTGTGAGTTCTTATTAGCATTCTTAACAATATCAAACAGCATACCGAATGCATTCACGCATGCCTTACCTGGATTAGCAGCGGCCTGATTTCCGAATGCGATAATGTTGTTATAGCTAAGGTTGTTTCTGAGAGGAGCGTTGAGCTTAGATACCAGACCCTGCGTACTTGTCGAATCATAACCTCCACAGAAGGCAGAATGACACCAATAAGGACGAAGTACAAATGAATTGGTAGAAGCATCCCACACCTGACAGGAAGGCCACACATGGAAGTCTTCCTCTGTAAGACCGTGAGCCTCTAATTCGGCGATAGTATCAGCATCCAGTCCCTCGTATGTAATACCATCAGATACGACAGTACTCCAGGGGGAGTCTGAGATTACCCAGAGCTGTGAGATAGGGGATCCGTTCTCTGTTCCGTCTGCAGTCAGCCATGTACCGTCTGCTTGCTGGAACTTCTCCGTCTTTACAGCAAACCAGAAGATAGGACCGAATGCAGCAATGTTCTGAGTCTGATCGAATGCTGGGATATTAAACGTACCAGAAGGTGTAGCAACAGTACCTCCTGTTACACCTCGAATAGCTGTAATGTGCTTTACACCGTACTCGTCCTTAATGTAGTTTCCGTACTGCCAGTAGAACACCCATTCCTTACCAACATAATCATCTACGCCAAGCGCAGTATCGGTAGAGCAGGCGTGATTAAGATTTTCATTAGCCCACAGCTTAGCTGTCATATTATTGGCAAAGAAATTACCAGCAGCTGAAATAGTAGGCGCTACATTAGCTACAGCTCCGCTCGCATCCTTGTAAGCGTACGGTACACGAGAACCATATACACGTCTAGGAGCTGCTGCCAGAGGGTAATTAGGCTGAGCTACTGCCTTATAATATTCATTGAAATAATTAACTGGGATAGCTGTACTAGGAACGGCTGTAGTAGGATAGGTCGGAGCGTCTGCTGCCACATCAGCAAAAATCTGAGCAATCTGATTAAATTTTTCATGCTCAGCTGCTGTAAGATGTACGGTAGTATTCTGCTCGTGTTCCTGCAGTGAGGTACTCTGATCACCGATGGCCTTAATAACATCAGCCCCGTTTACAGACAGCCGTCCGGCCACTGTTGCGTCTCCTGTTACAGAGATATTCTTAACAGAGAGTACTGTAGTGTTTACAGTATCTGCTGTCACAACTCCTCGAGAAATTTTTACACTCATGATATGTATTTCGTTATATTTTGCGTTAATAAATTTGTCAATATAAGATTAGAGGCCCTCGAGGGGTAGGAGCTCTGCCCCTCCCCCTCGAACTCCCCCACCCCG